GCCTTTAATCTGAGAAGGTGAAAGTGATTTTAAATTTTCAGCAAATGATTTATTAGAATCAAATAAATGTTCCTCTTCATCTAAACTATCATTTATATTTATTTTTGACATTTTTTTTTTTTTTTTGTTTTTAGCTGTTTTTTTTTTGTCTATCTTTTTTTTATTTTTAAATTCTTCTAAATTATATTTTTTTTTTTCATTTGTATTTAAATATAAAATAATATATGTAATAATAAAACCTATAGAAAGAGAAAATATATAATCTTTTGTTATACCATAACCTACTATTATTAAAGAAATAAGTAAGAAAAATGAAATTAACGAAATTTTTGAAATAGTTTGAATACCTGTTATAGCACCTAATAAAATAAGAATTGTATTATTTAAATTCATTTATAATATATAAATATTTTTATATTATAAACTGTTTATAAAATTGTTTTTATGGCAAAAAACAATAATGCTATTAATATACCTTTTACTATATCTACCGCAAAAATATTTATTTTTGAAGGCATATTAGTAAAACGTAGTGGAAGATATTTTTTTATTATAGAATTTGTAAATAAATTATTAAAAATAAATGCACAGAAAAAAACTATACTTGGATCTTTTAATTTATTTACTATTTTTTCTATAAGAGTTTTTTCTTTAATAGGTTCAATATTTTGAACTAAATTATAATTTTCTTCTTGAATAGAATCGTGAGCTGGCATATTTACAAGAGGATCAAATTGTCTTTGTAATTGATGTTCTTGTGATTGTTCATACATTTGTTGTTGATCATTCATAAATGAATCTTTATTACTATTTGCGTGTTCATATTGTTTGTCATCATTTGTTTGCATTTCCTCCAATATTTCACTAACCATTTTATTATCATCCTCTGCCATTTCATCATCATCATCATTATATTTTTCACTAATTTGGTTAATAGGCGTTGACATAATTCTATATATAATTATATATATATAGAATTTTAGAAAAAAAAACGAATTGATCTAATTTATTTACAACTTGTTATTATTGGATGAAATTTATAACATTTATTATCAAAATTATAAATGTTTTTTTTTACATTATCTGGATCAGGTGCTTTTATAACTATACAATTTCTACCTTTACAAACTTTACGAAATAATGTAGCTAATCCAAGACCCCAAATAACAGATATAATAATTACTCCATATTTATTATCTATAAAATCTTCAACAATACCCATATATATTTATAAGATTTTATTTATATAACACTTAGTTTCAAATTTAATATCTTTATCTATATACAAGATCATTTATTACTTTTTTTATAGATACATTATTCCTCAATTTATGTTTTTAGATAAATAAGCAAAATTTATTATATGTTTAATTTACTTATTACATAATTTAAAATTTTCTTTAATTAGTTTATTTTCAATTGGAATTTCCATTATTTTTTTTTTATCATTTGGACAGGGAACATTATAACTTTTAAATTTAAAACAATTATTTACATTATCTGAATATATCTGTTTATTACAATTTTCTGGTGTTGGATATTTAATAATTATGTCTGGTGTAGGAGAACTTATATAACATAAAAATAATCCAATACATAATGAAATTAAAAAATAAAATTTATTAATCTTATGGAATAAAAACATATATATATTCATTAGATTTTTAATTTAAACTATACTTTTAAATTGTTAATTAACATATATAAATTTAGCAACTTTGTAATATTTATAAATTTGTTTTTATATACTATATTCATCCGAAGATTCATATTCGTCTATATATTCGTCCATATATTCATCTATATATTCATCCATATATTCATCCATATATTCGTGTCCACATTGATTCATACATTCCTGCATATATTCGTCCGTATAATCTTCAAAATTGTATTTATTTATAGTCAGATTATAATAATTTTCTATATTTTTCTCTAAACTATTTCTTTTTTCATAAATACCTATATTCATATCTATATCTATATCTATATCTATATTTTTAGTGTAAATATTTTCATTAATAGTATTTTCATTCAAATCACTTAAATCCACATTTAAATTATTTATATAATTATAAAATTCATCAATATTATATATGTTTTTTTTCTCTTCTATATCATAAAAATTTTCTATTTTTTTTTTTCTTATTATATTGTTTTTGTCAATTTGTTCTTTTTGTAAATAAACATTTTTAGAATTATTAATTGAATTCCATATTAATGATTTTGAATTTGGTCCAAAATAAATTTTCATAAAAATATTTATTTCTAAAATAAATAAAAAAAAAATAATTATAGAATATACACATATTATCTTTATATTATTTATTATTATTATAAACTATTTTACTTAAACAATTATCATTATTGGTAATAATTTTCAATTTTCCAATGTTTTTCATACCAAGATTTGGATCATGAACATCATTATTTATAGCATTTACGTAATATTTTTTTACTAAAATATTAGAATTCTTCAAATCACACTTTTTATTTTTTAAAAAATAATTATTAGTTTTATCCACTAATTTATCCCATAATGGACTATTATTATATACTAATAAATTATTTTTATTATCATATAATGCCTCTGGTTCTATATGTTTATTGTAAATATTTTTAGTTACAAGTGAAGCTATATTATATATTTTATTCTTATATTTTATTTTTGTTATATAATATTTCCTTTTTTCCCATAATTTATCTTTTGAATTTAAAATATTATTACCACCTTTTTGAGCTTCACTTTCCTTTTGTAATAAAACATAATGACCAGGTTTTTGTATAAATCCTAATAATAAGTCTGGTAAATTTTTTCCTAAATTATTTTCTTGTCCATAAGGTAATTGTTTTCTACTGTCTATTGCTAATGTTTCTATCGGATTACCAAAAATAGTATATACAATTATATTTATATTATATAAAGCACTTACAGCATTTATTACAGTTTGATCACCCCAAAATTTTTTATCACTTAATTTTTCAAAATAAATATCCATACTTGGATAATCTCTCTTACCTATTACTGATGCTATTAATATTTCAAGTTGTTTTTCCCCGTCTTTGAATATATATCTTTGTTCACCATTGACTCCATTTTGATAAAAATTAGCCTTTAGTTTATTAATTATTTCTGTTTTTAATTCTTTAAAATTATATCTTAATTTTTTTTTATCAGATTTTCGAGGATCTATAACATACATCATTAATTCTCCTAGGTAATTTTCATAATTTGGAATTTTATTTTTTATAATACCTTCGTTTATAGAATAAAATAAACAACCTCCATCAAAAGGTTGATGAATAACTGTTAAGCCTTGAGATTCTAATGTTTTTTCTAATATAGTTAAATTTTCATTGAAACTATTAGATATAACTATATCTGTAGATTTATCCTCATCAGTAGATTTTTTATCATCAGTCGATTTTTTATCATCAGTAGATTTTTTATCATCAGTAGATTTTTTATCATCAGTCGATTTTTTATCATCAGTTGGATTACTTACAGATTTATTTACAATTGTTATTAATTTACTTATATCTGTCTTTTCATCCAAATTTGTAGATTTATTTTCAATCTCATCTGGAATTATAGTATCAGTAATTTCACTTTCATAAATACTATATGTATCAAATTTTATTTTAGAAAAAGGAGTTGAATGAAATAATTTATTATTTACTAAAGCTCGTTCATTTTGGCAGTTTATATTTTTTTGATTCAATGTAATCAAATCATCTTCATATTTTGGATAAAATTCTAATACTTTTGTTTTAACTATTTCATAACTTATATTTTTAATTAAATATCTAATTTTCATTAAATTATAATCAATATTATATGAATATTGATTTTTTTTTTTTTCTTTTTCAAATTTATCTTTTATTAATAGTGTGTCTAGTGTATTTATTAAAATATTTTTTAATTCTTCGTTTTGATAAAATTTTGCAAATAAACCCTTTTTAACTATATTAGTCTCATCTTGATCCTCATTATATAATAACCCTAATGATTTTATTTTAGATTGAATTTCTAATAATGATTTATGCCCATTTTTTTCTCCAAATCTTCTTGAATTTGATCCATGTAATACTAAAGAATCTGCAAATTTATTGTATTGTTCTATTTTTTTTCCATCTATATCATGTCTATTTCTAAATTTGGAAAAATAATAAAAATGATAAAAAGATGCAAAATAATTATTATCTATTAAAATAGGTAGTATATATGAACCTCTTGAATCAATTATTTCAAAAATATAATCTGGACATAATTTTCTTCTCCAATCTGAATATAAATTTAAATTTTTAAATTTATTACTATCTATTGAATCTTTATTAATATTTTCGGGTGGAATTAAACCTGGTTCTGATGATTTTATATATTTTGAAATTACTAAAATTTCTATTTTTTGTTTATCATTGTCTTGGTTATTATATAAATCGGATTCAATTATAAAATTATCATAATATTTTTCTTTATTTATTAAAAATTTTACTTCTATATCTTTCTTAACTATTTCAACCTGTGGTTGTGAACACTCTATTCTATCTTTAATATCAGCTTTAATTGTAGTAATAAGTTGACCATAATTAGAACTATCTGTATTTAAATTAAATGTAGTATTATCGTAATAATTTTTCAGATTTTTCTTTTTTTGAAAATACATATAAGTAGAAATATTTTCAGATTCTTCTTTTTCTTTACCTTTAATTTCTATATTTGTTGGACTATTATATTCATTCTGATATTCTATATAATCAGTATCTGAACTTGAATTTAATTTTAAAATTTTTAACTTTTCTTCAATATAAGTTTCTAATTGTTTTAACAAGTTACATTCATTATTATAAATATCAAAATTTTCTTTACTTAGTTTATCATATTCATAATATTTTAATACAAATTGTTTATACTGTTCTTTGAATAAATTATATTTCTCTTTGTATTTTATTTTTAAAGCATTTACATCATTTTCTGTTAATTTAGAAAATTTTTGTTCAAATTCTGATGAATCTTCTTTGTTAATATCATTTAAATGATTTATTTTAGATAATAAATCATTTATTTTTATTATAATTGACTCATCATTTATTTTTTTTAAATTGTTTGATTTTACCATTTCAATATCAATTGTTTTATTAATTTTCAGTTCTTTCTTCAGTAAAAGATCATTATTATTATCTAAAATTAATAATGCTATAACAAATTTATTAGTAGAGTTATCAACATATTCTTTTTTTATTATTTTACATCGTTTAAAATTAATTGATCTTGTATCAAATTTTATAGTAATATTAGATATTGGAAATGTTTTTTTTTCATTTTCAATACTATTACATAATTGTGTATTATATGTAGATAAATTCTTCATTATATCATTTAATTCATTTTGATATTGACTTTTAGTTAAATTTTCTTCAATAGTAAAAGATTTAAAACTTGTCATAAGTTTAAAGTATAATATTTAATCAGATATTTATTTAACATAATAATCTGATATATATTTAATTAAAATAACAACTATGTCACATAAAGCCAAAGTATAAATTATATTTGTCAATTTGTTTTAATTATCTTGTTTTTATTATTTTAGATTAAAGAAACATACATAATTAATCTTTTAGTTAAATTTCTATTGTCTATTTACCAAAAATTTTATTAAACATATAGATATTTTTTAGTCTCAGTTGTCACTGTTTACCGTTATCATTTCGAAAATATTGTCACTAAGTTGAATTGCCGGTTGATGACCATCTATTAGGAGAAACCTCTTGATCCTTATATTCTGATCCAAATATTACACGTCCTTGTCCATCAATTTGTTTCTTGTCTTTATATACCATTTTGCCTATTACTATATTGTGAAGATACTGAGGATGTTCCGCGGCCGGCGGGGCCCTCTCCTTGTATGTGCGGACATAGTCGATCCCGGAGGACTCTACTAGTGTGCTTTGGTCTGCGCCGCTCCAAACCCAACTTTTTTCAGGGTCTGTATAATCTTCAACATACCAATCTTTTTCATTTTCATCTTCTATTATATCTATATTGATGTTTTCATCTGCTTTTAGACGTTTTAATCCTTCCTCCGTTGCATTTTTAAGAATCTCCATACTTATTTCTTCATCGTAAAAACTTACTTCTTGCTTATCTTCTTTTTCTTTTTGCTCATCTGCTTCATCTGCTTCATCTGCTTCATCTCCTTTTACTTCTGCTTCATCTGCTTTTACTTCTGCTTCATCTGCTTTTTCTTCTGCTTCATCTTTTACTTTTGTTTTATCTTTTGCTTCTTGCTTGACTTCTTTTTCTGCTTCTGCTTTTTTTAAGAGGTGTGGGTGTGTTTTTAAAAGTAATAATGATTCATTATGAGAATGTTGTTTATCCGAATCTGATTCACCAGAGTCGGATGAATCATCCATATGTGGTTTTTTATCTGATTCACCAGAGTCGGATGAATCATCCATATACGGTTTTTTATTCCATCTTTCGTCTTTTTTTCCTTCTAATAAATGCTGTTTTAGTTTTTGCGCGCCATGAATAGGGTCCGTAAGTATTTGAACTTCCGATGGCTCACTTATTACCTTATCAGAATCATGAGACTCTAAACTTGCTTGAACATCTTGTAATTGTTGTGTATGTTCTTCATGCGACTTTTTCAATTTATCTATTTTTTGTTTATGTTCTTTTTTTTTTTCTATTTTCTTTTTTATTTGTTTATCTAAATCCTTTTGTAATTCTTCCATATCATGTTCTGATAATTGTTCCAATCTATCAAATATTTGTTCACGAAGTAAAGCTTTGACTTCAGGAACATCTGTTCTAGGTGAGTCAATAGGATCTGATTCTTTATCAGACCTCTGTGATTTATTGAAAGGAGAAAATGCACTCTTAGCTATTTTTCTTGCTTCACGTTTTACTTCTGTATCATCATCACTTCCACTACTACTATCATCAACGTCCGATCCAGTTGGTATTTGAGTTTGCTTTTCGTCTCCAGCCGGAGGCCGTATTGCAATAGGGTTTGGTTCTGTTTGTGCGTGCGTATGATCTATTTTTCTTTTTTTTGACATTGGTTGGGTTTCTTCTGTTTGCATAGATGCATCTGAACTATCAGTCACTGCTTGCATAGATGCATCTGAACTATCAGTCTCTGCTTGCGTAGATGCATCTGAACTATCAGTCACTTCTTCTTCTGTTTGCATAGATCCATCTGAACTATCAGTCACTTCTTTTTCTTCTGTTTGCATAGATGCATCTGAACTATCAGTCACTTCTTCTTCTTCTGTTTGCATAGATGCATCTGAACTATCAGTCACTTCTTCTTCTTCTGTTTGCATAGATGCATTTGAACTATCAGTCACTTCTTCTTCTGTTTGCATAGATCCATCTGAACTATCAGTCACTTTTTCTTCTGTTTGCATAGATGTATCTATTAATGTATTTGAATCATCATTATCATCATCATCATCATCTTGATCATCATGCGATCTACTTGAGCTAGAGCTTGCGCTTGGACTTGGACTTGGGCTTCTTATTAATTTTTGTTTTTTTTTTTTTTTACCACATGTTTTAGGAAATTTTCTACACCATCTTACATCAATTAAATTTGGATTTTCTTCAAATTTTACTGGAGGAAGTCCTAGTTCTTTTCTTTCATCATTTATAACTTGTGCCCATTTTCTTTTTTCCATATGATGATTATACCATCGTTTCCCATGCTTTGTATATAATAATCCAGGTTCTCCAACTAAATCAGCATTACCAGTATGCATTCCTTTTTGGGACTTTTGAGTTAAACGAGGACCAAATACATCAGGATGACTAAACTTTTCTTCACCATCAATAACGTGTCTTTCAATTCGCGGATCATTAGGATCAATCTCATCAACCGGACGAATCCAAGTAGCCCCACTTGATATTAATTGCTTACTTGGATTAGCTAAATGTTGTATTTGTTCACCCTCCGGAAAAGAATCTACATATAATAAATCATATTCTCTAGGATCTTTTTCCCAGGGTCCTCTTTCACATTTTCCAGGCTTTAATCCTCGACGATCTATACTATCACCTGTATTACAATAATATGTTTTTTCCCGTCGTTTTTGATGTTTCATATCTGAAGCTAGGCCATTTTCGATACCTTTTATTGTAGGGTTTTTATTATAAAAATCTACAATTATTTCTTTTGCTTCATCCAGAGAAATAGTATCTTTATCGTCATATAGATTTTTATATATCTTATTTCCTTGTTTAGGTTCACCTTGTTGACTCATATTTATTTATTATTATATATAAAGATATTTTTAAAAAAAAAAAATACATATTAATAAATAAACTAGTAAAAATTATTATAATTATAAACTCTATTATAAAATTTAATAATAGAATTATATTTATCTTTATTAGATAATTTATATTTATTTTTAAAATATAATGATAGTGACAAAAATAAAAAAAATAATATAAAAAATATTATTTGTATATTATCTAATATATTATATTTAATAATATTTTTTTTTAGTTTATATTTATTAAGTATAAGATTAGGTTCATACATAAATATATATATATATAAATAATAAAAAATAAGTTTGAAATAGAACTTAAAAACTAAATAAGTAATTAATAGTATTTGTAGTAATTTATGAGCTGGGTTAAATTAAATTTTATAAATTATGATATAACCGCAATAAATTCTAATGGATATTATATATCTATAGAAGATAAATGTATAAAAGATTTAAATCATAATTTAATAATAACAGTTCCTTTTTTAATAAGTGGATATTATGAATTATATAAGGTAGAATTAGAATTAAAAAAAACAAATTTAATGATATTTGTATATATAAACTATGATAAACTAATGTTATTAATAAAAAATAATAATGTTATTCCTAAAAGAAATGAATTATTTGAGGTATTGAAAAATAATATAGAAAATTTTAAGTATAATGAAAATATATATAATAATCAAAAAAAATTTATATTTGATAAAAATTTTAATAATATATTAGAAAATCTTAACAAAAAAATAATAGTAAAAACTATTAAAGATTATGAAATTGAATATAATAATTTATTAATTAATCTTAATACACAAGAATTTTTAATAAAAAAAAAAAAAAATTTATCTATATGTAATTCTTTAATATTATTTGATATAAATACTAATTATAAATTATTTTATAAATTATTAAATAATATATGTAGTTCAAAAATTTTAGTAATTGTAAATATAGATAAAGATCTTGATATAAATCTTATAGAAAATATGATATATATAAATTCAAAAAATTATAAAAAAATATTATTATCTAATTTAATAAATAGTAATATAATTATAATAGATTATAATGTAATAAAAAATAGAAATTACTATAATAATTATACAAAATATCATTCTTCTTTAGATTATAAAAAAGGGTATAAAAATTTTAATATTTATATAAATAATTTACTAAAGTCAGGAAATATAAATATAAATTTCTATAATGTAGAATTATTAAAATTTAAAAATATTATATTCTTAAATATTTTAAATTTAGATATTGAAGAAAATAGTAATTTAAAATTTTTTAATAGTGTAGTAAAATCAGAAAATAAAATTTTTTTTCAAACACAATGTAATTTTAACTTTAATTATAATTTCTATATAAAAACAAGATCATTTTTTTTTGATGATAATAGTAATATATTAGATATTAATCTTAACAAAAATTTCATTGAAAATAATATATATTTTAATTTAGAAATGGATAATAATAAATTAAATTATAATGAAACAAAATTTATAAAAGTATGTAAACAAAATACAGAGTTAATAAATCAAAGTATAAAATTATTTGATTATATAATTTTATATGAAAAAATATTTGATAAAAAAAATATAAGATATAAATTTTTAATTAATAATATAAAAGATAAATATAAATGTCCTATTACATATGAAAATTTATCAAATAATATAAGAGTAAAGTGCGAATGTATGCATGAATTCAGTCTAATAGGATTTTTAAATCATTTAAACTATAGTTTAACATGTCCTTTATGTACAAAAAATCTTGTTAATACAGAAATATTAATAATAAGTAGTTTAAAAAATATAATGAATTTAACGTATAGTAAAACTTTGTATAAAGTTATAAGTAAAAAAAAAAATATATTTAATTATATTTTAATAAATAATTTAAATGATTGTAATATATTAAATAATAGATTAATAAAATTAAATATTTTTTTAAATAAAAAAATAAATTTAAAGTTTATTACATTAGATAATTTAAATCAAATATCTATAAATAACAAAATATATAAATGTATTAATTTAATTATAATTGATAATTTAGAATTAGATAGTTTTATTAAATATAAAACTATTAAATATTTAGGTAATAACAGTAATTTTAATAATTTAGTAATTAATGTTGTAAAATGTAAATAATTTTAAGTACTAAAATCTAATATTAATATATGAATGGACTAGTAATAAGTATTTTATTAACAATCATAATATTAACAAGCAATATATTTTTTACAAATTATATTTTATTAGATAAATTTAATACATCACAAACACTAGTAAGTATAGTAAGTATATCAATAATATCATTTATATTGGGAATAATAATATCAGTATATTCATCTTTAAAAAAATGTAAAAAAACAGATAAAAGTTTATCAATTAAAATGGGATTTAAATCCATGATATATAGTATCGTAGGTTATTTAATTGTATATTTTGTTCCTTTTGTTTCAGATCCTTTTTTATCTTTATTAGGAGAAACTAAAATAGGATATTCAATCGCTCAATCTTTTGTAATTGTTTTAAATACAATTACATGCACTATAATCAATTACTTTCAAAGTCAAAAAATATCTTGTAAAATATCAATAGAAAAAATTGAAAAAAATCTGAAAAAATTAGATAAATATCTAAATAAAAAAAGTTATAAAAATGTATCACATAAAATAAAAATTAAAGATTAAATAATTAATATAAATTTTCGTTTATTTTTATATTAATTTATCTTAAAAAATTAATAGTAATGAATAATAAAAATTCAGAAAATGATTTAAATAACGTTATTAAACAAATTACATCTAGTGATCAATTTAAAAATATTATAAATAATATTTCAGATAAATTAGTTCAGTTAAATGAACAAAATAATATTTCTAATAATGAAACTGATGTTAATTCTATAATTTCGTCAAACGAAGATAATGAAACAGATAATAATTTAGAAAATTGTATGTCTTCATATTTTTTAAGTAAAAATGGAGAAAATATTTGTGATTGTATAGACAAATTAAATAATAATTTAGAAAAAATAATATGTATAATAAATAAAAATAGTTGAAATAATTGTATAAATCTGAATCATTATAATTTATTATACTATTAGTAATTAAATATGGTCCAGTGCTTTGCATTATGTATAAATCATGATTTTAATATTTTTTTAGAATTTATTTAGGATGATCAACACACCAATATACTGTTAATTGTGTATCAGAAATTAGAACTACTTTTCCTGCTAAATCATTTGTCATATCATCATTAACATATATGTTGTAATAATATTTTTCATTTTCACAATATCTATTTCCTAATAAATATGTATTTTTTCTTTTATCATCTAATTCAATATGAATTAATCTTAATTCAGCATCTTTATCATTTGAATTAAATGATATATGTTGTATTTCATTTGTAGTGTTTTCAAGAATATTAATGCTATTAATTAATATTTCATGATTTTCAAAATCCTGTTTAGATATAAAATAATCAAATTTACTATTTGTATCATTTACTATTAAAATAGGTTCTAAATTACAAAATTCATCATTTATATAAAAATATAACAATACAATATTATCTTTTAATGAAGTAATATCATTAGAATCAGAACATAAAATAATATTTTTATCTTCTATTTTATAACTATTTGAAATTATATTATCATGTATTAATAAAAAAGAATAATTAATTTCATTAGATATTGTTTTACATATATCAACTAATTTTAAAATTTTTTTATCATCTGATATTTTTTCTGAATTGATATCATCAAGATTATCTTTTAATTGTTTTTTTAAAATGTCATAATTACTTTCTTTAAATGATTTATTATATTGTTCTAACAATTCTAAATTAAGTAGTATAGAATTACTTTTACTAGGAATCCTATAATATACATTTCTATTATTTTTGTTCACTAAGGTTTCTATATCAAATTCTTTTAAGTTAATTTCTGATATATATTTATCTTTTGTTATAGTTAAATCTGTTATACTAGATTTATCATTGGGTAAAAAAAAACCTAAACTACCATGATGTTCATTTAATAGTTTATAATGTTCAGACATTAATTCTAAAGTTGTAAGTTTAGATTTATTACGCTGATCTAATATATCAAATTTTAAAACTTCTTCTTCTAAACCTAAAATTTGTTGTTTTAATTTTGTTGAATTTTTTAATTTATTTAGATCACGAGCTATATCTTCTAAGGATACATAAGTTACTGGCCTTTTTTTATTTATTACAAATTTTCCTTTTCCTTTTCCTTTTTCAAATTCTGCCATAATTATAAATATTATAAATTATTTATATATTATTTTTTTATAAGATATAGAATGTTAAATATATAAAATGAAATTAAAGCTATAATAAATATAACAAATGGATAATAAAAAATAGTCTTATTTCTTCCTGTTCCAAATTGCTTCATATTGTTATTACTATCAAATACTAATTTAGGTTTTTTAATCCAAATTAATATAGAAATAACTAAAAATATGATAATATTATATTTAATATAATTATCTAAATTAATTATCATTCTGTAATATATATATATGAATAATATAATTTTATTTTTAATATTTATATTATTTGTATTATTTAGTATCTATTTTTTAAAACATAAAAATGATAATACTAAATTATTAGAAAATTATAATGTATATAAATCAATTGTAAAAAATATAATAAAAAAAAAACATAAAATAATAACTTATTCTAAAAATTCATTACAATATAATTATGCTAAATTATTATCAAGTTTTTATGCATTAGAAGTAATATCAAGTAAAGGAACATTTCAGAATATAAATAAAATAAATAATAATGAAATATCTTTTGGAATAGTGCATGAAGATATGGTTATAAATGCATTATTAGGTAATAAACCATTTTTTTCTAAAGATAAAAAAAAATATAATAATTTAAATTACATAACAGGAATATATGAAGAACAAATAAATTTAGTAGTAAATTCAAAATTTAAAATAAATAGTTGGAATGATTTGAAAGGTAAAACAATATGTTTTGGAAATAAAAACAGTGTATCATTATACAATGGATTGATTTTATGTAATTTAATAGGCATAAAAAAAAAAGATATAAATATTATATATGGAAATATATATAGTAAAAAAATTAAACATTTAATAATAAAAGATGTAATTCATGGTTTTATGGTTATAAGTGAAAATCCAAATACTTATTTAAAAAATTTATGTAAAATAAAATCATTAAAATTTTTAGGATGTAATGGAATTTCAGATGAAATAATTAAAATAAAATTTCCTTATTGGATAAAATCTAATATAAATGTTAAAGATTATAAAATATTATCTTTAAATGATATAATAAGCACATGGAGTATAAAAATGATACTAATAACAAATTCAAATGAAAATAAAATAAATGTATTTAATTTAATAAAAACATTATTTGAAAATAATAATAAAATAAAAATTAAATTTAAAAATAAAGAACATAAAAAAGTAATGAGAAATTATCAATTAGATAAATCATTTCAATTAAAAAATATAATACCTTTACACGAAGGGGTAAAATTATATTATAAATATATAGGTATAATAACAGAAAATAAGGATATTAATTGTAAACATTTTGTAGGAACAGGAAAATGCAACTTAGAATTAATTGATATTTAAATTTTTTTTTTTTAAAATATTTTTATAATTAGTACGTTGAAAAATATCATTTTTAAAAATATAGTCTGGTCCACTAATATTTTTATAAATTTTATTTTTTTTTTTTTGTTGATCACAGCAATAAAATTCTTTACTATTTTTACAATTATAGCACATAGGTTTATGTTTTTTATTATAAAAATGTGGACTTATTTGTTTTATTCCTATAGGCATTTCACACCAACCATTAATACAACCACCTCTATTATTTTTATAATTTTTATTTTTTTTAAAATAAGGACATTCTTTATTAATTTTACATAAATTATCCCATTTACCTTTAATAGTTTTTAAATTATTATTTGTAATATCAGTTTCACATTCATTCATATTTAATGCATCTTTTCCATAACATTTATAATATGAATATTTATCATTAAATTTTTTTTTTAATATTTTATTAATTATTTTATCATCAAAAATCAGATTAGTTTCATCTGAATTTCTTAAATATGTATTTGAAGCATTATATGGATGAATATAATATTCAGAATAAGTATTTATATATTTATCTGATTTATCATAAGGCTGTGTAGAAAATATAGAATCAGATGTTCTATTACCTATAAGCTCTACACTATTTATTAGATTATTAATTCCAATACTTTCTAAAATAATCTTATATATATGACTATATGTTTTATAATTTATAAAAATTTCAATGGTAAATGTATATCTTAAATCATTACTATTAATACATTTTTCAATTTTTATTAGTTTTTTAGATATAATAGAAGGAAAACAAATATTTAATGAAGCACAATGATATTTATTTAAATTATTTTTAATTTCTTTTTTATATATATTAACTAAAACTTTTTCAAATGATTGTATTGAATTAAATAATCGCACATTATCAATTTCACTAAATTTATTATTATAAATACTACTATTATAGTTATCTAATTCTAAATATTTATTATTTGTTTTTGAGTATTTAATATTTTTTAATAAATTATTAATATCATTAAGATTAAAACTAAGAGAAGGATGTTGTTCTTTATTTATAGAATCTGGTTTAAAAGTAAGTGAAGGATATTCATTTTTATTTGAATTAAGTAATATAATTGGATTTTCAAAATTGTATAGATTACTATTACTATTAATTAAATTTTTATCAGTATTTCTGTAAAAACAAGATGGATTACCGATAGGTAATTTTATATGATTAGATGAAAAATTTTCTTTTATATATTTTTTATAATAAAGTAAAAATATAAAGATTAATATTAAAAATAAAAAAATATAAATTTTCATTTTATTTATAATATAATTTGATTTTAGAAATAGATCTAAAACAATAAATATGTTTGTTTTAATTTAAACTTTAGGTAATTAATTTTTTATATCATAATAAGCTAATTTTTTTCCCAAGGAAACACAAATTATAATATTTTAGTAGATGTAATATTTAAGCTTTAAGTAAGCTTAGCCTTAATCATAACAGTTTGAAGCCTCATTACGATTTAGAACATTTATTTATACCTTTACAAATTTAAAATGCCAATATTATATATTAGTTAAACATACTCCATTATTTATCAATACATTCTAGTTGTATTTTATTGTTAAATGAACCTAACTTTAATCTACAATCATATAATTTTAATTTATTTAAGAAGGTGAAAAAAAACTATTTTCAAAATTTATTTTCTGAAATTAGTTTTTATAATAATTAATTTTTTTTTTTTTTATGAGCTTTTAAATTAAATATCATCATCGTGTTCATCAGTATTACCATCATTCGCAGAATCAAATAGATGTTGTCCATTTACATTATGATTATAATTATTTTCATCCAAGGGTTTAATACCAAAAATATCATCTTCTATATTTTCTGGTTCTTGATTTTCTAATTCTTGATTTTCATGAGTTTCAGATTGAAGAAGCGGATCTAATATAGTTTCATTAATATCTTCAATATCTATCTCATTGACATTGTTATCCCATGCTCCAAATTTTGATCCTAAATTAAATGCTCTCATCAATTGTTGAACTTGTTGTTTTTCAATTTCCATTTCGCTATGTTTTAACTTAGTCTCCTTATTTTTTTTACTTTTTTCTTTAACTAACAGTTCTTTAATTTTTTCATCAGTAATTTTTAATAATTCTTCTAAATTAAATATAGTTTTATTAAAAATAATATCAGATAATTCTAATTTAATTAATTCAAAAACAGGATTATCATCTCTTAAATCTATAAAAATTAATATAAGTAATTTATAGAATATATATTGAGAAATTAAAAAAATATGTTCATTATTACATAATGATACTTGTTCTAAACTTGAAATGTCATCGTTTTGATTAGGCACTAATAAATTTAATAAATTTATTATATCTTCAGATTTTTCTATATAATGTTCTATTATACACATAAATTCTACAATATTAGAATTAAAAATTTCAGGTTGATCTGATTCAGTTTTTATACTGTATAAATTACGAATGATATCATCAATACTTCTATAATAATTATAAATTTCTTTTAAATTTTTATTATTCATTTCTTTGTCATTTGGTTCAGAATCGAGTATATTAATTGATGTAGGACAATCTTTATTTAAATCAACTTTTATATAATCTTCTTCCATCCACCAAGGTTTATTATTTGTCACTTTATTAATTTCGTTTATATTTTTTTTTTTTATATTTATTTTTTTTTTTATTTTAGAAGTTTTTAATAAATGCATTAAAGTTTCATTATCTGTATTAGAATTTAATTCTGTATACATATGTTCAAATGAAATTGAATTTTCTGGAATAGACTTGTAAATAATGCCATCATAAGTTTTTATCTTATATGTTTGAACATTTTGTAAATTATTTTTTAAAGAGTTTATACCTATAATTTTACATTCAGTAGATTTATCATTTATCATTATCTTTACATTTGAACCAATATTTTTATTTAAAAAATGTTTATTTATTTGATAATATAGTATATGTAAAATATTAATAATTAATCTTGAATATTTATTGTATATTTCTATTCGATAAGAATTATGTTTATAATTTAATTGTTTTATTCTAAATTCTAATTCAATACTTTTTATATCTAAAGAATAGTTTTCAATAATTAATCTGTTTTCAATAAAATTTATTGAACTATTTTTTATATCTTCTTGATTTCCAAGATTATTAATTGTATGCCTAATATGTTCAAAAAGAATACCGGATTTTTTTTTATTACTATATTTTAGAATTTCGCTTGAAATATGATTAATTAAATTAAAATATTTAGTATCATCTTTAAATATGTCTATTTTGTCATTTTCTAAATTAAAATTATAAAAAAACTCATCATTTAGATCAGATACATTTTTTTTAAAATCTTCAATATTATTTGTAATTTTATAATTTTGAACTAATGTTCTTAAATTATTGGTATAATCGGGATGTGTAATATTATATAAATTATTAATATAATATTGTATTTTCGCAGCATATTCTAATTGATTTTCATAAAAATTATTTATTTTTTCATGATCAATTATATATTTATTTTTTAAAATATTTTTTGTATTAGATTCAGTATTAAATTTTTGAATTATTTCTTTTAAATCATCAATTTTTTTATCTTTAATTTCCTGCTTAATTATATCTTTAATTTGAAAGTCATATTGGTTAGATATTATATCAAGTTTAACTAATCCAAATTCTTCAGTATTTGAATTTTTATACACATCATAAATCATTTCAGCTCTTTTTTTGATATAATCTTGATCTTTAATTAATGGATATTTTTCATTTAATTTTTTTATGATTATGTCTATAATATTAGAATAAGAAGGTATTTCATCTAATAGTTTAGTAGCAAATTCATTATAAATGTCATTTATAATATAAACATCATATTCTTTAATATCTTTCCATATTCTTTTTTTTCCAAATAGATTTTGATTATCTGTAGTATATTCAGTAATAATAGTTAAATTTATAGTCTCAAGTTGTTTTTTAAGATATAATAAATAATCATTTGAATCGGGAAATAGTTTATTCTCAAAAATTGTTGTATTTGAATTAATATTCATATAATCTAATAGATTTCTATAATTAGTTCCGTCACTATTTAAATTATATTTTGTAAATTCAATATTACTATCAGTAACAGTATTTGAATTATATAAAAATTTATTAGCACTTTGAATGTTATTTAATAATTTATCTATTGTATCATCAGATTTAAAAAAATCAATATAATTATTATGAATTTTATTAGGACAACAATTTGATAAATAATTATTATTAGATGTATCTTGATTATCATTAATTTTATGATTTAAAAGTAATATTAATTTTTCACTATACTGTATAGATAGATCAATTATAGTTTTTTTTATTTTTGATAATCTTATAGTATATAAATCAGTCTCTGAAGCTTTTTTAGTGTCTTTAGCTTTTTGAAATAATTTTTGAGTATCTTTATATTCATCTAAATAAAATTCAATATCTTGTATGTCATCATCTTGATAATTAAAATTGTTTACATTTAATGTTGGTTTAAATTCTGTCCATTCATTTTCTTTTTCACTTATATCTTTTAATGTTTCTTTTTTATTTAAAATATATTTATTAAAATTTTCTTCCATTTCTTTAATATTATTTTGTATACTAATATTTTTATAAACTATATCCCAACCATTAGTCTTAAACTGATCAAAAACTTTTGGATTTCTTGATATTCTTTCTCTAAGAGTTTCCCAACAAATTAATTTAAATTTATCTTTTTCTGTTATGCCTTTATTTTGTGATATTACAGTTTTTTTTATAAACTCATTTGTAATATTTAATAAATAGTCAATAGATAATTCTGGATTTTTACTATCAAAACCAAAAAATCTTATTTTAGCCAATTTTTCCATACCAATTCCTTTAACATCATATTTAGGAATACTATAAAATATTATATTTAATAAATAAACTAAAATAATAGATAAATTAATACTTGATAAATAAAATTTATAATTAGGAATAATGTCAGATTTCAAATATAAACAAAACCATAATGAATTAAACTGTTGTTCTGTTAAATCTTTAATTGAATCATCCCATTTTTTTAGTTGATGAATAGATTTTTTTTTTTTTTTTCCTTCTCTAGAAAGTATTTGTTGTAACGGGCCAATTTTAGAGATATTTTTATCTATAAAATCTATATCAATATTACCAAAATCTTTTTTAAAATAATCGTAATCAAAATTATTAAATTCTAATTTCATTTTTCTCATAAATTCTTCATTATTATCAGATTCTATATAATCATTCAAACTTTGATAAAATTTTTTTATAACAATATTAGAATTTTTAACAATAAATTCAATATCTTCATTTTTTAATTTTAATCTAATAGTTCTAGTGTATTGATTCAATACATTTAATATTTCTTGCTTTTCAAAGTCATCATATTCAACATATTCAATTTCATTGAATTCATTATTTTTTTCTCTAAATTTCAATGTTTTTTCGCCAACAAATCCTTCAAAATCACTTAATGTGATATAATCAATAGTTTCCCCACAATAATTGCATATATATCTATTATTTATTATTCCACCTTTAAACTCATCACTAGTATTAGTGCAATATTTCATTTTTATATTTTCTAGAATTTTTTCACGTATATTATTTTTTTTCCAAGCTATATCAACCACATCATAATAATGTACACAACACATTTTTTCATCAACAAGAGGCAAATCCCAATAAAAGAAATTTTTATTAATTTTAATATTACTACTTGATTGTGTTTTTAAAGTTCCATAAGTTTCTATAATTTTTTTAATGGTTTCTAATCTTATATCGGTATCTGTTATATATAATGCATCTTTCCATATTTTCAAATATTTATAAGGAAGTTTATTAGTATTATCATTATTTTTTTTTTTAAAAGTATTATTTTTTATATATTTTTTATTTTCTATAATTTTATTTCTATTATAAATTTCATTATCAATATATGATTTTATTTCGTGTATATTTTCTGTTAAAATGTTTTCAGCAAGTAATGTATTTTTAAACAAAGATATTTCTGATTTAAGTTTGTTAGCTTTATATATAAAACTTAAAAATTTTTTTGGTATAGAAATATTATTAGGATATATGTTATAATTAGAATGAATATTTAAATCTATATCAGTTATATTTAATCCTAATTTTTTGAGAATTTGTTCTGGTTCTTGTTCTATTTTTGATTCTTGTTTTTGATCTTGTTTTTGTTCTTGTTCTTGTTCTTGTTCTTGTTTTTGACCTTGTTGTTGTTTTAGGTCTTGTTCTTGTTCTTGTTCTTGTTTTTGACCTTGTTTTTGTTCTTGTGGAACTTCATCTATATTTTGATTATATAATTCATCAAAATTATGTTCAAAAATATATTTTAAAAATTCTTTATTTAAAGTGCATCCTTGTTGATTTATAATGTCTTTTTTATCTAAAGGTATCCATGTATTTTTAATATATTTATATAAAATTCTTTCAGTTGCAGTATATAACAATGCAAAATCATTATTTTCAATTTTTCTTTTTTGATCTTTAACTTCTTTGTAAAAATTTTCTTTAATATTTTTAATTTTTTTTTTTATTTCCGTATCGCTATTAAATATATATTTATATATTAATAATTCTGTGAGTTTATCGTCTGAAAGTGTTGATATATGAATGGAATCATCGATATTAAAATAAATTTTAACATCTTTTATATCAGATTTAGTGGTATCAAATATAGAATCATAATATAAATTGTTTGAAATTTTATTATCATTAATAATATGATCATAGTTTTTATAAACTTTACCTATTTCATAATTTTCACATTTTGTATGCAAAAAATTATAAATAGTTTTTTGTGAATTAAAATTATTAATCAATATTTTATATTGTTTAGTTTTTTCATTAATTAAAGTTTCATCTATTCTATACTTATTTTTATCAGTTTCATTTAATTTTTCCCATTGAACTATATCTACTTGTGTATTATTTAGATAGTTTTGTTTAGATAATACAGATAATTGATTTTTAATTACATTTAAATTATTAAGTTTATTTAAATAAGATATAAATTCATAAATTAATTTTCCATTATCAAAAGATTTTTTTAAATTAAAAATCAAATTAATAATAGTTAAATCGTTATATGATAAATTATTTTTATTAATAAAATTATTTAAAAATAAAGAATTATAATTATCAATGTTATATATTTTAAATATATTATTTATTAAAGAATGTTGTTCGTATGAGATATTATCTTTATAATTAATAATATTTTTGTATAGTAAATTATTATAATATTCAATATTATATTTGTATTTTAGAATAACATGTTCAATAATAATTATTAAAATATTTTCATAATCATTATCTATAATTATATCTTGTTTAAAATAATCTTTGTAAATATTTAATAAATCATTATATGTGTATATTTCTTTAAAAGTTTCTTTTACTTTATAAAAAATTTTATTTATTAAATTTTTTAAATATTCTTTTTCGTTAATTAATATATTAGAATAAATATCATTTTTTTCTATTAATTTTTTATTTCTAATAATTAAATTCAATAAAGATTTAGCTTTTTCATTATTATTTTTAAAATATTTTTTTTGAAATTTTAAATGTTTAAAATATCTATTGTGTTTTGAAATTGTATTTTGTAGTAAAATTTTTATATTAATAGATTGAATTTGTTTTTTATTAAAGTTATAAATAGACAAGTCATATTTAGATAAAATTTTATCAAATTCGTTAAAATTTTCACATTCTTTAATGTTAGGTTCAATAAATTTAAATATATCAATAGGATTAGGAATAATTTTATTTAAATAATAAGTTAATTTTTTTTTATTAAATTGAATGTCTTTAATGTTTTCAATATTAGTATCAAAATAAACAAAATTATTTTTAGAATAATCTAAAAAGTTAGCATTATTTATATTTTGATACATAGTATAATTTTTTAATAAAGATTTATCATTAGTGTAATTAATATTAAATTGATTAATATTAATTTGATCTACTAAATTATATCCAATATTTTTATTTTGATTAAATTTAATAATATTATTACTACCATGAGATTCAATTTTAACATTTGTTTCATTATTTATTGAATAATTATTAATAAATTGAGGTTGAAAATCATTAATAGATTTAATTAAAATACCACTTATATTAAGTATTTCGCCTTCGGTATGAAGAATTTTAGAAGGAGGAATAACTATACTTTTATTATATTCTGATATATTATGATCTTTTTTATTTTTAGTAGTGCTATAAAATAATTCTGTAGTATTACCACTACCACTACATGTAATTATAGAAGATAGTTTAGTTTTTCGATCAGTAATTATTCTATTAGTGAAGTTATCTTTTAATGTATATATATTTCCATCGGCAATTCTAGATTGTAAATAATTATTTTTTTCAATATTAAAATCGCTTTTTTTTAATAATGTATTACAACGCATAGAAGCAGGAAATTTTAAACAGGATCTATATATAACTTGATTATTTTCTAATGGTTTAGATATATAATATGAGATCATATTTTTTGGTTTTTCAGAACCATGTTCAGTTAAGTCTAATTTATCTTGAAAATATGGTCTATTTAAATAAAAAAAATCTTGTTCAATACCATCAGATTTTTGTGTATATAAATAATTATTATTTTTATCGTAATTATTTTTTGTTATTTCGCCATCATGATATTCTTTTGAATGTTGTTCAAGTGCTTTAATTTCATCGTCATAATTAGAAAAATATAAATCAGGAAATCTAGTTTTATCAATTTTATCTAATTCTAAAATATTTTGTTTTTCCATATGAATTTTTTTTACATCTTTAACTAATGGTTTAATAATAAAATCAGAAAAATCATTATTTATAAAATTTTCAATTAGAGGTTTTTTATAAGAAAAATTAATTTTAGATCTTAATGAATGATCTAATATTTTTTCAGCTTTTTTTTCTAAAATAAATTCTTTTTCATGAATACTAATTTTATTATAAATATTTAAATTAATTAATTGTTCTGTAATACTATTTTTTTGTAAATCATAAGAATATGTTTTTTCATATTCTTTTTTTTCTCTGATAAGAGTTTCTTCACCTATAAAGCATGTATCATACAAATTTATATCTGAATGATCAATTATTGTTAAATTTCCTGTAGTATCTGCAGTATCTGACGCTATTCCTGTAGTATCTGGAGTATCTGACGCTACATCTAATTTTAAATCTTTATTTAGATCATCTCCAACGTCTTGTAGTAAATCTGATTCATTTTTTTTTTTTTTAATAGCATCATCAATTAATTTATTTAAATCTTCAACGTCTATTATTTGCATATTTTTTAAATTTTCTATGCTTTTTACTATTTTTAATTTTTTTTCATCTATTGTTTTAAATACTAAAATTTTACCAATAGCTAAAATACATGTAACTTTATCAACATTATTTTCATGTATTGAAGATATAATTTTAACACAATCTGCTGTTTTTATATTATCAAATTTTTGTAATAAATTAGAATAATCAATTTCTTGTTCAGTCATATTTAATATAAATTAAGAGATTATTTTTAATTAAAAAATACTTAAAACTTATTTATTTAATAATAAATAGTATATTATATGGCAACAATAAAAACATTTTTGATAGATAATAAAAATTTAGAGTTTGAATTAATAAAAGAAAAGTTATTAAATTTACAATTAACAATTAAAGAAAAAAATAACTTATTTATAATTAATTATAATAAAAAAGCAAAAGATAATAATATTAACAAAGAATTAATAAAAGAATGTAGAAGTATAATTTTTGATAAAGATAATTATAATATAATAATGTTAGGATTAATAGGTTCAATTGAATACAATGAATTTAAAGAAAAAATAGATTGGAATGATGTAGTAATTGAAGAATCTATTGATGGGACATTAATAAATTTATACTATTATAATGATATGTGGAATTTTAGCACAAAGAAAACAATAGATGGAAATTGTTATTGGAATACAGAAAAAACTTTTAAAGAATTATTTCTAGAAACAATTAAAAAATATAATTTTAATTTTAATATTTTAAATCAAAAATATTGTTATTCTTTTGTTTTATGTCATCCTGAAGCTAGAAATATTACTTTCTATAATGAATCTAAACTATATCATATTTCTACTAGAAATTTAGAAACACTTGATGAAATAGACGAAGATATTGGAATAATAAAACCTAATATACTAAAAATTAATGATTATAATATATTAGATAATAATTGTAATGATTATGATAAATTATTAGAAAATTTAAATGATTTAGATTATTCAAAAGAAGGTTATATGTTGTTTAGTAAAAATAGAAAACTTAGAACTAAGTTATTAGGAAAAAAACATTTAAATATTAAAGAATTAAAAGGAAATTATCCTTTAATGACTTTAAGAATATTAGAATTAAGAAAAGGAGATAATCTAAAGATGAATAAATTAATGAATTTATTTCCAGAATATATTGAATTAATAAAAAATATAGAAAAAAATATAGATTTATTAGCTAAAAATATATTAAATTATTATATTAAAACAAAAATTTATAAGGAATATATAGATATTCCATGTATTTTAAAAACACCTATTTACAAAATACATGAAATTTATATAAATAATAAAATAAAGAATGATCAAACAATAAATATAAATTTAATAATAATTATAAAATGGCTTAATAATTTAGATGCTAAATATTTATGTTATCTATTAAATAATATAGAAAAATAGATATTACTACCTAAAATATATTTGATTTAGATTTAATCATTTAATTTAATCTATTATTTTCAAAAAAAGCTTGATCATCCTTAATAACAAATGAAGGTAAAATTTGCTCACAAATTGGAATATTTTTAATTTCTTTTTTAATTTTATCTAAATCATTTAATATATAGTTAATAGTTTTAATAAATAACATTTTTACAATGTCTAATTTTAAAATTGAATTTTGAATTGTTTGGATAACATTAGGTTTAGTCTTGTATAATTGAGAATATAATTCATAATAAAATTTATATAAATTGTTATCTAAATTAGAATTTAATTTTAATTTTATTTCAATAGTTTGAGTTAAAGGATGTGGCATTCTATAACTGGAAAATACTATAAAATTGGATTCTATTGGGTTATTATTTTTGCAATATAAAATTTTAAAATAATCCGATAATAAATTACCTAATGTATGATTTTCGTTTTTAATCTCAATTATATATCCAAGTAAATCGTCATTTGATTCGAATATTTTCATTTTATTTTCATTAAATATAATATTTGATTCATCTATTATTATAGAATTAAGTATATCAAATAATTTTAATTCTAATATAATAAAAGAATCATATATTAAATTATTAGCTGGAAGAAATCCAATAGATTCAACAACAAATTTAAATTTATTTGCATCTCCATGAATATTTTTACAATAAACTCTTTGACTATCAAGAAAATCAAATGATTTTTTTAAGATCTGTTTTTCTAAATCAGTATATTTAGGAAGTTCTTTATCTTCTCTTTCTGTATTTTTATATTTTATTTTTTGTTCAAATACTTTGTTAACTTTATCTTCTTCATCTGTTATAAAACTATAAGACACTGTTCCTACTGGACAATATCTTGAATTTATATTTCCAGTTCCAAAATTAGGTTTAGCAATTAATTCTATTTCTTCACCATTATCAGGATTTAATACATTAGGTTTAAGTATATTTAATATAGGATAATCGTTTGTATAAGGATCGGTATTAAAAAATTTAATATTTTCTTTAGATATTTCATGGTTTTCATTTAATTCTAAATGTTCAGAAGTGACAGTTATTATTCGTTGAGCATCATCTGATTTTTGTTTAATATTTTTTATAGCTATTTTAAATTCAGGTATATTATTTGAATTAAAATTATATTGTCGAATACCTATAATATTATTAAATTTAGTAGATAATTGTAAAAATTTATTATTCATATCTATCGGGATAAGTGATAAACGATGTGCTAGAAATTCATTATGTATTCCTGAAGTATTTTTTTTTATATTAATAGAACGATAATTTTCACGATCATCCCATACATCATCAAAAGCAACAATAGGTATTTCAGAAAGTAAAATTCTTCTAATACTATTTGCTAGTGAAACAGGAACATTATGAAGTTCAAATTCTGTTTCTATATGTGTATTAATATTTTTAAAATTTTGAATATATTTATTTGAAAGCATTTATAAAATTTGATATTTTATATTATATAATATATCAAATTTTTTTAAATAATTAATTAATTAATTATATAAAATAAGTATAAAATTTATATAATTTATATCACTTAAAAATATAGAATGTCAAATAAACCAATATTATTTTATTCACCAAATTGTTCATATTGTAAAAATCTTTGGAGAGAATTAGAAAATAAAAATATACTTAATAATATTCATAAAATAAATGTGCATAAAAATGAAATTCCATCAAATATAAAAAGTGTTCCTGTATTATTTATACAAGGTCGTGGTAATTTAACTGGAGATGCTATTAAATTATTTTTTAATAGCTATATTCCTCCAGAAAAAAAAAATTTAAATATCGATAATAAATCTAATAAAGAATCTAATGAAGATAAAGATAATATTAAAGATTTTTTACCAGGAGAAATGGGTAATAATTGGTCAGATAATTATTCTTACATAGATAATATAGGACCTATTAACCATTCTTATTCTTTTTTATCTGATAATTCTAATATACCATTAACAAATAGTATAGAAATAGGAAAACAAGAAAAAAGTAAAACTGGAAAAAATGATGACATATCAAGAAGAATGGAAGAATTAAAAAGTTCAAGAGATAGAGAAATTCAACAAAATATAAGAATTTAATTAAATAAGTTTATTTGTGTTAATAATTATATATTAATAATATAATGTCTATATTGTCAGCTTTTAATGAACAATTATTTAATTTAAGCAAAAATTTATCAGAATTATATTCAAATGATCCCGATTTAGAATTATCAAAAAATACAATTCTTATTTTAAAAAATAATAATCCACGAAAATTGCAAGTTGCTTTCAATACTTATATTTATAAGTTCAAAAAATGTATAATGGATAAAGATGAAACGTTCTTACTAAATAATAATTTTATAAAAGATAATATAGAAAATAATATAGATAATAATATAGATTATGCTGAAAAAATAATGAATAATTTAAAAAAATATTGGATTTATATGGATGAAAATAGTAAAGAAAATATTTGGAAATACTTTCAAGTATTGATTGTTCTTAATGAAAAATGTTTAGAAGAGCAACAAAAATGTGCTACAACAATTAATTATAATCTTTAAATTATTTTATAAGTATTATCCATAATAATACTATTTTAAATGGGCGTGATGTGCTTCCTATTATATAAAATTTATATTATATTGTATTAAATTATTCTGATTACTAAATTGCGTATTATTTTATCTAATTTTTTATAAACTATATATAATGAAATATTTAGAAAATTTTAATAAAAATTTAGAAGAATTTTTGAATAATATATGTGAAATGAATTATAATTTAGATGAAAATTTTATATTTCCATTAACTGGTGATAAATATATATCAGAATTTATAAATAATTGTATAGATAAAGGATTTGATATATCTACTAAAAATGAAATTATATTTTCGGAAAATAGTAAAATAATAAATGGAATAAATTTTAATAAATTATGGAATGATGATTCTATAGAAGATGATCAAAAAAATATAATTTGGAAATATTTACATATTTTATATATTAATTCATATTCATATGAACATAATTTAAATGTAAAAAGTATATTAAATAAATATAAAGATTATGAATTAGATTCAGAAAAATTGGATGAAAGAACAAAAACAGTATTAAATATTATAGAATTTATGAAACAAAATATAGATGAAAATACAGAAATAGATAATATTGATTTAGATGAAAATAACTGTGATAATTCAAATTTTTCAAATATATTGAATCAATCATCAGAAATAAATAATTTATTAGATAGTGAGATTGGAAATTTAGCTAAAGAAATTGTTAAAGATTTAGATCCTTCAAGCATTAATTTAGATAATCCTGATCAATTATTAAAAGGTTTAATGAGTGGTAATTTAGAAGGTGTTGAAAATACTGGTTTAAAAGATCTAATAGGAACAGTTGTTAACAAATTGGAAAATAAAATGACGAGTGGTGATATTAACGAAGAAAAATTATTAAATGAAGCCAACAAAATGATGGGAAAATTTGGATTATCAAAGGATATGTTTGAAAATAATGATTTAGATAATGTTGATTTATCAAATATAAATGATAATATGAATAATATTTTTAAAGATATAAACGAAAATTCAGATTTTTCTAGTTTTTTAAAAAATATGAATAATTCTTCAAAAATTAACAACAAACAAGATAATAAAGATAATTTACAAAAACGAAGAGATTATTTAAAAAAAAAATTAGAAAAAAAAAAAAAATTAATAGAAGAAAAAAAATTTAAAGAAGAAAATACATTAGATACTAATACAAATTAATTATTTCTAATATTATAATAATTAATATGAATTATAATAAAAGTAAAATAAATAAATTTAATGAAATAGGTGATAAATTTTGGTATGATGATCCTAATATATTATTTAATTTTGATAGAATTAAAGATTTTTTTCCACATTCTACAATGTCATTAGAAGAACAATTAAATGCATATACAAGATTAGCATTTTACATATCTATTATTATGTATTTTTATTCAGGTAATTATTATTATTTATTTATTTTTATAATTACAATTATATTTACATTTTTAATTTATAAAAATAATTTTGAAAAACAAAATATAAATAATTATATTGAAAAATTTGGTAATGATTATTATCCTGTTAAATATATTTTTCCTAGTAAAAATAATCCATTTATGAATATATCTATGGAAGATTATACTGAAAATCCAAATAGACAAGTTATTACAAAAAATCCATTGTTTTATAATAATAAAAATATTTTAAATAAAATTAATAATAAATTTAATATAAATTTATATAAAGATTTGGATGATATATTTGACAAAAATAATTCTCAAAGACAATTTTATACAACACCAATAACAACTATTCCAAATGATCAGGGCAAATTTGCTAATTGGTTATATAATAAAAATAAAACATGTAAAGAAGGAAATGGTTATCAATGTGTAGTCAATAATTTTAATCCACCTTATAGAAACAAATAAAAATTCAATTTATAAATAATATTGTATTTATAAATTATATTGTATATATGTATAAGGTATTATATGTATAGTAAAAAAAAAAGAAAAACTATTGTCAAATTATACTATTTTTATTAATATTTAGTTGAATTAGATTATTTTAATATTATTTTAGTAAAATAATACTAAAATAATACTAAAATGAAAGAAAATAATTAAGAAGTAAATTATAAATATATATATATAATAATATAATATGAATAACGATTTTTTTTTAGAAAATCAATACAATAAAAAAAAAATTTTATCTTGTTTAGAAAAAAATAATAAAAAAAAAATAAATTTTAATATACAAGGATTAACAAGATTATCAGATGATAATTGTTATATAGATTACAAATCTAATACTATACAAAAACCATTTTTACACATAATAAATAATTTTCATGATTGTAGATGTTTAGCTCCCAATGTCAAACAATTATCATTAGAACAACCTAATATAATATATAAAGATGGGTATGGATGGACATCAATAAAAGGATGTAATATAGATAATGACTCAAGATTAAGAAATGCGCGTAATTTAACTAATATAAAATGTAAAAATCAACTATTCCAACGACCTTATAATACTATACCTTATATGGGTAGAGGTGAGGGAGATATCTGTGTAGAAAATAAACTATTACCAGGAGAAGATACATTTCAAAATAGACCATGTAATAATTTGGCAGGTATTAATATTGACAGATTTATTCCTCAAATTCCATGTATAAAAGAAAATATACAAAATCCTATAAATATTATACCTGAAGAAAATAATTTATCATGGATAAGAGGAGGACAACCGTCTAGACAAGTTATAAGAGATAAAGATTATTTAAAGAAATGTGGGTTAAAATATAATGGTAAATATTGGGGTAAAGAACAAAATTTAAATTAATATTAATATTAAAGATTTTTTTAAATTTATTTATAAAAAAATTCTTAATATATATTATATTAATAATGAGTTCAAATAGATTAATTTATGATACTTGTGCTTACACAAAAAAAATTGATGAAAGCGTTAGTCCACTTCAATATATTCTTAATCCAATGAAATATGAAAATTGTAATAAATGTAGACATGAATTAGGATTAGTAAGTGGTCCAGCTGTAAGTCATATACAAGGAAATTTAGTAGATTTAGAAAATGATTTAAGAGGAGCTACAAGAGAATATAGTTTATGTCCTTCAAAAAAATATACACCAGGGCAAAATATTTATGCTCCCAGTGTTAAGGGATGTAATAAAACTAAAGAAGTTAACACTAATATGTTACATCTTCCTCCTTGTCAAATGATTAGATATAAACCAACACCTATGCCTAAACCTCTTGACATTCCTAATTGTAATAAAATTCCTGAATTATCAAATCCTAATGTTTGTGGACAAAAATGTTTTTAATTGATATTATATAGAATTTAATATATTAAAATTATAAAATTTTTATCTGTATAATATATAATATATATATGAGTTTTAATAGACTGAATTATGATACAGGAGCATATAATCAAGATATAAATCAATCAGTTGGACCAGGTGCTTATAAATTAGCTGATCCTAATAGTTCTTGTACAAAACAATGCTATCCATATCCTCCATCTGTTAGATTACAAAAACAGGGTGTTTCTATTGATAAATCAAGATTTTTAATTGATATTGATTCAGAATTAAATGGATTATTTAAAAAAAATACTAAAGATCCTTCTAAAAATTATGTTCCTTGTTGTCCAGAGACTGTATGCACATCGGGTGAAATATGTGGTCAAGGTGTATCAGGTATTTGCACAAATAAAAATTTAAAAAGAGGAGAAAGATATCCAGATAATAATTTATATCATTTTGAAGACTGTTTTATTCCAGATGAACACACTAGATTATCGAACCCCTCTTGTAATTTGAGAGGAACTGGATGGAATAGATGGGAATGGTTATGTTTAGATCCACAAGAAAGAACCGAAATTCCATTTGATTTTAATATTTCTAATAGGATTGTTGTTAAAGATAATCATAGACCATGTATTCCTTATCCTGTAGATCAAACCTTAGTTCTACCAAAAGGTAGACCACTTCCTTGTCATAATACTAATATAACGTGTGGTGTATTTACGGATCCTCCATCAGTTAATTGGAGAAATTGTAATCAAATTAAAAATTACTAAATTAATTATTATATAGTTAAGATTATACTTTATAGTGTAAATCTTTTATTTAATTTAGAAAATAAATTAAACAAAAGATTGTTTTATTTCTTAGATTTATTTAATAAACCTTACATTATTATTACTATTTTATTTTTAGTCTTTACATATATAGACTATTAAAGTATCAATATTAAATCAATTATTTTTTTACGAAGTATTCTGATTTAAAGGTATAATAGTAAAAAAAAAAAAAATTTATTTATATTATAATAAAAATGGAATACATTTTAGCTGGAACAGTTATTGGAGCTGGATATTTTTTAAGTTCTAATAAAAAAAAAAATATAGAAAATAAATTTAGTGATGATAAAAAAATTAATATTGAAGTTGAACCTTCTCAATCAGATATATATTCTTCAAATTATTATAAAAAATCTAAATTAATAGAATCTAATTTAGCAAATAAAAGATTTAGCATGGCAAAAAATGCGATAGATTCCAATATTATTCCACCACAATTTAATAATAGAATTATAAATGATCAAAATAATGCTATAAAATATTTACAATATCCAAGTAAAAATAATACTAATAATAATAAAAATACATATATAAGCACATTATCTGGAAAGCCTATTGATATTGATGAATTTACGCATAATAATATGAGTCCTTTTTTTGGAAGTAGTGTTAAACAAAATACATATGAATTTGCTAATCAACCATTATTAGAATTATATACTGGAACTTCTAATTTATCTTTAGAAAAAAATGCTATAAAACCTATGTTTTCAGCATGTAAAAATAATATTCATGGAACACAAAATAATACTAAAGAAGAATATAGTAGATATATTGGTTCTAAAATGAAAAATAATGAAAAACCTATGGAATCTCAAATAGTAGGTCCTGGATTAAATAATGGATATACCCATTTGCCATCTGGAGGTTTTTCACAAAATGATACAAGAGATTATATGTTACCTAAAAGCACAAATGAATTGCGAGTTTTAACCAATCCTAAAATTACTTTTGAAGGACGTATTATTCCTGGAAAAAATACAATAGTAAATCCAGGAAAACAAGGGAAAGTTGAAAAACATCGTCCAGATACATATTCAAAATGGGATAAAAAACGGCTTTTTACAACTACAGGAGCATATACAAAAGAAAAAGTTAAACCATGTTTAATTATGAAAAATACTAATCGTAAAATAACTAAATCATATACTGGATCTGGAGCTCCAGTAGTTAATAAGAAAGAAACATTTAGACCGAATGTTAGAGTGTCTACTAAAAATAATTATTTAACGTCTGGGCCAAGAAATTTAATAAATAAAGATAAAATTAATGACTTTGGAAAAGATTCTATAAATTTACCTTCAAATGAAAGAGACATTACTGGATTACGAACACATACTACTAATTTGACATCTATTGTTAAAGCTATTATTTCACCTATAGAAGACATTTTTAAGACTACGCGAAAAGAAAATGTTATAGGAAATATTAGACAATCTGGAAATTTTAATTCTAATAATAAAAAACAATATACATATGATCCAAATGATATTGCTAAAACTACTATTAAAGAAACAACTATTCACGATAATACTATAGGAAATTTAGCTGGAAAAAATAAATTAACTATATATGATCCTAATGATGTAGCAAGAACAACTATTAAAGAAACTAATATACATAATAACTATTCTGCTAATATTAAAAATTCAAATAAAATTACAGTTTATGATCCTAATGATATTGCAAGAACAACTATTAAAGAAACTAATATACATGATAATAGAAGTGGTAATATAGAAAGTAGAGATCGTGGATATACCTATGATCCCAATGATATTGCAAGAACAACTATTAAAGAAACTAATATACATGATAATAGACGTGGTAATATAGAAACTAGAGATCTTGGATATACATATGATCCCAATGATATTGCAAGAACAACTATTAAAGAAACTAATATACATGATAATAGACGTGGTAATATAGAAACTAGAGATCGTGGATATACATATGATCCCAATGATATTGCTAAAACTACTTTGAAAGAAACTAATATACATGATAATAGACGTGGTAATATAGAAACTAGAGATCGTGGATATACATATGATCCTAATGATGTAGCAAGAACTACTTTGAAAGAAACTAACATACATGATAATAGGCATGGTAATATAGAAAGTAGAGATCGTGGATATACTTATGACCCTAATGATATAGCAAGAACTACTTTGAAAGAAACTAATATACATGATAATAGACAAGGTAATATAGAAACTAGAGATCGTGGATACACATATGATCCCAATGATATAGCAAGAACAACTATTAAAGAAACTAATATACATGATATAAGAACTGGAAATATAGAAAGTAGAATTAATAGAGGAGCAGTAATAGATCCTGAAACTTCTAAAGCAAAAATTACAAATCGTAATACATTAGATCAAAAAGAAACTGTTCTTAATATGAATCTGCCTGATAGAGGTTATACTTATGATCCTAATGATATTGCAAGAACAACTATTAAAGAAACTAATATTCATGATATAAGAACCGGTAATATGGAATCTAAAGACAAGGGATATACTTATAATCCAAATGATATTGCTAAAACTACTATTAAAGAAACAAATATAGAACTTGTTCGAACAGGTAATATAAATAGATTAGAAGGAAATGAAGGAGGTTATTTAACTAATCCAAAACAAATTTTGAATACAAATAGAGAATTTACAAGTAGTGAATATATGGGAGTAATGGATGGTGATATTAATGGAGGAGGTAATGGTTATTTAACCAATAAAACTGAAGCTCCTAATACTAATCGTCAATTTTTTACAAAAGAATATACAGGGAATGCCGATAGTATAAATAGTAAACCAGCAACTTATGAAGAATATTATAATGCCACTATAAATCAACTTAGAGAAGGCACTCTTGAAGGCAGAAATCCAACTCCATCAAATGTATCGTTAGGAATTAATAAAAATATGATTAATCAAGAAAGTAAAAAAATTGAAGGTGATCATATTAATTCAAGAGAGTTAAATACTACTAAAATATATAATTCTATAAATTATATAGAACCATGTTCTATAACAGTTAATAAACAGGATGTTAATAATGATAAAATTATAGATAGAATTGAACCATCAACATTAGATGCATTTAATAATAATCCTTACACTAAACCACTTGATAGTTATATTTTTAATTAAAAAATTATAGTTTTCACAAATTGTCTTATGATTATAAAATTTCTATAATTATTTTTAGTAAATAAATAACAATATTTAATTTAGGAGATAAATTTAAATCAAGTGTTATTAATATCAGTCTATTATTTAATTAATTCCAATTAATTGGTTTTTTATTCCATTCTATAAGTTTATTATTTATTTGAGAAAAATGTTTACATCCAAAAAACCCTCGATATGCTGATAAAGGACTTGGATGAACAGATTCTAATATAAAATGTTTATTAGTATTTATTAATGATTTTTTTGCTCGAGCAAAATTACCCCAAAGTACAAATATAACTTTATCACAATTATCTGAAATATTTTCAATTAATTTATTAGTAAAATTAGACCATATATGTAAATGTGATTCAGGACATTTTTCTCTAACAGTAAGAGCAGAATTTAAAAATAATATTCCTTGTTTAGCCAAATCCTCAAAATTACTATTTATTCTATTAATTTTAATATCATCTGATATTTCTTTTAAAATATTTTTAAGAGAAGGTGGATTAGATACGTGATTAGGAACGCTAAATGCAAGTCCATTTGCTTGTTCTTTTTGATGATAACAATCTTGTCCTATAAATACTATTTTTAAATCTTCAATGTTAAAATATTTAAATGCTTGAAATATATTATCATTTGGAGGAAAAATCATTAAGTCAGGTTCATATAAATTTCTTTCTTGTTGTATTTTACTCATGACTATATCCAGTTCGTTTTTATTCAATTGTAATAAATTTTGCCAATTTGTATTTAACATTTTAATACAATTTATTTAATATATAAAAATTAAATCAATTTTTATATATTAAATAAATATTATTTCGCTTTATCTAAGATATTTTTTTATATTTTTAAATAAACTAAATATAATGAATAATTCTCATCAAATATTAATAGAAGCTAAAAATGAATATACTAAACAATTAACAAAATTATTAACAAAATCTATGTATGAAGGTATAGATTCAGTATATAAATTTTCGATAAAAGAACCAAGTTCACAAATTTTAAAAAAATTTCAAGAACATTTAAGTAATATTCCAAAATGGAATAAAACTATGATTAAGGATGAATATTTAAGAATTTTAAATAAAGTAGAATGTGATTGGGTAGAAGAATTAATAACAGCAGTATTTGTAAGTCATACAAAAGTTTTAACAGTAATAAAGAATTCCGAAAAAAATAATAAATCAATAGATTTAAAGATACCCTGTGGAGAACATTTTATACATAAATGTTATATAGAATGTGCCAGACAATTCTGGAAACGTCCATATTTATTAGATCATAGAATAAATAATATAGATAAACAAAGAAATATTAATGAATCAGAGAATCTAATATCAATAAGTATAGAAGAAACTATACGTAATATGCTACCGGTAAGAACAATTTTAAAACAATATTTAGGAAAAGATTATCAAGATGATATAGATGATGATGATTTATCTCAAAATATACCTAAAACTCATAAAGATAATATAAAAAAAATGGTGCAAAAGGAAATTGAAATGTCTTTAAATAATTTTGAAAATAAAAATGATAATAATATAAATGATAATTATTCTAATTATAAATTAGATACAGCAAGTATTATCAGTTACAAATTAGAAAATTTAAATGAAAAAGAAAATATAAATCTAGATGAAACTAAAAGTAAAAATTCAATAGTGGTAGTAGAAGACATAAAGAGTAAAAATTCTATAGAAATAGTAGAAGACATAAAGAGTAAAAATTCTATAGAGATAATAGAAGATATAAAGAGTAAAAATTCTATAGAGATAGTAGAAGATATAAATAGTAAAAATTCTATAGAGATAGTAGAAGATATAAAGAGTAAAAATTCTATAGAGATAGTAGAAGATATAAAGAGTAAAAATTCTATTGAGATAGTAGAAGACATAAAGAGTAAAAATTCTATTGAGATAGTAGAAGACATAAAGAGTAAGAATTCTATAGAGATAGTAGAAGACATAAAGAGTAAAAATTCTATAGAGATCGTAGAAGAAAGTATCAGAAATAAAAAAAAAAATAAAAATAAAAATGTAGAAGTTATTAATAATAAAAATTCAAAATATATATATTTAGAAAATGAAAATATAAATGATAATTCAAAAAGTATATATTTGGAAAATGAAAATACAGAAAATAATTCAAAAAATATAAAAAATGACTTAGATAGCGAAGATATAAATTTTAGTAATTCTATTTTAGAATTAGAAAAAGAACTAAGTGAAATATCTAGTAATAGTAAATTAACAAAAAGTCCAAAAATTTTAGCAAATGATAATTTATTTGATGATGCAATATATTTTAAAAATGAATAAAAAAAATTAGATAAATATAAAAAAAAATTTTCTATGTTTGAATTATAAATGATAAAAATAGAAAACGAATATTATATACCAATGTTTTTAGGAATATTATCTATAGGAATATTGTATTTAGAAAATATAATAAATAATAAAAAAAAAAATTTAGATAATTTTTTGAAATTATTAATAATAGTAATAGTGACTTCTGTATTAACTATTTATTTATGCAAAACAGTTGTAGTATCAAATATAAAGATAACAGAAGATATATTAACAGGGGATCCAAATTTTTAAATTAATATGATTTTTTAACATTAACAACGGGACCCTTACGTGAATTTCTAATATTAATATTTTCATTTTCATGATCATCATCATCATCAAAATTAGGATTATAATTTTCAGAATGATATTGCCAAAATTGAGGAGCACCTAATTGAAAATCGTCATGTGGTGAAGCTTTATACCAAAATACTTGATCTTCCAATTTATTAGTTTTCGCATTATTATTTATAACCAAACATTCAAAATTTTCGGTGCATTGATCCATAACTTGAGAAAATACATCAAATGATGGAAACATTCCAGCATATTGTTCATAAAGTCTTTTTCTATTAGAAACTATATTTTCTCTTAATATAAAAGTAAAATCAATATTAGTTCTTAGGTTAGGAGGAATACCAAGTGCATATTGCATAGTAATTACAAACATTACTTTATAATGACGTCCATTCATAAAAAGGGATCTAATATTTTTATGATTTACCCAAGATTTATCATACAAACAATCATCTAATATAATAAATGCTCTTGGGTCAATATTTGAATTATTATAATCGATTATTTCTTTATTAATAGCACAAATAACTTTTTTTTGTCTTTTAAGCATATTTGTAATAATTTCGGCACGATATTCGCCATGAATAAATATACTTGGCATAATTTTAGAGTAAAACGCATTTGCGCCTTCAGTGCCTGAAATAACAGTTCCAACAGGTACATCTTGATGAAAATATAATAAATCTTTAACTAAAAAAGATTTACCTGTTTCTCTTTTACCTATTAAAACGATAACTTTATCATCTTCAATCATATTCATATCAAATTTTTTTAATTCAAGAGCCATATCTACTATGATAGATGTATTTTTTTTTTATATTGTATTTACGCATTATAATTCATTAAAATTAGTGATATATTATCATTACTTCCATTTTTAATAGCTTGTAAAATTAAATTTTGTGATATTTTATTAATTTCAAAATAAAAATTATATTGTGAAATAATTTTAGTAATTTCATTAAAATTTATAAAATCCCAAAAACCATCAGTAGCAATAATAATTATATAATTTTCTATTGTAGAAAAACTATATATATCAGGTATAATAGAGACCGCACTATTAACACCATCATATTTATTTTTTAAAAATTTAAATTTAAAATCACCAAATGATTTTGAAACAGCTAATTCATTATTAATTCTATAAATTCCATTATTATTTGTCACATTACATTTTGAATTTATAATTCTATCATATTCAATAATATTATTTGGACGATGTTGTATAGATTCAAATTTATTTTGCATATTATAATTTAAAATCAATGTTTTAGAATCACCTAAATTAATTGTTATAATTTTTTCATTGAATATATATAATAATATAGCAGTGCTTCCTTGTTTTTTAAAATTTTTTTTATATAAAATTTTATCTATTTTTATATATTCTTTATAAATATTTTCTTTAATAATATTATAATCAGTATTAAAATTTTTATATTTAATAATACATTTATTAACATTTTTAAATAAACTAGGAAGAATATTAGATATTTCTTTACCACTATGACCATCAAATAATCCTAATATTTTGATATCATCAATTATATCAAAATAATAAAAATCATCCATAGAATTTCGTTTACCTTGTATTTTTGAAAATGTTGTTTGTAAATCCTTAAAATATAATTGTTGAATATTAAATTTATCTGTTGATTTAATATTTTCTATATTAAATGATAAAGAATTATAAAGACTCTTTATATTTTTTTCATAATTTTTCATTTATAAATATTAATAGAGAATAAGATCATTTCATTTCAAATTAAAACACAGGATAAATCTATAGAAATAAATAGAATGTTTATATATAAGCTAATTTAAATAAATAGAAAATAAATCAAGTAAAATTAAGTATATATATATTTTATTATTAAAAATTAATATAGTTAAAACATTCCTTAATTTTAGCTATTTAGATTTTAATTAATTACTTAAAGTTTAATTCAAGACAAATAAATAAATGAATAATTTATATTTTTATAATAGATTAGGTTTAAAAATACATAATTATAAAGAAAAAGAAGAACTAAATAATTCTATAAGCAAATTATTTAAAATTAATTTAATTAATAATTTTTCAAGTATATTATGTTTATTTAATAAAAATAGAATTTGGAATTATACTTTAAATAATTCTAGACAAATTTTAAAACTTATAAAAAAAAAAAAACAAGTTCATATTAATTGTGGAATATATAAAGGATTAATAAAATATAAAAAAAATAAATATTTTACAAATGTATTTGTAAAAGAATGTCATATTTTAAATTCGGATTTAGAAATGACAAGTAATGATGAATATAATGATTATTTAAAATATTTTTATAAATATGATATAAATAGTTCTAGTAATATTGAAATCTTTGTATTATATATAACATCTAAATTATATGAATTAGGAATATCACCTAATTTTCAATTATTTTATGGTTTTAACATAGTTAATATGAAAAAAGCAAGTACAGAAATAATTAATAATAAAGAATTAAATTATTTTAATAATTTAAAGAAATATAATAAATTTAAAATATATAAAAAAAAAAAAAATTATTATTTAGAGAGAAACAATATACCTTGTGTTTTATTATATAGTGAATTATTAGAAGATAGTTTGTATAATTATATAATTGATACATCAAATATTATAGAATATGAATGGTCATGTTATATATTTCAAATAATAGCGGCGTTAAGTATATGTCAAAAATATTTTAATTTATATCATAATGATTTACATTTATCTAATATAATGTATAAATACACAAAAGAGAAATATTTATATTATGAATATAATAATAAAATATATAGAGTAAAAACATATAATAAAATAATAAAAATAATAGATTGGGGTAGAGCAATCTATAAATTTAATAATTATGAAGGAAAAAATAGTGTTTATAATTCAGATGGTATTGCATTTGGACAATATATTTACAATCGAATAAATAATAAAGGTAAGAAAGAAATCAATTATAATCCTTCAAATGATTTAGTAATATTAGGTTCAAATTTAATAAATGTAAATTTATTTCCCAAAAAGGGAAAATTATTTAAGTTAGTAAAAAATTGGTTAAAATACAAAAATTTAAATATATGTAATATACAAAAAGATTCATTTAGTATTTATAAAACAGGAGCTAAATTTTGTGAGAATGCAATACCAGAAAAACAAATTGAAAATATAGTTTTTAATAAATTGAGAGTAGACTCCAAATTAATTAAAAATAAAAAAATATATAAAATATAGTTATTAAATTAATAATTATAATAGTTTTAAAAATAAATTAATTATCAAATGGAGATATATTTTCAATAAATTCATTATTATCGTTAAAAGGATATGTAGACCATGTGCTTTTTTTATCAAACATGTCACTATATAATTTTTTAAGATCAACATTATTAAGTTGTTCTTCATAAAATGTTCTTGGAATATATCTATATTCAATTTTAGCAGGTTTATTATTTTTTTGATTTTTTTGATATCCACTAGTAATAAAAATAATACCTAATATAAAAATTATTAAAATAATAGATTTCATAAATAAATATAATATAGATTTTATTTTATATTATATTTATTATTTATTAAATATGAATTATTATGTCCATGTATTAAGGAATTAAACTAAGAATTATTTATATTTTTTTTAGCTAGCCATGGGTCTTCTTTTTCTAACGAATTTTTTAAAATATCATTACTGATATCAAAATTAGAATTTTCTTGTGTAGAATTTTCTTGTGTAGAATTTTTTTGTGTAGAATTTTCTTGTGTAGAATTTTCTTGTGTAGAATTTTCTTGTGTAGAATTTTCTTTTGTAGAATTTTCTTGTGTAGAATTTTCTTCATTCAATATAATTTGTTTATTTTTTAATTTAGAATCTTCGGATTCTTTCATAGCTTGTTGTTTAACATAATCAACATGTTCTCTAAAGTGATCATCTTTTGAATTTTGATTTTCTTTATATTTTTTAACAAGTTGATTTAATTCATTCTCAAAATATTCTTGATTTTCAATATTATGTGGATTAGGATCCCATGGTAGCCAAAAACCTACCTGACCAACAAATACATTAAAATTTTTATCTTTTTTTTGTAATAATTTAGCACGCACTTGAGCTTCTTTAAGAGTATCATACATTCCGCGAACTTTAATACCTCTTACTGTAGTTTGAAAATTATTTAATTCATTATATTCTTTTTCAAATTCTTCATCACGATTATATAGATAATCTAAATATTTTTCCTGAATATTATCTAAATATTCAGTATTTAAATTAATATTATTTTCTTTAATTAAATGATTTAAATATTTTTTTATTTTAAATAGATTTTTATCTAAAATTACATTTTCGGGAGAGATAAATGATAAACAGACATAATTTTGACCACGAATAGGTTCATCTGATTCTAGAAAATCTTCCTTAGATTCCTCTAAATTTTTAACACTCATTTATTTATTATATAAATATAGAAGCTTTAAGTAAATATAAAAAAATTAATTATAACATTAAATATTTTTCATTAAAATTTTTTCTTTTTATAATATATAAATAAATGGATAGATTACAAAAAGAAATTGATGATTTACAATCGTCTTTTGATTTACAAGAAGTTATAAAGAGAGCAGTAAAATATTTAGTAGAAGGTTTTGCAGTTGCAGTAGCCGCTTATTATATACCTAAAGGCAATAAAAAATTAGAAATTGAAGAAATTACATTAATTGCAGTCACTGCAGCGGCCACTTTTGCTGTATTGGATATGTATGCACCAAGTATAGGATCTGCAGCTAGACAAGGAACTGGATTTGGTATTGGTGCTAATCTATCCGGATTTCCTAAATTAGCTTAAATAAATATATAGTATATATAAATCAATTTTATTAAATTCTTTTTTTTTTTTTATTAATAAACATAGAAATGCAAAATATTTTGAAAAAATGTAAATATAAATATTCATTTTTTCAAAATATATTTAAAATTACTTCTTAAGAATAATTAAAGATATAAATATAAATAAATTTGTATTTACTCATTTAAATAATTATATCTATGATAAAAATTTTAATTATATTAAAAATAATATTTATAATAGATAAAGTATCTTAAAAATTAAAAATATTACTATTTATATAGTTTTAATATATTGCCATTTAAGTTCCTCACAAATTTTTTTCCAAATTATATCTTGTTCAGCCAATTTTTCTCTAGATTTTAATAAACTAAAATGTTTTAAAAATTCATCCATCTCTAATAATTGTAAACATTTGTATAGAACGTATGAATATGATAAAAAATTACTTCTTTTATTAGGACAATGACTCATCCAAGGATTTTGTATTTCTTTAAACATCATTCTTAATTTTTCTTCAACATCTCTATCAATAATAGGAGCAGGTCGACCACTTAATCTATTAATAATATGTGGAACATGTTCATAGTATTTATTCAAATTAAGTTTTTTTAGAATATCTCTAACTTTACTAATTTTAAGATTTTTCATATCAACATAACTTTCTTTTAATAATTCATTTTTAATTAATTTATATATATCTTTAGATATATCTGTTGATTCTTTTGCTTGAAATTGTGCAAGCCATTCATTAAAATGATTAATTCTTTTATATGCAAAATAACTAATTTCTCTTGGAGGTTCTTTATAAGAAGGTTTATCAGAATCAATTAAAATTTTTTCTTGTGTTGCACAATTAGGACATATCATTATACCTTCCGATTGGTAAAAAATTCTTTCACTATAACAATCTATACAATAATCAATATTAATAATTTCTAGATTAGAATCGGGAATATATTTATCATCAATATAATTAAAGTATTTTTCAATAATTTCCATTTTTGAATATTCTTTATTATTATTTTTTTTATCTATAGAATTATCTAATATTTCATCTGATTGTATAGATTTATTGCTATTAGTATCATTTATTTTATTTTCATTATTAATCAATTTATAAGTAAAAAAATCTACTACAGATTTGTTTTTATTTAGACACTCATTGTTATTTTTATTTTTATGTTTTTTATTAGAACGATCATCGTTATAATATTGATATAACATATGACTGGTATTAATTAGATATTTATTTACATTTGTAAATTTTTCAATAGTATTAATTTCTTTGCTTAATGATTCTATTTCTTCTTTTAACAATAATTTATTTTCAATTTCTATATCAGATAGATTATAAGAATTTTTAATTGATAAAGTTTCATATTCATTTTTTAATTGTTCTAATTTTTTATATTTTTTATAAATATTTTTTTTATTATCATTAAAATTTTTAATTTTATTAGTATGTTCAGCATCTAAAGTAATTCTCAAGTCAGATTGTGAAGTTTTATTTCTTGATTTTTTTTCTTTAAATAAAACCATTTTAATAAAAAGATAATTAATCTTTATATCAAATTAATTAATTCGTTATTTTATTTAATAAAAGATATATAGTATATTTAAATGAATGATTTAGAATTTAATTTAGATATATTAAGTCTACATAAAATGTTATTTATATATAATGCTGTTTTAAATGGCTGGATAGTAAAAAAACTTTCTAATAATAATTTTGAATTTAAAAAAAACAAAAATGATGTTAAGAAAGAAATATATTTAGACGATTTTTTAAAACATTTTGTTAAAGAAAACCTAAACATAGACCATATTATAGAAAATATAAATTTAAACTAGTATATAATATATATAGTTAATTTATTTATAATTATTTGCGTTTTTAATAAAAATATTTTCTATTTATATATTATAATTTAAAATGGGTGGTGGTTTAATGCAATTAGTAGCCTATGGTGCTCAAGATATATACCTTACTGGTAATCCTCAAATAACTTTTTTTAAAGTAGTCTATAGAAGACATACTAATTTTTCAATGGAAGCAATCGAACAAACATTCAATGGTAATCCTGGATTTGGAAAAAAAGTAAGTTGCACTATATCCAGAAATGGAGATTTAATTCATAGAGTATACTTACAAACTACATTACCTGAAGTAGATTTATCTTCAGACCCTAATGTAAGTCCTATAACTGGACAACCAAATTTAAGAGAATTTAATTGGGTAAATTGGGTTGGACATCAATTAATTAAGAATGTTGAAGTCGAAATTGGTGGTCAAAGAATAGATAAACATTATGGTGAATGGCTTCATTTATGGAATGAACTTACACAATCACCAGGTCTTCAAGCCGGATATGCAAGAATGGTAGGAAATGTTCATAAATTAGTTACACCAAATACAAGTTCGGGATCTAAATTTGATAAAACTACTCTATATATTCCTCTTCAATTCTGGTTCTGTAGAAATCCTGGTCTAGCTTTACCTTTAATTGCTCTACAATATCATGAAGTAAAAATTAATGTTGAATTCAATGATTTAGATGCTTGTGCTAGTGGTTCATCTACAGCTGATGGAATGAGAAATCCTACACTTAATAATCAAGATAATTCTAATGCTAATATTACCTTTAAAAATGGTGATTTAAGTTTAGAAGATACTGCTTTATGGGTTGATTATATTTACTTAGATACTGACGAACGACGAAGATTTGCCCAAGTTTCACATGAATATCTAATTGAACAGTTACAATTTACAGGAGAAGAATCTATTAGCACTGTAAGTAATAAAGTTAAACTTAATTTTAATCATCCTATTAAAGAACTTGTATGGGTTGTTCAATCACAAAAAAATGTAGGATTTAAACAATTTACTAATTATTCTGATTATCCTGATAATTCATTCCTTACTGGTGAAACAATGGATCCACTTGGTCTAGGACTTACTGGACCGCTTGATCTCGGTTTAGGAAATTTTAATCAGGGACAAAATAATGACAATCTTGGTCAACAATTACATATGAATGGCACTAAAGCAGAATTCGATGTAGGTGTCAATCCTATTGTCACGGCTAAATTACAACTTAATGGACACGATCGTTTCCAAGAAAGAAGAGGTGATTACTTTAACTACGTTCAACCATACCAACATCATACTAATACTCCAGCTCTTGGAATCAATGTTTACTCATTTGGTCTTAAACCTGAAGAACATCAACCTTCTGGAACATGTAATTTCTCAAGAATAGATAATGCTACTTTACAAATGACTGTCACTCCCGCAACTGTACATAATACTACTGCTAAAGTTCGTGTATATGCTACAAATTATAATGTTCTTAGAATTATGAGTGGTATGGGTGGTCTTGCTTATTCAAATTAAAGTATATATTATATATTAATTATTTTAAATATATAATTTATACTTCTTTTGAAATATTTAACATTTTTTTTTCTAAATTAGATACTTCTTTCTTTAGTTCATCTATCGTAATATTTTCGCTTAATTCATTTTCTTTCATATCATCTTGATTAGTTTCTAAATTCATCTTATTTATCATATTTTCTAACTTTGTCTCATCTATATTTTTCATAATATTCTCTTCTTTATCTTGATATTCTTGTTCTTCTGGTTGCTCTTGTTCTTCTGATTGCTCTTGTTCTTCTGGTTGCTCTTGTTTATTTTGTATCTCTTGTGTCTCTTGTATATTTTCATTTTCTAAATTTATACCATTATCTAATAATTTATATATTCTTTTAGAATATTCATTAACATTCCTTAATGAAAATCCGCTATTTAAACAACTTGTATCATATAACATACATATTAATTCATCAATATATTCTTTTTCTTTTTCAGACACTATCATTTTATCTAATCCACTTATTATTGGATGATTTATGTTTATTTCTAAAGTTTTTTTTCTATTTAACATATAATTATTTATTTTTTCCAAAGGTTGTGATTTCATAATTCTTTCCATATTTGCAGATAAATTAGATACTAAACAACAAGGTGAATCAACTATTCTATCAGAAATTATAACTTTTTCTAAATTATCATTTAAAACTTCTTGTATTCTATTACATAATTTCTCATATTTAACACCTATATCTTTCTCTGTATTGTCCTCTTTTTCACCTAATTCTAAATCATCTTTATTTATACATATAAATTTTATATCTTTCGAATCATGTTTATATGATGTTAATATTTGTGATATATATTCATCTATTGTTTCCGTAAAATATAATACTTCTATATCATTCTTTTTTAATCTTTCTGTATAAGGTGAATTCTCTAAAATATTTACGTTCTCTCCTGCTATATAATATATACCAGACTGATTCTCTTTCATCCTATTTATGTAGTCATCTAATTTTATTAATTTATCTGTAGATTTTGAAGAATAAAATCTAAATAAATCTAAATATTTTTGTCTATTTTTATCATCTTCATGATACCCAGCTTTTATATTTTTAGAATATTCTTTGTAAAATTCTTCATATTTTTCAATATCTTGTTGCAAATCCGAAAACATTGTCAGAATTTGTTTAATTATAACTTTCCTTATTATTTCTACTGTTTTGCTTTCTTGTAACATTTCTCTTGAAACTGTTAATGGCAAATCTTCACAATCAACTATTCCTTTTACAAAATTTAAATAATGTGGCACTAAATCTCTACAATTATCTGATAAAAATACCCTTTTTACATATAATTTTATATTATTTGAATTATCATTTTCTTTTATCATAAATGGATTGAAATCACATTTTGGAATATATAATATACCTTTCACTGATACTTGACCTTCTATTGAAAAATGTTTATATATATAATACTCATTTAAACCATATGTTTTTTTTGTAATATCTTTATAAAAATTTTTATAATCTTCTTCTGATAAAGTTTCAGAATTCTTTATCCATATTGGTTTTTGATCATTTAATTGTTCCCATTCTTCATAACTTTCTTCTATTGTTTTTTTTTCTTTATTATTTTCATCTTCTTGGGTCTCTTCTTTTAATTCTTCAATTTCAACTTCATCATCTAATTTCTTTTTTGATTCACTATTTTCTTTTTTTTCTTCTTCTTCTTCTTTTTTTTCTTCCTCTTCTACTTCTATTTGTCTAGTTTTATGCACTAAAAGTTTTATAGGATAATTTATGTATTGTGAATGTTCATTTACTATATTTTTTATAGTAGATTCCTCTAAATATGTTTTACAATTATCCTTTAAATATAATTCTATCTTTGTTCCTCTTTCTATATCTAAATTACTATCTTCTCTTAAATTAAATGTAGAATCACCATTTGATTCCCATTCGTATTTTTCATTTTCATTATCTTTTTTTGTCAATATTTTAACTTTATCTGCTACTAAAAATGCTGAATAAAATCCTACTCCAAATTGTCCGATTAATGATAAATCATTCTTATTTTGTAATTCATTTATAAATTTTTTTGTTCCTGAACTAGCTATAGTTCCTATGTTATTTAATAAATCCATTTTATTCATCCCTATTCCAGTATCTTCTATTGATAAAATTCCTTCTTCTTTATTTATATTTATTTTTATTTCATACTCTATTGTTTCAGAATCTTTACTTAGGTTTAATCTATTATGTCTTATTTTATTAATGGCATCTGATGAATTTGATAACAACTCTCTTAGAAAAATATCTTTGTTACTATAAAAATTATTTACTATCAAATTCATTAATTGTGTCATATCTGCATTAAATTTAAATAAATTTTTCTCTATTTCCATATTTTCTATATTATTTATTTTTTCATTTTCTTCTATTTTTTTCATATAAAACCTTAACTTTAACTTATTTTTAAATATTTTTAATTTATTTAAAAATTTGATTAAATTATTTAAATATATCTAAAGATATTAATTAATTAATGATTATTGAATATAATGGCTGTATTTATACAATTCCTAAAGAAGAATATGAACCAAATAATTTATATTTAGAAAGATTATGGTTTCTAGCAAAACAAGAACCTACTAATTATGAAATGTATTATCAAAATATTCAATATTCTATTCTATGGAAAAATATTAAATATTTTAATTGTAAATATTCAAAAGATATTACAAACAAAATTAATATTTAACTATTCTTAGACCATGCCATATTAACATTAGCTGGGCTTGAATAAGGATTATATTGTTTTGGAATTCGATTCCAATTAAATATCTTTCCTTTTAAATTATTACAATCATCAAAAGAACTTACTTGAATATTTCCATAACCTCGTTGATTTGACCAACTATGATTACTTAATAAATTAAAATTTATATTATTGTTGCTTATATCATAAGGAGAACTATATTCTTGACAAATTAACCCTTTTTCTTTGTCTATATTCCCTTTTTTTATATCCATTTTTTCTTGAGCTGTTTTAGTTTTTTTTAATTTTTTCATTTCATTATTTATATTATTTAGTCCATTTTTACAACTATTATTTAAATTTGTATTACAAGAGATATCTTTTGCACAATTATTTATAAATATATTTGGATACATATCTATATATTATTTATACATTTTTTTTTTATAAATTCATACTTATATCCTTCATTTTACTTAATTTTATTAAAATTTTATTAATCTTTTAATTACTAACCAATATGTTAAAATTCCTAAAACTATAAATATTATTAATTTTAAATATATTTCTCCTAAAAATTTATTAACATTAGGATCTGAAATATACATTAAAAAATTTACAACTAATAAAATTACAATCATTTTTATTATATCTTCAAACATTGGTCTATATTCTTCTTCAAATTCTATATTAAATAATGTTTTTATCATTTATTATATTATAAAATATAGAAAAAAATATATAATTTTAATCATTTTAAATCATTTTATATTATATTCTATTAATTTTTTAGAATTTGTAAGTATATTATTAACTTATAAAATATATTATTTCTTTAAATTTTATAATAATTTAATACTTAAAGTAAGTTTAAAATTAAACTTTTTTTTATTTATTAAAAATAATGAAGCCAAACGTTTTTGTAATATCTTGGAAATATTCACTTATTATATGTGCTATTATTTCAGCTAGTTTTATAAGTATATATTTAGAAATAAAAAAAAATCAAAAATTTATCCAAACATTTAGTTCAAGCATTAGAGAATTAAGAGATTTATTTATTAATAATAAAAATAATACACAATTATTTTATGATAAACAAAATCTAAATAATAATAATTATAGATCAAAATTAAATCAATCTAATTTAAAAAAAAATTCAACTATTAAAAATAATAATAACCAATATAAACCTAAAATTATTAATAATCAAAATATAAATAAAAATTATATTCAATCTGAATCAGAAAATAAAAATGATATAAACTCTGAAACAATTGTTTCTAATCTAAAAAATGAAATAATAGATTTTGAAAATCAAATTAATGAAATTAACAAATCATTACAAATTGATTGTAGCACTACATCTTATACAGAAATTATAAGTAATAATGATGTAAATTTAAATGATCTAGCTAATAAAGTTAATGAAAATATTGAAAATAAAACTTATTCACCCGAAGATTCCTTACATGATCATATATTAAATCATTTAGAAAGCGAACAAGAAAGTGATTTAGATAGAGATAAATTAAATTTATCTAATAATTTGGAAAAAAATAAAATTGATGATATTAATTCTATTAATATTAAAAATATAGAATGTATATCAAAAGAAATTAATTCAGATAATAATTTACAATTGAAAGATAATCAATTAGATAATAATCAATCATATGATAATCAATCTGATAATAATCAATCTAATGATAATCAATCAAATGATTATCAATTAGATGATAAATTTGATGATGATAATCAATTAGACGATAATCAATTAAATAATAATCAATCTAATGATAATCAACCAAATGATAATCAATCAAATGATAATCAATCAAATGATTATCAATTAGATGATAAATTTGATGATGATAATCAATTCGAAGATAATCATTTAGATGATTATGATTTAGATAATAATAATTTTAATGATAATAAGTTAGATAATAAATTAAATAAAGAAAATTTAATTCAAAATAATTTAGATATAAGTAATGATAATAATTTAAGATTTAATTCGGAAATAAATAGTAATCAAAATTCTCAAATATCTACCGATTCTGATTTACATAATTTAAAAAAAAAGAATTTATTAGATATTTGCATGACTAAATATTCTGCAAAAGAATTAATGGATCTATGTAAAAATAATAATCTTATTATTAGAGGTAATAAAAATATATTAATAAATAGATTAATATCTAATAATATTCTAAATTTATCTAATTTAGATAATAATCTTTCGGTTATAAATGCTTGTAGTTAAATATAATTATAACATCTCCTTATAATTACCATTATATAAAATTACACATATAATCAGGAAGAATTGCAAAAATTTTTATTTATAAATATTTTAAATAAAAATATTTTATTATTATATATATAAATGAATTCTTGTTATAAAACATCTAATAATAAACATTTTAAATGTCCACCAAGAATGAATGATGGAAGACATTTCACTGATTATCGTCCAAATTGTCATATAAATAATTTAATACGATTAAATAATAAATTATCTAACTCATATGAAACTAGAATGTTTTTAACTAATAATGCTAATAAATTAATTGATCTTAATCGAACCTATTCTTGTCAAAAAAATTGTTGTGGACCATGTAAATCCCCATATAATCAAGGCACTATGTTAAGAGAACAAGACTTAAAATCTTGTAATAATAATTCTTGTTCCATAAAAAAAAATTATGATAAAGGTTTAGGACAAGGACGTCAATATTCGGATATACAAAATTGTAATTGGCCACAACAACTTCCAGTAGGACAATTATCAAGTTGCTGTGCTAATGCAAATGATTTATTCAATTATTATGATCATGTTGATACAAAATCTCAGGGCGAACTATTACCAAGAACTACAATACCATCAGGTTCTAACTATTTACAAGGAGGTGACCCTTCTCCATTTAATCTATAAATTATTTTTCTAATATATATAGATTTTAAATAATAAATAAAATATTATATTAATATATATAATGTGTGATTTTAAAAAAGATTTACTGTTTAATTGTGATGGACAAATATTAGATACAGGAAATGGTGAATTTAAAATTAAAGGAAAAATAGATAAATATAAAAATGTTAATTTACAATGGTGGGCTGCGAGTCCTCCTAATTATTTAACTTCATTTTCTGGTTCTGGACTACCGTATCCTAATCCAATTGTTGCTTATAATAATACACCAAATAAAGGTATAATAAAAACAGATTTTGAAGGTAATTTTGAATTTAATGTATTTTATCCTAATTCTTATTATTATGGTTTAGGCACTTACGTTATAGAACCATCATGTCATTTAAAATTATGCAATGATAAATCATCTCCTATACATACTTTTAAATTAGGTAATGGTATACCTTTTCGTATGCTTACTTATCCACCTCTAAATTACCAAAATAGAGCAAGACAGAATGTCATGTTTTATAGCGGAAGAGAAAAATTACCTATAAGAAGTCAAGAAAAAATATTAAGAGATTCTAAATATCCTAATAAAAATATTATGCCAAAAGATTTTTGGGGACTTAAACCTTCTCATCCATAAATAATTTATATATAAATTATATATATGATAAATGACATTTTACACATAATTTATATCCGATTAAATTATAATGATATTAATAAATTAAAAAAACGACTTATTATATTCAAAAATTATTGTTACCCTTGTTTAATATCTCAAACAAACAAAAATTTTAAAATTTATATTAATATAAATTTTGAACATTATGAATTGATATATAATTATATTAAAATTACTGAAAATATAATTTTAACTGATAAAGATATAGAATACATCTCTAATTCTAAAAGAGATAAAACATATTTGATTACTACAAGAATAGATTCTGATGATATTATAAATATTAATTTTATAAATTGTGTTCAACAATTTATTAGTAATAAATATATACAAAAAAATATAATTAATAAAAGCATTATTTTAAATTTTTCTATGGGATTACAATTAAAAAATAATAATGTTAATCATAATATATATAAAAGAATATATAATATACCTAATCCATTTTTATCTATAATTACAAAAAAAAATTTTCATTGTAGAACATATGACCATCATATATTTCATAATGATATTGATAATTTTATTTTTATAAATTTAAAAAATAAAATTCCTATGTGGATACAATATATACATGATGATAATATATTAAATAAAATTAATATTAATAGTCAAAATATATATATATCTAGCTATTATCTTAAAAAATTATTTAATCTAACATTATAGTTTAAACATATTTTTATTTAAAGTTTATACTATATTATTAAATACAGTTTATACTATATTATTAAATACGTTAATGAATAAATTTATTAAAGATCCTGTCTATAACGACTTTTTAAAATTTTCATCAGATGAATTAAAATTAATTGATTTACCAGAATTCAAAAGACTTAAAAAAATTAAACAGTTAGGTGCTTTAGATGAAGTATTCCCTAACGCAAATCATTCTAGATTTTCTCATTCTTTAGGAGTAGCTCATTTAAGCGAACAATATTTTAAAAATATATTAAAAAATTCTAACATAGATAACAAATTTATTAAACATGTAAAAATTGCCGGTTTATATCATGATATCGGACATGGACCATTCTCACATGTCTTTGATAACGTTGTATTAAAAAAAATATGTCCTAACAATCCTTACTCTAAACATGAATATCGTTCTCAAATAATATTTGAAAATTTAATAAAAAAAATTAATATTAATAACTTTTCAGGATATGATATTGATATTATTAAAAATATGATTAATCCTATTACTCATAAATCATATTATTATAATCAAATTGTTAATAATACTATCAATTCATTAGATACTGATAAAATTGATTATTTAATGCGTGATTCATATCAATTAGGTTTTAAATATTCTTTTGACTATCGAAAATTATTTAATAAAACTAAATTAATCTCTACTGATAATTCAAATAATCAAATATACTATCATGAAAATGAAGCTAATAATATATTTGATATATTTTATACTAGATATAAATTTCATAGAGAAATTTATAATCATAAAACAGTTAAATCTATAGAATTAATGATTAGTGATATTCTATTAATGTCTAATGATATATATGATTTTCAAACAGCAATACAAACTGACGATTTTTTTGATTTGGATGATAATATATTAACAAGAATTAAATATAATTCAGAAAAAAAACTAAATAAATGTAGAACAATATTAAATAGAATAGATACTAGAAATTTATATAAAGAAATATATAAAACTTGTAATTATGATATATCTTTTGTAACTGACTATATTCAAGATACTTATTCTGATAATAATATCAATGATTTTCATATTATAAAATTAAATTTTGATTTATGTAATGGTTCTCTATCGCCTTTAGAAAATATTAATTTTTATAAAAATAATAATGAAATTATTGATAATAATAATATTTTTATTCGAAAAATAATTCCAAAAAATTTTGATGAATCATTTATAGCTGTTTATAAAAAATAAATACTTAAAAATAAATACTTAAAAATAATTTCATTTTTTTTTATAATGAAAAAAAAAATTATTTCTATCGATGTAGGAATTAAAAATATGGCATATTGTATTATTGAAAAAAATCATGATAATTTTGAAATATTAAATTGGGATACTATTAATATTTTAGATGATAAAATTAATAATTTACCAAAATGTAATAATATTATTAAAAATAAATTATGTAATAAAATAGCCGTTTTATCTTTAGAAAATAATAATAGTATTAAGTATTTTTGCAACAAAATTACTTGTAATAATTTTCTTACTAAAAATTATTCTAATATTAAAACTAAGAAAATAAAAAAAATTAATACAAAAAATATAAGTTTATTAGAATTATCTAGTATACTTATCAATAAATTAATATCATTAAAAGATATAATTTTAAATGTTGATGAAGTTATTATAGAAAATCAACCTGTTCTTAAAAATCCTACTATGAAATCTATTCAAATTGTTCTATTTTCTTTTTTTATTGAACATGGTTATAATTCTGATATCTCTCCTATTAATAATATTCATTTATTTTCGGCTAGAGATAAACTTAAACTATATAAAGGACCTCAAATTGATACTTCAAAAATTAAAAATAATTATAAAAAAAGAAAGTATTTAAGTATAGAATATACAAAATATTATATAAATGATTCAAAATTCTACCAATTTTTTTTAAATAATAATAAAAAAGATGATTTAGCTGATTGTTTTATACAAGGTTATTATTATTTATTTAAATAAATAAACATTTAATTTGCGTATAAGATTTAAAATAGTTTTCTATAAAACATTATAATGAGTGATAATGAAAATGACAAAATATCTATTAATAGTTTGAATTTAAATGTTATTAAAAATGATTTACCAAATACAAACAATAAATTTCGTTCTATTTCTCCTAATGCTAATATTGATATTGGCTTAGATTTATTGGTTAATAAAGAAAAACAAAAACCTATTAAAATTGATGAAAAAACTTCTAATGCCAATGGATATAATTTAAATGAAAATAATCAAAACATTTCCGAATTTGATTTATTAGAAGATAATAATCAAAATTATAATGAATTCGAAATTAAAAGTAATAATACCATTAATAATTCTATTATTTCTGACCAAGATTTTGAAGACTTCATTGATAAACAAGATATGGATGATCAAAAATTTTATAATAAAGATTTAAAATCCTCTGAATATAATTTTGATAAATCAAAAAATAATATAAATATAATTAGGGATGATAGTTATCTATCTCAAAATTTTGATAATCATAGTTCCAGATCTAGATCTAAATCTAATTATAAAAAACCTAAATCACATGATATTAATTTAGAAAATTATAGTAACAATAGTTTTACTACTAATATTGACAATAAATATCCACATATAGTTAGAGATGAAAATAATGATAATGTAAATTTTATTAAACATCAAAATTATGAAGCTGAAAAAAAAGAAAAAGAAGACCTTTTATATAAATTTGAAAAAATGAGAAGATTAGGTATACCACTTAATAAAAAATTTAACTTCTCATCAAATATTGACGAAATGCGCTTTGAATATAATAAAATTAAAGCCCAAAGGGAATCTGAATCTTCAATTAAATTCCAAAAAAAAATGTTAATGGCATGTGTAACTGGTATTGAATTTCTTAATGGTAAATTTGATCCATTTGATGTTAAATTAGAAGGTTGGTCTGAAAGTGTTCATGAAAATGTTAATGATTATAACGAAGTTTTCGAGGAATTACACGAAAAATATAAAGATCGTGCTAAAATGGCTCCTGAATTAAGACTTTTATTTATGATTGGAGGAAGCGCTTTTATGTTTCATCTTACTAATACTATGTTTAAATCACAACTTCCTGGTATGGATGATATCATTAAACAAAATCCTGAATTAATGAAACAATTTGCAAATGCTGCTGTAAATACAATGAATCCCGACTTAAAACAAGCAACTTCTTTCTTCTCTCAAAATCAAAATAATAATTTCCAACCACAACCACATAATACAAATAATTATAACCAACAATCATTTAATAATAACAATAATCAAATATATGAAAATCCAAATATTTCTAAAAATAATAATATAGGCCCTATTAATACTCCTTTTAATCAACGTTCTAATTCACCTAAATCTAAAAAAATTATTTCTCCTCCCACTGGAGTAGATGAAATATTAAATGAACTTAAATCAAATACTGAAAATATCTCTGATATAATATCTTATTCTTCTGACACAACAAAAAAAAATGTTAATTTAAAATCTAGACCTAAAAAAAAAAATATTACACTTAATTTAGAATCATAATTTAATTTATATTAAAATTAATACTTAAATTTATTAAATATTCATTTTTTATTATTTATTTTTCCAGCCTTAATCAGTGTATCATAGGCGTTTTTTATTTCCTCTTCTGATATATTTCCATCATTATTTGTATCTATTTTAGATATAGATTTTGATAATATACAATATTTGCTTTTACTGTTAAATAAATTTAATACTAAAATTATAAAACAACAAGTTATTATTAATGATGCTAATAAATCACGTGTTCCTATAAATGCTATTGTAAATATTATTAATCGTCTTAAAATTTTACTACTTAAAAAATAACGATGCTCATCTCCTATATCTATTTCTATATATCTTGCTCCTACATTTAATAATATCATTAAAAATCCATAAATATATTTATTATTATTAAAAAAATTTACTCCATTCTCAAATATATTATTACTTATTATTGTTGTCGTTGTTGCCATTATATTATATACATATATTTTACAATATCTATTCTTTAAAATTTATCATTTTTTTTCGTATGCTTTGTCATTATCTATTACAATTTATTTTTCTAATTATCTTCTTCATCTTCATCTTCATCTTCAATCTCATCTTCATCTTCATCTTCATCTTCATCTTCATCTTCATCCTCATCCTCATCTTCATCTTCATCCTCTTCTTCATCTTCTTCATCTTCATCTTCTTCATCTTCTTCATCTTCTTCATCTTCGTCCTCATCTTCATCTTCATCTTCATCATCCTCATCTTCACTATTTATTTTAAAATGTTCATTATAATTTTTTTTCATTTTTTCTTCTGTTATACGTAAACTATTATCTAAATTAATGCTTATTAATAAAGCAATTGATATTAACACAACTAAAAATAAATTATCGCTTCCTAAATATAATATTAATCCTACTATTAAAATTTTGCTTAAAGGATGATTTACAAATGCTATAATATGTCTAGGAGTATATATTGATAATCCCGATATGTATAATATTAAAAATATTATAATTAAATTTTTATTATTAATATGTTCTTTACTTTTTTCTAAAAAACTTATTATATTTTGTTTATAATTATCCATTATAATATAAAAAAATATTTTATTCTATAGAATATTTTTATTTATTTAAAACTAATATGGGGAATACATTTTTGAAGTATTCCCTGTAAGATTATAAGCTGGTAAAACTACATTATTATAATCTGTAAACTCTTCGCCATGTTCGTTATCATTATCCTCCTCTTCTTCCTGGTCTTCATCTTCATCACCATCACCATCATAATCATCATCATCATCATCATCATCACCAATACCATCACCACTACCATCACCACTACCATCACCACTACTATCTCCCTCAACATCAAGATCAGAATCAGGAACCTCATCTTCATCATTACTATCTTCTTTATCATTCATTTTACCATGACTTTGTTTAGGTAATTTATTCATCATTTCCTCATACATGTTTAATTTATCAGCTTGATCTTTTATTTTTTTTTCTAATTGGCTTTTATTTTCAGCTGAAAAATATTCATAATTCATATATCCTTCATTAATTCTGTTTTTATTAATAATTGTTAATGTCACAACAAAAGCTACAGAAACCATAATTGCTAATTGCATATTTTTACGATCGGTCGCTAAATATCCTATTAAGAATATAAAAAATAATTTTCCTATTATTGTATCAGCTAATTCAATTATTTTATTTGGTAATACTGGGGCAAATGCACCCGCATATAAAGCTATTATTATACAAATTATAGTTTTAGATATATCATTTTTATATAAAGAATCTAGTATTTTTTCAATATTATTCATTTATATAATATAATATTATAAAATTTTTATAAAATAATTTATAAATTAATAATTAATTTAGATATAAAACAAGAAAGATTTTCTCTATTTATTATAAAGTATTAATTATGCCTTATTGTTCTATTGAAGAAGCTTGGGGTCAGGACTTTTTTGATAATCAAACAAAATCAACTAAATTTAAAAAAATTTTACATGACAAACAAGAAAATAATACTAATGAAAAATACAAAGATATTAAAAAAAAAAAAACATTTTCTAGAACATATAATAGATTACCTAAACATTCTGGACCAAAAACACGATTACCTATTAATAATATAAAATCTTTTAAAAAAATAAATACTCTATCTGATTATGATACCCAAAATAATAATGATATTAAATCAGTCAATGATACTTTATCTAATTATGATACCTCGTATAATTATGATACCTCTTCTAATAATGATACCTCTTCTAATAATGATACCTTATCTAATAATATTGAAAATAATATTAATGAAAATAATCTTAATAGTGAATTAATTAATGAAGAATCAATTGAAAATTTTTATCCCGAAAATTTTTCTAATAATAAAGAAAAATATATTAATTATTTATTAAATCAAAATCAAAATTTAAAAAATATAATAATAAAATATAAAAAAAATGGAACAGAATATGAAAATATATTTGATTTAATTTTATTTTTATCATTTGGAATATTTTTAATTTTAATATTAGATATTATAACTAAATCTGTTAGACGTTTAAGTTTATAACTAATATCTATAATAATTTTATTTATTTAATTACTACTTTCTTTCTTACATATGAAAATATTCTAATATTTTAAAGTAATTTATTATATATCTTATCTAAATTTACTTTTAAATAATTTTATTCATAAAATTTTTAGAATGATTATAATCTTCAATATATCTATAATCTTTATTATTTTTATTAATTTTATCAATAATATTAGGTTGATTTTTTGATTTTATATTTAATTGCACTTTATTCTTAATTTCACTTGGTATATGACTCCAAGATATATATATTAAATTTGGATACGTGTATATTACCATTAATTTATTTTTTTTTAATTTATTAACTATATATATTGCACAATTTAATGTATTATATTTAGGTATACCATAAATATATTCTGGAACAACATAATAACAAAAAGTTTCTCCTTTAGAAGAACACATTGTTATCCTATTATGACATTTCAGTAATACTTTCTTATATATTTCCAATTTATTAAGTTCCTTTTGATCCCTAATATTATTTAGTGAATATATATTTAACATTAAATTATATTTATAAAAAATTTTTATAAATATAATTTTATATATATATCGTTAATTATAATTAAATTATAATATAAATATACACAAATTTTGTCTTTGATAATATATCAATTCAAATTTTATTAATAGTTGCTTTATATGTTTATCACTAAAATAAAAATTTAAAAAATAAATTAATTTAATTTTTAAAAATTTCTTTATAATATATATAAGATGTTAAAATATAATAAAATAATTTGTCCTGAAAGCGGTTTATTAATAAACGTAAAAAGTAATTTAGGAAAACAAATACTATACAACTATATTAATGAATTATCCGGTGGAGCAGGAGCAATGAAAAGTCGTGCTAAAAGGGCGGCAAATAGAGTAAAGGCGGCAAATCGATTTAAAATTCAAAAATGGCCAAAAAAAAGTCCAGATAAATCAAGATTTAAAGACAAATTTAATGCAGTAACACAAAAAGTAAATAGAACTGCAGATAATGTAATACATCTCGCAAACTCTGGTGTGAGTGCAAGCGAAAAGGTCACAGATGCTAGCAAAAAGGTCACAGATGCTAGCATAAAGGTCGCAGATGCTAGCGATAGGATAGCATATAATGCGAAGGAATTTTCTGAAAATTCGAAAAAATTAAAAGAAAATACAACAGAAACCATGAAAAATGTAAGGGACACATTCGATACGGTAAAAGATACATGGCATAATTTGGATACTTTTAGAAAAAATAATTTTTTATTCAAAAACAACGATCATAATAAGAATTTAGAGACTGAGACAGAGACAGAGACAGAGACAGAGACAGAGACAGAGACAGAGACAGAGACAGAGACAGAGACAGAGACAGAGACAGAGACAGATACAGAGACAGAGACAGATCCAGAGACAGATCCAGAGACAGATCCAGAGACAGAGACAGCGACAGAGACAGCGACAGAGACAGCGACAGAGACAGCGACAGAGACAGCGACAGATACAGCGACAGAGACAGCGACAGAGACAGAAACAGAGAATGTGGATGAGGAGGAAATGATAGAACAGAAAATGAATGAGGATGCAAAGAAGGTGATAAAGAACGAGATTGATATAGACCAGGAGAAAATAGTTATTACAATCAAAAGTACAAAATTTAAAGAATGGCGAAGCAACGCTATACTAGAAATAAAAAACCAAATAAATAATATGTATAAACAATGGAAAATATTTCATGATTGCAATAATTATCAAGAAGCTGTGAAATTACAGCAACAAATTGCAGAAGAATGTCAAAATAAAAAAGAAAATTTAATATTATACAAAAAACAACCTATAAATATATCTGAAATGGAACCAATTCCACAAATTATAAAAGAAATACAAGAGATTTTAGATAAACTGAAAACATCAAATAACCAAACCGGAGACAAGTTAAACACAGAAGTTCAAGAAAATATTCCAGATCAAAACATTTTTGAAAATATAGTTAAGAATATAAACATTAATGATTTAATGGATTGGCACAGGGATGAAATACAATCAGTATTAGAAAAAATGAAAAAACTAAGAGCCAGGGCTCAGATTTTTGAGATTTGTTCATCCTCGGACCTCGAAAATGACAAGTCCTGCATACAAACCAGTAAAGATGAAATTATAGATGTAGGCAATAAATTATTAGAAAAAGCAAGATTACACAAACAATATGAAATTGATAATCAAGAAACAAAAGATATTGATGAAATGATAGAAGTTATTAATAAAATTATGAAAGAAAGTCAACCTAAAACATCAGATAAGCAAACCGGAGGCAATTTTAATTTTTATGATGTATTTAGGTAAAGATACATTATTAAATATAAGTTCAAATATAAATATAAATAAAAATAAATAATTTATTTATATATGATAAAAAATTTAGTTTTAAGTGGAGGAGGTGTGATTTGTATATCATATGCTGGAATTCTAAAATATTTAGAAGAAAAAAATTATATAAAAGATATAACTTCTATAGCAGGCACATCTGGAGGAGCTATATTTGGTTTAATGATAACACTTGGATATACTTATAATGATTTATTATTATTAATAAATGGATTAAATTTTCTTGAAGTTAGAGATATAACATCTGAAAATTTATTAGAATTTTTTAATAACTTTGGTATAGATACAGGAAATAAATTGACTTATCTTATTAAATTATTATTAAATAAAAAGTTAGGTAGTAATTGTGAACATATTACATTTATAGAATTATTTAATAAAACAAAAATTAATTTAATAATAACAGGAACATGTTTAGATACAAGATCAATAGAATATTTTAATTATATAAACACACCAGATATGAAATTATTGTCAGCATTAAGAATATCATTTTCTATACCAATTGTTTATAATAAAGTAATTTATAATAATAAAACATATGTTGATGGAGGCCTAATTGATAATTTGCCGATAGACATATTTAAAAATGACATAATTCATACCTTAGCATTTTACTTAAATTCTTCTACCAAAAATTGTTTTGGTCTAAAATCTATAGATAAGTATATGTTAAGTATATTATTAACATTAAGTAAGAAAATTGATTTAAATACTATAGAAAAATTCAGAGACAAAATTGTTTTTGTAGAAACGGATATATCACCTATTGATTTTAATTTAGATACAAAAAAAAAAAATGATATAATAGATATTGGTTATAGATCTATAAAAAAGTATTTTTTTGATAAAGATTTAAAAAATAATGATATTGTAAAAATTGAGATAGAGAAAATTGATATTAGAAGTATTTTATATATTAATGAAAAATATTTAAATGATGATAAAGATTATAATTTTATAAAAAACATTGATATAAATAGAATTGATATCAATAAGATTTAATATTTATAAATAAATTTATATAATATACAAAAAATATAACCTTTTTTTTTCTAAGTTTATATTATAATGTCAGATACTCTAATAAATACTTTTGAAAAATTTATAAATAAAGATATTATTTATGCTATTATAGCACTTTTTTTAGCAATGTATGGACCTAGATTACATCCAAAATTACCAGAATTTATAAATAAATTATTTAATAATAATTATTTTAGATTTTGTGTAATTTTATTAATTGCATATTTATCAAATAAAAATTTACAATTATCTTTAATAATAGCAGTAGGTTTTTGTCTTATATTATCTCTCGCAAATTCTAATGACATAATCGAAAAATTTAATATAGATTATAATGAAAATAATGAAAAATATGGAGATTATGGTATAATAACAAATAGAGAAAATTATTTACCACATAATGAGCCCGATAATTTAGATACACAAGTATTAAGGATAGTGTCTGATAATAATATACAAGAAGAAAATATAGTAGAAGAAGATATAAATATACCTGAAAAATGTAATAATCAAATATACAATCAAGCTTGTATAAATTATTGTTATTCTAAAGCAGGATTTAATGATGAATTTTGTCATCAAAAGTTTCCACAACCAGAAATTAACGAAATAAGAGAAACATTTGAACAAGATACTAAATCAGAGATAGATGAAGAAATAGAAGAAGAAGATAATCTTAACCAAGAACCAGAAGGAGAACTAGAACTAGAACCAGAACCAGAACCAGAATTAGAAATAGAAGAAGAAACAGAAAAATATAGAAATAAAGAAAGGTGTGGAATGGAAAATATATCGTATTCTTATTTAGATAATAATAATAGTGTTTTGAATGCGGAAGAAGTAAATGAAAATTTTTTAAATTATTTTGATAATATAAATAATAATGTTATTAAACAAATAAATAAATATAAAAACCCTTTAATTTAAAATTAATTTATTTTAATATAATATAATGGTTAAAATAATTAAGAGTTTTTCTAAAATGTTAAAACCAGAATATCTTGTTCAAAATACTTATTTATTTGCTATATTAACAGTATTTTTAACAATGTATGGTCCAAGGCTTCAACCACAATTACCAGATAGTTTAAAAAATTTATTTGATAATATAGTTTTTAGAGGAGTAGTATTATTTTTAATTGGTTATTTATCATCAAGTAATTTTCAAGTTTCATTAATTGTTACAATAATTTTTCTTATTACTATGAATATATTACATACTGATCAAGTATTAGAAAAATTTAATTATGAAAATTTTGTTATTAATGGACCTCCATTATCATCATGTAGTGCATATAATCCAAATTCATTTAATTTAATAGGAACTCCATATTACCCTTTACACGATACTAATAAACTTTTAGTAGAAAGAGAACAAAATGATGATGATATATTAAAATATGAAAATGAAATTAATTATAATTAATAATTTAATTCTATTTTAAATATAAAAATACTAAATTTATTTAAATATTAAATTTAATTTTTTTTTTTTAAAAAATTTAATATACTTGTTTCATCTCTATCTCCAGTATATACTTCATTCATTTTTCCTTTACTATATATGTATGTAGGGAAACCTTCTATTAAGTCTTTAATTTTTGGATCTAAAGAATTAAACTCAGGATCCTCTTGTTCTACTTCTTTACATTTAATATTATTGTTTTTATTATTTTTAATGACATTTTTGAAATCAGGTAATGCAGCCTTACAATGAGGGCACCATTCAGCATGATACATTGTAAAAACCGCATTGTTATTTATAAAATTTTCAGAATTATTATTATTGTATATAATAATAATAAAAATTATCATAACTATTATTCCTGCTATAACATTTCTAGTGAAATTAAGTTTTTTAAAAAAATCTAAAAATTTATAAAAAAAATTCATATATATTATAATACACAATTTTTTTTTTTTTTTTTATAAATTAAATAAGATTATTATTTGTACTTATTATCTAAAAAATTTAATATACTTGTTTCATCTCTATCTCCATTATATATTTCATTAATTTTTCCTTTACTATATATATATGTAGGGAAAGCTTTTATTAATTCTTTAATTTTTGGATTTAAAGATTTATATTCAGTAGTATCTTCTTCTATTTCTTTACATTTAATATTATTGTTTTTATAATTTTTTATTATATTTTGGAAGTATGGCAATGATTTTTTACAATAATCACACCATTTAGCATGATACATTGTAAAAAATGCATTTTCTTTATTATTAATACAATTGTCAACTGAGTCAGTACCTTGGGGGTGATAATCTATTTCAACTTGAGGTTCATTGCTCACAAGGGGCATATCAGCACTAATTCGTTTTTTATTAAGAATAGATGTTTTATTAAAATATGAAAATGTATCAGAAGGATTATATCTATATATATCTATTAATTCTATTTCTTGTTTTAATATATCATGTAAATCTAAAATAAATTTTCTATTATTTTTACTTATAATACAAATATATTTTTTATTATTAACTATAATAGGTTCTTTTAGTGCTTTTTTGTATTCTTCAATATTTGTTACTTTTTTGTTATTAACTGTATCAATTAATATACCTCTTGATAATTTATAATATTCAGATATTTTAGAATTATCGAATACATATGATATTATTAAAGAAGGAATATCTTCTTTATATTCATTTAGTAAATAAATGTAATTTTGAAACTTTGTTGTAATATGTTTTAAATCTAAATTCATAACTATAATACCAGCAAATATTTCATAATGGTCACGATTTTTTTCAATATGATAAAAATAATTTCTAATTTTATATATTTTATCATGACTTATTAGTTCAATATTATCTAATTCTATTATTTTTTTTTCTGTTATACTATAAAAAGAAATTGATATAGATTCATTAGGTATAGTTCTATCTAAAATATAACTAATTGACACTTTTCCTACTTCCCACTTTACGTTTAATTCACCGTAAAAATCAATATCTAAATTATTAATTTTATAAACAATATCGCCCTCATTAATTTTATTTTGTAAAGGACTATTATTATATATTTTTGAAACAATTACACCTTTGTTTTGTAATATTTTTATATCTATGTTATGATAATCCATATAATATTTATTATTTTGACTAAATAATAAACCAATACAATTTTTATATATAATTTTTTTATCTTTAGAATTTAATTTCATTATAATATGAGATCTAATTTTATACACATTAATAGGAATAATAAGTGAACTATTTTCACTGTCCATAATTTTAGCTGAAGTAATACCGATTACTTCATCATTATTATTAAGTATTGGACCACCCGAATTTCCAGGATTTACAGGAACATCACCTTGAATAATACCTTCTCGATTCCCGCTAACTGTTCCGGAAGTTCCTAAAGGCACATCAGAATTTTCAGGATAACCTAATGCATTAATACGATCACCGATATTAACAGTATCTGAATCGCCCAATTTTAAAAAATATTTATTTTGATATTCTAATATTTTTATTATTGCAAGATCAAAATCTGGTAAAACAGAAATAATTTTTGCATCATAATTTAATTTACCTTCTTCAGGCAAATTAATCCGAATATTAATAGAATCCTCAATAACATGCGCAGCGGTTAATATATGTCCTTCATTATCTATAAAAAATCCTGCGCCAGAGCCACTAATATTTTCACTTATAGAATGAGGCATTATGTTATCAAATATAACTTTTGTTACATTAATTTTAACAATATTATTATATATATCTATATTCATATTATATACATATACTAATATTATTTATAATTTAATTTAATTTAAATTAGTTCTTTTATATTTTCAGGTAATGGTTCTATATCTGAACCATAAAATTCAATAATTTGCTGTAAATGTTGATATTCTCTTTCAGTCACAAAATTAATTGCTAAACCTTTTCTACCATATCGTCCACTTCTACCTATTCTGTGTATATATATTTCTCTATATCGTGGTATATCATAATTAATAACAATAGAGACTTGTTGAATATCAATCCCTCTTGCAATTATATCAGTAGTAATTAATATTCTAATTTTACCTTTTCTGAAATTTGTCATTATTTTATCTCTTTCATTTTGAGGCATTTCTCCATGCATACAATGGACTGCATGATTATAATTTTCTAATTGATCTCTTATAAATTCCGCTTTTCTTCTAGAATTTGCAAATATAATAGATTGAGATATAGATAATTTTTGATATAAATCTCTTAATGTAGCTATTTTCCAACTTTCTTGGTCAACACCTAAATAATATTGTTTAATACCATCTAATGTTAATTGTTCTTTTTTTACAAGAATTTTAATAGGATTTACCATAAATTTATCAGTTAATTCTAATGCTTGATTTGGCATTGTCGCACTAAATAAACATACTTGAGATTCTTTTGGGATATATTGAAATATTTCATAAATTTGGTCTTTGAATCCTCTTGATAACATTTCATCAGCTTCATCCATAATAAATGATTTTATTTTGTCAGTAACTAAAGCATATCTTTTTATCATATCAAAAACTCTACCAGGAGTTCCTACTATATATTGTGCTCCCTCGTCAAGTATTTTAAAATTATCATCTACCTTAGTTCCTCCCATTATTAAAGCTGTTTTTATTCCCATATAATCACTTATAGAATTACAAACCGAATATATTTGACTTGTTAATTCTCTATTAGGGGCTAAAACAATTATTTGTGGTTTTAATAAATCTTTTTGTATTCTAGATAATGAGCCTATTAAAAAGGTAGCAGTTTTTCCAGTTCCCGATTGAGATTGAGCTATTAAATCTTTTCCATCTTTTATTGGTATAATAGCTTTAGATTGAATATTTGAAGGTTTTTCATAACCATATGCATATATACCTCTTAATAAATTTTCTTCCAAATTCATTGAATCAAAATCATTGTATTCTAATAAATCAAAATCTTTTGAATTATCATTTATTTCATTATCTTCATTAATTTTTTCATTATGTTTTATAGTCATACTTATAAATTTTTACGATTTATATCTTTAAATAATAATTAATATTTAAAGATTAAATAGCTGAAATATACATTTTTAAAGAATTATCATTTAAATATTCTATATTAATTCTTTGAGTCTGATTATAGAGTATTTATTGTTACAGGTATATAATATAAATAAAATATAATTATATTTTATGGAAAATTTAAATGAATTAATATCAGGAACTTTTTTATTATATTCTGGAAAATATGATTTTCATAATGAATCACAACCTTTCCAAGTATATAATAATTTCTACTACCTTACTGGTTATGATATACCTAATTTTGCTATATTATACAATCATACAGAAAAAAAATATTTATATTTTTTTAAATATAAAGATATTCTGTGGTTTGACAATGATAGTTATTTGAAAGATTTACCATCAGAAATTACTATTCTAGATATTAATGATATTAATAAACACATAAATAATACAAAAAAAATATTTTCTTTAAATAATTTTACTGATTTATCTAATATTACTGATTTATCTAATATAATTAAATTTAAAATTACTATTGATTCTAATTATATAGATAAAATATGTAATAAAATGCGAGTTATAAAAAATAAAAAAGAAATAAAAAATGTAGACAAAGCTTGCAAAATAACAAGTTATGCAATCACAGACATTATCAAAAATTGTAAAATATTTAATAATGAAGAAAATATTGTATCATGGTTTAAAAAATGTATATTAAATTATAATATTGATAAGATGGCTTATTTACCTATTTGTTCAAATGGTGAAAAAAATTCAATTTTACACAATACTTATAATAGAAACATTATTTTAGATAATAATCTTATATTATTGGATATAGGTTGTAAATTCAATAACTATTGTGCAGATATAACAAGAACATTCCCAAAATCAGGTAAATTTACAAAATTTCAAAAAATAATATATTTAATTGTTTTAGAATGTCAAAAATATTCAATCAATTTATTAAAAGAAAATGTTTATTGGAAAAATATAAAAATATCTTCAAGATTATTTATGTATAAACTATTGTTAAAACATAAATTAGTATTCAAAACTGAATGTGAAGAAAAAAAAATAAAAGTTACATATGTATTTATGCCACACTCTTTAGGACACACTATAGGTTTAGATGTTCACGATAAAATATCTCTTAATAATTTAGAAAAATTAAAAGAAAATATGATAATAACAATAGAACCTGGAGTATATTTTATAGAACATTTATTAAAATCAAATAATTTAGTGAATCTTAAAGAAATACAAAAATACATGAAAATTGGGGGAATAAGAATAGAAGATACAATATTAATACAAAAATCTTCCTGTAAAGTATTATCCAATTGTCCAAAGGAAATACATAAAATTGAAAGTATTATTAAAAAAAAAAAAAATTAATACTTTGTTTAAATTTATGTTTTCCCATTTAATATAATATATGTATAATTAGGAAATTTTAGATCTCCAATGTGTAAATGAATTATCATTTATATATTTCATATTAGAATCAATTTTTTGCGTTTCACTATCTATTTTTTCAGCGTTAGCTGGTATATAAATATCAGTTGTTTTGTTTATTTTTTTATTTTTATCTATATTTTTTTTATAATAATTGTTGTATAATAATATATTTTTATCTAAATAAATCTTTTTAGAATTTTTTTTTGATATTTTTTTATCATTTTTTAAAATAGATATATCTTCAGATTTATTATTTTTTTTGTTATTAGTTTGTTTATTTTTTAAAATAGATATATCTTCAGATTTATTATTTTTTTTGTTATTAGTTTGTTTATTTTTTAAAATAGATATATCTTCAGATTTATTATTTTTTTTGTTATTAGTTTGTTTATTTTTTTTTATACTATTTATTTTTAGATTTTGTTTTATTGTTTGATAATTTTTTTTTTTTGGTAATTTTGTTTTATAATTTAAGAAATCTTCTATTTTATTTGAATTATCTTTAATGTCAACACTAATATTTTTAGGTTTTTTTTTTAAAATTTTTACCGTTATATTATTTTTAGGTTTAGGCATGTGTATTGTAGCATTCTTTAATCTATTATCAATTGTGCTTGAAATCGCTAGTCCTAAATACCATCCTAATATTATAGTTAATATAAAAGTTAATATAAAAGATTTGAAATCATTAAATATATTCATACTATTATTATAATAATATAAATTATTATATTTATACTATCAATATAATAATGAATTATTTAATTTTTAATATATTAGTTTATTATTATAATGCCTAAAACACTTTGTGATACGGGTGCAGAACAATCTCCTATTAATATTATTTCTAAAATAAGTAAAAAATGTAGTGCAACATGTGATTTAACTTTTTTTTATAAAACATCTAAACTTAATATGAGTTTATATAAAAATGATTTAGTAATTGATTATGATACAGGAAGTTATATAAATTTTAATCAAGAGATATTTGAATTAGATAAAATATCTTTTACTAATCCATCAAGTCATAAAATAGATAATGTTTCATATCCTATTGAAGCTCATTTATATCACAGAAATCCATATACTGGAAAAATTCTAATTATAGCAGTTTTTATAGATATTAACGAAGCAATTTCAAATTCTAAAAGATTTTTGGATTCTATTTCACCATTTCTTCCTAAAATAAAAGCTAATGAAATATCAGCCAATACTGAAGAAAATTGGAATATTTATAGTATTATACCAGAAGTTAAAGGATTTTTTTTATATACAGGATCTATAGTAAAGAATCCATGCACTGAAGATATATTATGGCTAATATTTGATGAACCTGTAAATTGTAGTAAAAATTTATATAATAATTTAAAAAAAATTTCAAATAAAAATGCTAGATCTATTAAAAATTTAGGTGAAAGACCGATTTATTATAATCTTAATAATTCAAAAAAAAATTTAAGAAATTATGGCAATGAAACTATGTGTTATTCAAAAATAGAATTTGAAAAAAAATGTAAAACTTATATAAAGCAAAATCAACCTAAAATAATTAATATTTATATTTTTAAATTCTTATTGATAATTTTATTGACTATTATAATTATATTCTTATTTAATAACGGAACTATTCAAAAATATTATAATTATATGATAAATCCTATTAAAAACATTTTAAAAAAAAAAATAATAAATCAATAATTTATTTAAATTATTTAAATAAATATATAATTAAAATATATGATTTAAAAAAAAATGAAAATATGGGATAAATATTTTAGTAAAGAACAAATAATTAAAGATGATATAGATGAAAATGTAAATAAAAGTGAGTTATATATTGGTAATACCGGTAAAACAAATTTTTTAAAAGTAACAAAAAATGACGAAATAGTCAATGAAAATTATAATAGTAAAGATTTAAAAAAAAATGAAAAAGAAATATTGAAAGAATTTTTTCCTTCTTTTAGTTCAAATACTTTTGAAGAAAATAATGATATAAATTTTTTGAATCTATTTTCCTCTTTAAATACCAATGAAAAAAATAATGACATTAAAGATACTAAATACAATGGCACTTACGATGATGAAAATCATTATAATTATGATTATGATTATGATTATGATAATGTGAATCATGATGGTTATGATAATACCGAAGACGATTATAATGATAATAATAATGATTATATAAATTTTTTGAATCTATTTTCCTCTTTAAATACCAATGAAAAAAATAATGACATTAAAGATACTAAATACAATGGCACCTACGATGATCAGCATTATGACAACGACTATGATGAAGAGGATGAGGATGAGGATGAGGATGAGGATGAGGATGAGGATGAGGATGAGGATGATGATGATAGTAGTGATAAGGATGACAATGATGATGATGATGATGATGATGATGATGATGATGATGATGATGATGATGATGATACTAATGATGATGATGATGATGATGATGATGATGATGATGATGATGATGATGATGATGATGATGATGATGATGATGATGATGAGGATGATGAAGTAGATGATCAATCTGATGATGAAGAGAATGATAAAAATGAAAAGAATGAAAAGAATGTTATAACAGGAGGGGATAAGATGGAAGAAAATAATATACCTATAGAAAAAATAATTGATAATAAATATAATACAGATTTTACAAAAAACTTAGTAAATAAAAATACAAATAAATATGATAATAATAAGTGTAAATTATTAGAGAATATGTATAATTTAGTAAATATAAATAAAAAAAAACAAATGAAAAATAAATATATCTTTGAAGTAAAAAATAATAAAAAAGATTTTAAAAATACAAAAATGACAAAATTAATAAATGATTATAATTTCTATATGGACAATAATAATTGCAAATAGATTAAAAAATAAATTTTGGAAAATTATTTAAAATATAAATAGATTTAATAAGAAAAGAAATAATAAAAAATATAGATAATTATAATAAGGAATAAAGAGACAAATGATAATAAATTTGAAAAATGTTATGAAAAATGGTTATAAAATAATGTGAAATTTAAAATTAGTAGAAATTTAAATAAAGGTATGTTAGATAAATATATAATAATGATATACAAATGAGTAATTATAAAGGAATTTTATTTGGATTAAATTATAAAGATACAAGTCATGAATTAAAAGGATGTATAAATGATGTAGATTTAATGAAAAATTGTTTAGTTAATTATGTAGGAGTTCCAAAAGCAAATATATCGATTTACCATGATAATACAGAAATAAAACCATATAAAGATAGAATGATACAAATATTAGAAGATGCAATTAAAGAAGTGAATAATGATAAAAAATTAGATACTTTATGGGTGCATTATTCAGGTCATGGTTCATATGTTTGGGATAGAAATGGAGATGAAGATTATATAGAGATAAATGGAAGTTTATATTATGGAAAAGATGAAGTTTTATGTCCCTTAGATGGAGGATATATATTAGATGATGAATTAAATTTATTATTTTCAAAATTAAATAAAAATAAAAAGTTAGTATGCATATTTGATTGTTGTCATAGTGGAACAGCATTAGATTTACCATATATTTATGATTACAAGAAAAATTTATGCAAAAAAGATAAAAATATAAATTTAATTAAATGTGATACAATTTTGTTAGCAGGAGCTTTAGATTCTCAAACAGCTGCTGATGCGAGAGGTTTAAGTAAAAAATACAATTATACAGGTGCTTTTACGACAGCTATATTAAAAGCTTGCCAAGAAAATGTATCAATATCACTTGATAAGATAATTGATTATGCTGGAAAATATTTAGAAGAGAATAATTTTATGCAAATACCACAAGTGACATCAACATTTAAAATAACAGGAAGAACACAATTTATGGTATCGGAATATAGATTAAGTATAATAGATAGAATAAATAGATATAATAGATTAATAGATTTATGTGATTATTATTATAGTATATATAAAAATGAAATTTATAATAGATATAAAGAATATTTTAAAAATAAAAAGAAAGAACTAAAAGGTAGTTTAATATAAATTTAAATAATTGAGTAAATCTTTAAATTTTGAAATATTTAATATATTAAGTTAATTTTTAGAATTCCAATTATTTCTAATAAATTCAGTTAATTTTAAGATTTCTGCATTTTTTTCTTTAATAATTTTATTATTTATATCTTGATTAGATAATTTACTAAAAAATGTAGTTTCAAAGATAGGTTCATCATCTGAAGATTCAAAACCACCTTTTTGTGAATTATCATCATTGGAATCTGAACCAGTTTTTTGTGAATTATTTTCTTGCCAATGGTATTTTTGGACACTCCAAGTATGACGTCCATTAGATAATATAACATATTTTTGATGTATTTTAGTTAAAAATCCGCCTAGACAAAAACGTTGTTTACCATTTTTAAAAGTAACATATCTGACGTGTGAATTAATAGGAATATCATCTATATCTTCAACTCTTTCATAATTTTGTAATTTTTCATTCATATTAGCATTAGTTTGTAATGTATCAGTATAAGTAATTTGAGGTCTATCATATTTAGATTTAGATAATCTAAATGTATTATTTAAATTAAAATTGAATGACATTTATATATAAATAATATATAAATATTTTTAAGTACTTAATTTATAAAATAGATAATATAAAATACTTAAATAAAATAGAAAGAATTAATATATAGAAGAAAGGAAGAAGAAATAAATAATATTTTATTTTTTTTATTTTAATAATAGTTAAATAATAAAATGTAAAATTAGTATAAGTGTGAAAAAAAATATAAATAATAATATTTTAATATAATAATCAAGAATTTAAAATATGGGTATAGGTTATTTTCAATTAACAGTAATAAGTGATCAGGATAAATATCTAGTAGGAAATCCTGAATTTACTTATTTTAAAGGAGTATATAAAAAGCACACAAATTTTGCCAAAGAAACATTTTATTTAAATTTTGTAGGAGAAACATTTATGTCTTCAAATAATAATTTAGGTAAAAAGTTATATTGTAAAATTCCGAAAAATGGTGATTTATTACATAGAATGTATTTAGTATTTGAAATACAAAGTGATAATAACCACGAGAATAATGTTTTAGATACAATAAAAAAAAATATAATACCACATATATCTGTAGATGGACAAGCTTTAATAGAATCTATAGAAATAAAGATAGGAGATCAAACTATAGATAAACATACAGGGGAATGGATGCATATGTATAATGAATGTTATTTAACTTCAAGTAAAAATGAAATGTTATGTGATATGATAAATACAAGTATAAATACCAAAGAGTCTTTGTTTTCTTTAAAAGATGGTATGATATATATTCCATTAAATTTTTGGTTTAATAAAAATCCAGGATTATCTTTACCATTAATTGCTTTACAACACAGTGATATAAAAATAGATTTGAAGCTAAATTCTAGGATAAAATTGACAAATAATTTAATGTTAACAAATAATATAGGTTCAAAAGGAATACAGATAAACAATATAAGTATGTTGGCAGAATATATTCATTTAGATAATCAAGAGAAAATGCTATTTTCATCAAATAAACATGAATATTTAATAGAGCAATTGCAATATTGTAACAATATAAATATTCCTTTAAAGAAATCAGACATACCTTTAGATTTGGAATATAATAAGTATCAACATAAATTTGAAATACCATTTCAGAATCCTATAAAAGAATTATTTTGGGCAATACAGGATGATGTATCGAATGTAAATGGAGATGGTAGTAAAGTTTATAGTGAAAATACTAATAATATAGATTTAGAAAAAGATAGATATTCACAAGGAAATCATTTATTTAATTATTGGTTTAATTTGGATTATAATAATAATACAAGATTACATCAAATGATAGATGGAACAATATGCTTAAATGGTATAGATATGTTTGAACCAATGTCATCAAATTATTTTATGTCTTTATTAAAATATCAATATTATAATGGTTATAGTTATAAAAATTTAAATTCAGAGTTAATAAATAATGGTAAAAATACGGAAACAGTAAATGTAAATTATAATAATGGAAGTGGATTTTATTGTTATTCTTTTGCTTTAAATCCAATGGACAATCAGCCATCAGGATCATTAAATTTTACAAAAATAGATAATGTAGAATTAAAAATAAGGATAAGAAGAAATACAACAACACTGGAAAGGGCAATAAATAATCCTAATTTAAAAAGAGGAAATGAATCTTTAAAACAAAAAATATTAAAAATATATGGTGTTAATTACAATATATTAAAAATAAGTTCTGGTCATGCAGGATTAGTTTTTAATAATTAATTTGGTATAATTTTGATTATAAAAATATTTCTATTAATATAATAATATGTCTAATAGGAGTATTATATTAAATGCAATAGGTAAAGAAGATGATTATTTAAAAAAAAATCCAGTAATAACATTTTTAAAATCAGATTACAAAAAACACACAAATTTTTCTAAAAATATAATTAAAGTATGTTCAACATCAAACAGGAATGATAAAATAAATTATAATTTTGGAGAATTAGTTCATTTTGAAATTGATAAATCGGGAGATTTATTATTAAATATTAGTTTAGAAATAAGGGTAAAAGGGGATGATTGGAATAATAATTTAGTAGTAGCTCAAACAATATATAGTTTAATAGATTATATAGAAATTATAGCAGATACTAAAGTATTGGAAAGATTAAGAGGAGAATGGATATACATATGGCATCAATTACATGGTAATAATAATTCAGATAATAATATATATGATTCAGCGTATGCATCAAATAATAATCTTTTAAATGATAGTAATGTAGAACATAAATTATTGTTAAAAATACCTTTTTGGTTTAGTTTAAATGCAGGTTTAGCATTACCATTATGGGCGATTCAACATGAAAGAATACATATAAGATTAAAATTAAAAAATAAATCAGAAATATGTTTAGAATCTGAAAATAGAAATTTATTTATAAAGAATATAGAACTAATATTAGAAATTGTAGATTTAGATAAGTTAGAAAAGAGTAAATTTCAAAATAATCAATTAGAATATCTAATTGAACAAGTAGAATTTTCTGGTAATAATATAATAGAGAGTAATTTTAATTCAAGAAAAAAAATAGAAATAGAAAGATTTCCATATGTGACAGAAATATTTTGGATATTTTCAGGAATAAATTTTCGAAATAATGTTTCAAATGAATTTAATCCAAATAATTATTATAATTTTTGGTTAAATTTTGATGGAAATCCATTAACAAGATTAGATCATACAAAAAATACTACAATTTTGTTAAATGGAAATCCTATTAATCAAAGATTAAAGGGTTCATATTATAGAAAAATTCCTAGATATGAATCACATAATACAATTTCTACTAAGGATAAATATGGTAAAGAAATAAAAGAACCTAATATACACTCATACAATTGTATTTATTCATATTCATTTTCATTTAATCCACAAAATATTAAACCTTCTGGATTTTTAAGCACTAATAAATTTAATTCAATGCATTTAGATATTGAATTAAACAAAGCAAATTATGATAGAAATTTAAATATTTATATAAAAAGATTTAATATTATAAGAATAAATAACGGTTATATAAACTTAGTTCATATATAACTAGATATGTATTTTATTTTATTCACAAAAGTTTATTTATTTATTTTGTAATAAAATTTGTATAAAAATTTAAAAAAAAAATCTCAGTATATAGTATAATCATAAAATGGGTGGTGGTTTAATGCAATTAGTAGCCTATGGTGCTCAAGATGTATATCTTACCGGTAATCCTCAAATTACCTTTTTTAAAGTTGTTTACAGAAGACATACTAATTTTGCTATGGAAGCTATTGAACAAGTATTTATGGGAAATGTGCAATGTGGGAAAAAAACATCAGCAACTATTGCTAGAAATGGTGATTTAGTAGGAAGAATGTATCTTGAAATTGATTTATGTTTAGGGTCAGCTTCTGATAAACACAGAAAATTTGTAGATCGTATGGGGCATGCTTTAATAGACTATGTAGAAATAGAAATAGGAGGTCAAACAATAGATAAACATTATGGACAATGGATGGATGTTTGGTCACAATTAACACATTCACAGGAACAATTCCATCATTTAAGTAGAATGTTAGGAGGTGCCCAAGATACAAATGCTCCATCAAGAACTGATAATTTACCTACTTTTACAAGAAATAGTGTAGATGATGGAAATTCATCGGGATTAATAGCAACAGACAAGCCAGGAAATGTGGATGGAGGTTTTAATGATAGATTAATGAAACTTTATGTGCCTCTACAATTTTGGTTCAATACAAATCCAGGACTTGCTCTTCCATTAATTGCTTTACAATACCATGAAGTTAAATTAAATGTAATGTTTAAACACTCATCAGCGTTATATATTAAAGATGATAGTGGTTCAATAAGTCAATCTGATCCAGAATTAGCCAATGTATGTCTTTTTTGTGATTACATATTCTTAGATACAGATGAAAGACGTAGATTTGCACAAGTTTCTCATGAATATTTAATAAATCAAGTGCAATATAATGGCAAATCAGTATTAGCATCAACTGAAAATACAGCGAATATAGATTTAAGATTTAATCATCCATGTAAAGAAATTGTATGGATTCTTCAGGATACTAATCGTGAAAATTCTGCTAACAATAATGTTAATTATTCTCCATGGAATTATAATGCAAAAGGAGATTCTACGTTAGGAGCTAACACTGGAGATCAGGTTTCGAAAGCAGTTCTTCAATTAAATGGACATGATCGTTTTAGAGAAAGAGAAGGAACTTATTTTAGAACTGTTCAGCCTTATCAGCATCATACAGGATTATTTGACAATGGTCAATCTAATCCTGGAAGTGGTAATGGAAAACAACATAATAAAGGTATGTTTTATATGTATTCATTTGCTCTTAAACCAGAAGAACATCAACCATCGGGTTCTTGTAATTTTTCAAGAATTGATAATGCTGTTCTCACTATGAATTTATCAAATTCTAATGAAGCTAGGTCAGTTAAGGTATATGCTACAAATTATAATGTTCTAAGAATAATGAGCGGTATGGGTGGATTAGCATATTCTAATTAAGAGTTTTATTTAAATAAATATATATTCTATTAATAAGTTTTTTTTTTTATTTTATTGTCTAAAAATTAAAAAAAAAATCTCACTATATAGTATAATCATAAAATGGGTGGTGGTTTAATGCAATTAGTAGCCTATGGTGCTCAGGATATCTATCTTACTGGTAATCCTCAAATTACTTTTTTTAAAGTAGTCTATAGAAGACATACTAATTTTGCGATGGAAGCTATTGAGCAAGTATTTAATGGTGTTGCACAATTTGGTAATAAAGTAGTATGCACTATCGCAAGAAATGGTGATCTTGTTGGAAGAATGTATTTAGAAATAGATGTTAATGGTAAAACAGTGCCTGGATCACAAAGAAATGGCCATAAAATGATAAAATATGCGGAGATTGAAATAGGAGGACAAAAAATAGATAAACATTATGGTGAATGGTTAGATATATGGAATCAATTATCATGTCCATCTGAAAATTTACATAAATTATATCAGATGGTAAATGGGGATCTTGTCTCAGCAGATTCGGATTCTAATTATAAATATTATATTCCTTTACAATTTTGGTTTAATAGAAACCCTGGACTTGCTCTTCCTCTTATTGCTTTACAATATCATGAAGTTAAAGTATGTGTAGAATTTGAATCACTTAAAAATATACGTATGTCCGATAGTAATAATGTAGGAAATTCAAAATCAGGTATAAGTGGTTTTGACAATAGTTCTAATATATCTGATGTAAACATTCAAAATTGTTGTTTATTTTGTGACTATATCTTTTTAGATACTGATGAAAGACGTAGATTTGCACAAGTTTCACATGAATATCTTATTGAACAATTACAAACAACTGGAACTTGTAGCTATTCTCAAACTACTTCTAAAGTAAACATTAATTTAAATTTTAATCACCCTGTTAAAGAACTTGTATGGATTGTTCAAAATCAATCTCAAAAATATACATATAATTATACACAAAGTTCTGATAATAAAGGTGGTGATACTGGTATACCTGAATCAACTATTGAATTTGTCAGAAGTGCTAAAATACAACTTAATGGACATGATCGATTTAGAGAAAGACAGGGTTCATATTTTAGATGTGTTCAACCTTATCAACATCATTCTGGTTTAAATTCACAAGCTGTCACTCTTGGAAGTGCTGATGATGCAGCTAAACCAGGAGAAAATAATGATGAATTTGGATATATTTACACATATTCCTTTGCTCTTAAACCAGAAGAACATCAACCTTCAGGAACTTGTAATTTTTCAAGAATTGATAATGCAGTATTAAATATGACACTTCAGCCATCAGTTGGTGGTAATCCATGGACTGGTAATTTAAAAAATAATATTGAAGTTGGACAAGGAGGCGCTGGTATAAATACAGACAAAGATGTAAGAGTCTATGCTATAAATTATAACGTATTAAGAATTATGAGTGGTATGGGTGGATTAGCTTATTCTAATTAAGATTTTTTATCTATAGATTAAAAATAAATATATATTCTTTTGGTTTTTTTTTTAATTTTATTGTCTAAAAACTAAAAAAAAAATCTCATTATATAGTATAATCATAAAATGGGTGGTGGTTTAATGCAATTAGTAGCCTATGGTGCTCAAGATATTTATCTTACTGGTAATCCTCAAATTACTTTTTTTAAAGTTGTTTATAGAAGACATACTAACTTTGCCTGTGAAGCTATAGAACAAACTTTTACTGGATCTGTTGATTTTGGTAGAAAAATTTCTGCTACAATTGAAAGAAATGGTGATTTAGTTGGAAAAATGTATTTAGAAGTAAATATAGATGTAGGACATGCAGGTAGTCTTAATAATACTAAAGGACAAGCTGATTATAATGATATTGGTTCTAATGATACTCCTAAATATGCTAAACGTTTAGGACATGCTCTTGTTAGAGAAGTGCAAGTTGAAATCGGTGGACAATGTATTGATACACATTATGGAGAATGGTTAGAATTATGGTCTCAACTTACACTTACTACAGAAAGTCTTGGATCATTAAGATCATTAATTGATGGAAATATAAGAGATACTTCTCAAGAACTTGTCAATGCAACAGGTGCTCAATTAGGACCAGTAAAAGGAAACAAACGTAAATTATATATTCCTTTACAATTTTGGTTTAATAGAAATCCTGGACTTGCTCTTCCATTAATTGCTCTTCAATATCATGAAGTAAAAATTAATGTTTTCTTAGAAGATCGACACAATGTAGGTTTTACTTCAGTTGGCTCTTTAGATGATATCTGTTTATATTGCGATTTTATGTTTTTAGATACAGACGAAAGACGCAGATTTGCACAAGTTTCACATGAATATCTTATTGAACAATTACAATATAATAATATTTTTGCTGTTCCTGCTGCAGAAGCTTGTGGTAATGTTGAATTAAGATTTAATCATCCATGTAAAGAAATAATTTGGACTGCTCAACCACAAATTTTAGGTGTGACTGTTGGTGATTCAAGTAAACCAAGATTACATCCATTCGAATATTCAAGACAATCTTCTGCTCAAAACGATAAAACAACTTCAATGTTAAGCGAATATGGTCATGGACTTGATTCTGTAGTTAAAGCTAAATTACAACTTAATGGACATGATCGTTTTAGAGAAAGAGAAGGCTCATATTTTAGATGTGTCCAACCTTATCAACATCATACAGGTGCTCACCTTCAAGGTCCTGATAATGGTTTCTATTATATATATTCCTTTGCTCTTAAACCAGAAGAACATCAACCATCAGGAACATGCAATTTTTCAAGAATTGATAATGCAAATCTTCAATTAACTTTAGGTGTAGTCCAAGGTGCTACTGCTGACAGATTTGTTAAAGTATGGGCTACCAATTATAATGTCTTAAGAATTATGAGTGGTATGGGTGGTCTTGCTTACTCTAATTAATTTAATATTATACTTCTTTTTTTTTTTTTTTTAATCATTTTAATTTTAAAATTAACCTCTATGTCAATTTTAAAATTAAACAAAATTTATACTTATATAATTTATATCATCTTTAGATTAATAATTTATTTATTTCAAACTAACTTATATAAAGAAATTATCTATTATTATATTAATATTTACAATGGGTGGAGGAATTATACAATTAGTTGCTTATGGCGCTCAAGATATTTATTTAACGGGTAATCCACAAATTACTTTTTTTAAAGCTGTTTATAAAAGACATACTAATTTTGCAATAGAAAAATACAATCAGTTTGCTATTGGAACTGTTAATTGGGGAAATAAATTAACATATACTATTGACAGAAAAGGTGATTTATTAGGAAAATGTCATCTAGATTTTTATTTAGAATTTATTGATATTAATGGAAATTATCTTACATATGATCAGGTTAAACAACAACTTATTACTAATAAAAGTAATAATAATTTAGCTAAATCAATCGGTTATTCTTTTATTAATTATATAGACATTGAAATCGGCGGATGCACTATAGATACACATACTGGACATTGGATGGCTATTAAGTCTGAATTATTTAAAGATTTTAATTCAAGAATTAATGATTTTTTTCTTACTGGCGGTTTTTATAAAGCTTCACATATTAGTAATCATGCTATTTATATTTCTATACCTTTACAATTATGGTTTAATAATAATCCAGGATTATATTTACCTTTAGTAGCATTACAATATCATGAAGTAAAAATTAATCTAAAATTAAATAACATAAATCATATTATTTTAAATAATATTAATGGTTTAAATACATCTCAATATCCTAAACCAGTAAATATTAAAATAATTGAAATAAATTTAGTTTCAGAATATGTATATTTAGATACTGAAGAAAGAAAAAAATTCGCACAAGTATCGCATGAATATTTAATTGAACAATTACAAGAATTGCCTAACGAATTTTGTAATACTTCTAATAATATTGCTCTCATCAATTTAGGATTTAATCATCCTGTTAAAGAAATTATATGGACTCTACATAGAAAAGAAAATACTGATTTATTAGGACCATTATGGAGCGGAGAAAAAGATCGTATAAAAACAGCGCAAATACAATTAAATGGAACTGACCGATTTTCTGCTACTCCAGGTATATATTTTCAAAGTAATCAAAAATTAAATCATCATTCTGGTATAGATTTACATAAATTCTTTTTGGATATTACAGGCATTATTACAGGCTCTTTTATCCCATATAATGATGACTTAGAATCAAAATTTCCAAATGCTGATTTATCACCTTTTGTATATTCTTTTTCAATAGAACCAGAAAAATCTCAACCATCTGGCTCATGCAATTTCTCTCGTCTTGATAATGCTGTATTAACTTTTAGTATTAATCAAAAAATTCCAAAAGAATATTTTGATGGTATTTTAATCAAAATTTATGGCACAAATTATAATGTTTTAAGAATTATGAGTGGAATGGGAGGACTTGCATACTCTAACTAATTTTTAATAATATTATTTTTCAAATTTAAATAAACATAACTATTTATCTATTAATATTTTTTCTAATGTTAATTAAATTTAAAGATAAAATCTATTTATTATATTAAATATGGGAGCAGGTACAATTATGCAACTTGTTAGTTACGGTTCACAAGATATATATATTACTGGAAACCCTCAAATTACTAATTTTAAATCTATATACTATAGACATACAAATTTTGTTATAGAAAATTTTGAAGAATTATTTGTAAATGATGTTAAATTAAATCCAGGAAACTCAAATACAACTATTATTAATCAAAATACATATAAAATTACCTCTATTATTTCTAAAAAAGGACATTTATTATATAAAATATATTTAAATTTAGAATTAGAACGTCCAAAAAGTAAAAATAATAATGAAATTATTCCAATCGTTCAACGACCAGCACATTCATTAATAGAATCAGTAGAATTAGAAATTGGGGGACAAATTGTTGACAAATTATATGGACAATGGATTGATATATGGACCCAATTATCACATAATACAAATAATTATCAAAAATATAAATATACTGTTGATGGATCTATTCAATCATATAATAATAATCTACTATTTAATGATAATTCTGAATATCCATATAAATATTATGTTAATTTGAATTTTTGGTTTGCTAAAAATCCTGGATTAGCTCTTCCTATAGTTGCTTTAAATAAACATGAAATTAAAATACATGTAACACTAAATTCTGATACTTCTTTTATTAAATTTCCAGCATCTCATATTGATCGCAGTCAAAAATCTATTAATATTAAAGCATCATTATTATGTGATTATATCTTTTTAGATAAACAAGAACTACTTATATTTTCTAATTTATGTCATGAATATTTAATTGAAAATGTTCAAAGAAGTGATTTATATACTTTATCTAAAACTGAAAATAATGCTAATTTAAAATTAAAATTTAACCATCCTGTTAAAGAATTAATTTGGGTTTGTCAAGATAGTAAATATACATCTCCTGGGACTTATACATATTCACCATTTGCATTTAATATATTTAGTGAAAATTCTCAAAATGGTGGTGATTTTGTTAATCATGCTAAACTTCTTTTTAATAATAATTATAGATTTAAAGAAAGAGATGGAACATATTTTAGAATTGTTCAGCCTTATCAACATCATTCTGGTGGTTTTGATAATCAAATAATTAGCTCTTATGAAAAAGGTTATATTTATTGTTACTCTTTCTCTATTAATCCACAAGAAAATCAACCTTCAGGAACATGCAACTTTTCAAGAATAGATGATCCTATTCTTATTCTTAATCTAAATGATTCTATTGGTGATAAAAAATATATAAGAGTATATGCAATTAATTATAATATATTTAAAGTATTTGATGGTATGGGAGGTCTTGTCTTTTCATAATTTAATAAATATTGACATTTATTAAATTATTTTGTAAATTTATAATTATTATTTATTTTATTAATCCTATTTACTTATTAAATATTATATTTAATAACATTTTATGTTAAACTACTATCTATTATCAAATAATATTTCTATATTTTTAAATAACTTGCTTATTTGTTAATTATTTAAAGTTTAATTAGCTTATATAAATAAATGAATAGTATATATGATCTTATTAAATTAAATTATAATATTATTGATACTATTAAAAATATACAAAAAAAAATTAATACTTTAAATAATAAACTTTCTAAAAATAATTTAATTACTGACAAAAATAATACTTCATATAATTATATTAATATAAATCTTAATCATTTAATATTATCTAATGATAATTTTTTAAATACTCAACTTTTAAATAATAAATTACAAAAATTATCTCAAAATAATAGTTTCTTTGAAATCGCATATATATTATCTAATTTAGTCATTAAAAAATATCCTACTTATAGACCTAGTGAATTAGATGATATTATACATGGAAATTATTGTTGGCTTAAAAAAAAAGCTAATAATATAGGTTACTGGGGTTGGAAATTAATTTTGTGCACTAATGTTTCTATAGATAACAAACTTTTACCAAGTCAATTAAAAGAATTAGCCAATAAACCAGAAATAAATTTATATTTAAAGAATATTAATTTATTATTTAATAAATATCTTATTATTCCTATTACAAATCAAATAAAAAATATTGTTAAAAATAATAAAATAAAATATTACCAAAATCAAATTGCTAAAAAATTAGGCTTAGATAAAATTGAAATTTTATTTAATTCAAAAAAAGGATATATTATCTCAGAAATTATATCAAAAATGGAAGATCAAGATATTATTACTCATTATTATTATAAAAATAAAAAATACCTTCAATCTTCTTACTTGTTTGATAAAGAATTTCAACCTGGTTTATATAAATCTCCAAGATGTAAATTATCCAAACCTCAATTATTTTGTATTCAAATAATTGAACAATTTTTGCAAGATAATCATTTATTAGAAAATTTATCATTACAAGATGAATTTTTAATTAAAGATAATATTTATAATAATTCTAAATTTAAAGCATATCCTAGAATTGATATTGTTTTGATTAATAAAAAAACAAATAAACTAGTTTTAGCTATAGAATCTGATGGAAAACAACATGACGAAATTGTACCACATTTTCAACGTAATGGTATATGTGATCTTAATAAACAAAAAATTAGAGATATAAAAAAAGATGAATGGATTTATAAAAATACTAATTTTAAATGTATTAGAATTAAAGATGTATATTATAAAAATGGAATAAAATATGAACCTACTGGATTAGAAAAAAAAATATATTTGTTAAAAAAATTAAATAGTTTTCTAATTTATTATAAATTTATTTAATAATATAATTTATCAATAAAATATCTTATTATATTTTATGTATAATTATGATAATCATAATGTAGTAAATGGTCTATGGATTGGAAATTTAGATAATATTCAAATATTATCTATTAATTCTTTTTTAAAACAAGGACATATATATAGATTATGGCTATATGATAAAAATATTGAAAATATACCTAAAGGTGTTGAAATATGCGACGCAAATACTATATTACATAATACATATATATTTAAACATTGGAGCGGAAATTTAGCAACATTTGCTGACTTGTTTCGATTTAAATTATTATATCTATATGGTGGTTGGTGGGTTGATTTAGATTTAATATGTTTATATCCATTACCTAAGGTTAACTATTTTTATGGCGGAGAACGAAAAAAACAGTCTGGTGCTTTTAAAAGTAATTCTAAACATTTTTATTGGATTGGCTTAATGAAATTTCAAAAAAATGATCCATTGTTATATGATATGTATAATAAAATGTTATTAAAAATAGATGATTTTAAATATAATAAAAATATACCTTTTAGTTATGGTCAGACAGAATTGAAAAATCTATTAATAAAAAAATATGGAGAAAATTTTTTGTATACTCATAATAATAATTTAAATGTTGATTTATTTAATCCATTTGGTCATTTTGATATGATTGATTTTTTTAAAAAAAATAAAAAAAAAAATAATATTACAGAATGTTGTAATAGATGGGGATGGGAAAAAAAAATAATAAATAATATTCTTAATGAATCATATACGATTCACTTATATAATACAATAATTAAAATATTACAAAAAAAAAAAGGGGAATGTTTGTTAATAAAAGAACTTTACAAAAAAATTTATAATAAATAAATGATTTGAAAGTTATACACATAAATATATATATATATATTATTATCAATAATAATGATAAACCCAAATGATTATATAATTGCTATTCCAAGTTATAAAAGATCAGATACAATTGGAAATAAAACTTTAAAAATACTTCACGATAAAAAAGTGCCTTCTTTTAGAATTTATATTTTTGTTGCTAATAAAAATGAAAAAAATGAATATTATAATAATGTTCCAAGGCATTTATATAATAAAATTATTTTAGGTAAATTAGGTTTACGTAATCAACGTAATTTTATTAATAGATATTTTGATCAATATAAATGTATTGTAGAATGTGATGATGATATTAAAGAAATATCATATTTAAAACCAGGTATAGGAAAAACAAGAATGGAAATTCAAAAAAATAATAAATTATTATCTGTTCCCAATATTGATATATTTTTCAAAGATGCTTTTCATAGACTAATAACTAATAATACTAATCTTGAATCAGATTCTTCTGAAAATTGGGGTAAAATCAATGAAAAACCTATTTCATATATTTGGGGTATTTACCCTGTTTATAATCCATATTTTTTATCTAATAAAATTACTAATAATCTTCAATTTTTAGTAGGTCCTATGTGGGGAATGATAAATAGATATAAAAAAGATTTATTATTAGAATTAAATGAAAAAGAAGATTTTGAAAGAACATTACGTCATTATAAATTAGATGGTTCTGTTTTTAGATTTTGGAATATAACCATAGATACTGCTTTTTATAAAGAAAAAGGTGGAATGCAAGCTGAAAATAAAGATAGATATTTAGAGGCTGAAAAAAGTGCTAACTATTTACTTAAACATTTCCCTAAATATACTCAAAAATGGTATAAAGGAAAAACAAAACGTCCAGAAATTAAATTAAAAGATAAAAATATATAGCTACATATAAATTTCTTTTAGATGTATATCTAATTATGCTTATATAAAATTTAATTTTAAAATATATTTAAAAAAAATTGATATACATTTTAAATATACTTAAATTTTAAACATAATGCTAAAATTTAATCAATTTAAAAATAATAAATATATTTGTTATAGATATTATTCTATTTATAACAATTTAACAGGCGGTCAAGTAATTTATAATGAATTAAAAAAACTAAATGTAGATACTGTATTTGGTTTTAGCGGAGGTGCTATAATGCCTGTTATGGATACTTTATATAAAAGTAATATTAATTTAATTATAAATACACATGAACAAAGCAGTGGACATTCCGCAACAGGATATGCTAAATCTTCAAATAAACCTGGAATAATGTTTGTAACATCCGGTCCTGGACTTACGAATAGTATTACACCTATGTTAGATGCTCAAAATGATAGCACTCCTCTTATAGTATTCTCAGGTAATGTTCCTCTTAAATCAATTGGAACTCAGGCTTTTCAAGAATGTCCTGCAACTGAAATGACAAAGCCATTTACTAAATGGAGTGTTGTTGTTGATAATGTTAATGATTTACCATTTATAATAAGAAAAGCTTGGAAAATAGCAATTTCAGGAAAACCTGGATGTGTTCATATTGATCTTCCTAAATGCATATCTACAGCTATTTATAAATCAAATAATCCATATTATACTAATAAAAAATATACAAAAAATATTTCTCGTTTAATTGATTGTCATTCCATTGATATTAATAAAATCACTAATTTTGGTAAAATTGCTAACATTATTAATCAATCAGAAAAACCTATTATAATATTAGGCAAAGGAGCTAATAAGTATCCTGATAATATTTCAAATTTTATATTATCATCTAATATACCTGTAACTACTACAATTCATGCTGTTGGATTATTTCCTGAAAATAATAATCTTTCACTTAAATGGTTAGGTATGCATGGTTCGCCTACATCTAATTTTGCTATATCTGAAGCTGATTTGATTATAAATATTGGTTCCAGATTTGATGATAGAACTACTGGAAATACCGAAAATTATGCTCCTAATGCATATAAAGCTTATAAAAATGGAACTGGAGGAATTATACATGTTAATATAGAATCTAATGAAATTAATAAAAATATTAAAACTCACTATAATTATAATATGGATACAAAAATATTTTTAAAAAATGTAATTAAATTTATTGAATATAAAGATAGAAAACCGTGGATATCACAAATTAATAATTGGAAAAAAAAATATCCTTTTGAATTTCATGATCCTGTTAATAACAAATTAAATACACAAATGGTTATTAAAAAAATTGGAGAATATTTAAATGAAAATGAGAATTGGAAAATTACTACTGGTGTAGGTAATCATCAAATGTGGGCTGCACAATTTATTGACTATTATAAACCAGAATCTTTAATTACATCTGGAAGTTTAGGAGTTATGGGTGCAGGTATAGGTTATGCTATAGGAACACAATTAGCTAATCCGTTAACTAAAGTAATTTTAATCGATGGAGATGGTTCATTTAATATGACATTGTCAGAATTACATACTATTATTAAATATAATCTACCTATAAAAATAGCATTGATGAATGATAATAATATGTCTATGGTTAAAACTTGGGAAAAATTATTCTTTGAAGAAAGATATGTTGCTACTGATTTAACTCATAATCCTAATTATGTTAAATTAGCTCAATCTTACGGAATTACGGCTATTAAATGTGATAATAAAAATGATTTAAATGATACTATTAAAAATTTTATTAATTTTGATGGACCTATATTATGTGAATTTAAAACACTGTCTGAAATGTGTTATCCATTGGTAGCTCCCGGTAAACCATTAAATGATATGATTTTATTTCAAAATCAAATATCTATTAATAAACTTGATAAATCTGAAATTCCATCTTAAAATTATAAATTATATAATAAAACTTATATTGTTATTTATTAAATATAATTAATAAAATTTAAAAAAAAAAATTATATGTAAATAAATCTTCATATTAAATTAATTATTGCAGTTAATGTCATTAAATACTATTAGTTAATTAATATATAATATCTTTTAAAAAATTCTTAGATTTTGTTAGTAATATATTTATAAATATTTAAATAAATTAGTTATATATATATTTATATTTAATATTATATATTATGTCTAATTTAAATTATGAACAAAAAATTACATTAAATATAGATAGTTATAATATATCTAGTGAAGAATTTAAAGGAATTATAAATCACTTAATTATAAATTTAAAAATTATACAAAATATTAATAAATTAGATAAAATTTCTTTAGTAAATAATAATATTATAATTAATGATGGTAGTTCAATATTTCAATTCATATACAGATGGTATAATAATAGTAATAGAACACAAACAATTAAGGATTTAAGTAATATTATTGATAAATTTAATAGTATACTTGGTTTTTTAAATAGTAAAAAAAATGATTTAGATAAATTGAAAAACATAACAAATTCTAATGAAAATAAAAAAAAAATTATTAATGATTATATTAATGAACTTATTAAAGAAGTACCTAATACAATTTTAGGAATTGAAAATCTAAAATTTACATATATAGATGATATAGATATATTAAATAAATTAGATATAATTAAAAAAGGATTATTAACATGTTCATAGAATTAATTTATTCAATACAAAATAATTAATATAAGTGATACGAGAATTTAATAAATTTCAAGCTAAATAATTATCAAATAAATAAATATCTATTTTAGATAATATATATTTAAATTATTTTTAATTAGCAATATTATATTTATATAATATATAAATGAATAATTCTAAAATTTTATTATTTATTATTTTTTCTTTAATAGTTACAATTTTATTAATATATATATATGCATTAGAAAATCCAAAAATAATGTTTTCATTATTTTCTGTAATAATTTTATTATTATTGGTATATATATTTATAGATAGGAAAATAAGAATAACTAAAATAAAAAAAAAAATAGAAAATGAAAAAATAGAAAAAAAAAAAAAGATAGATAATGAAAAAATAGAAGAAAAAAAAAAGATAGAAAAGTTTCAAATTCAAAAAGAATTACAATTTAAAAATAAGAATTTTGATGGTATAGACTGTTATAATTTAATTTCAAATGCATATTTAACAAATTCATACGATATTGCTGCTATACCTCATACTCCAAATGAACAACTAAATACCAATAGTTCAAAAAATTTTAATAATTTTTTTAATACACAAAATATTTATGGTAATTTTGCTTCAGAAGACGAATTTAATAAATTAACTATAACTTTATCAGAGTATAAAGAAATTTTGGGAAAACCTCCTAATAGTAATCCGATTCCTATAAAACTTTCTTATTGTCCAGATGAATTTAAAATAATAAAAAATAAAATAAGTAATTCTATATTAGAAGCTAAAAATACAGAAACAGAATATGATTGTGAACAATTATTTAGAAATAAAGGAATTAATAAAGCAATAGGATATACATATGATGGTCAAACATGTTCTTTTATAGATAGATTTGGAAATGATGATATTATAGATAAAGAAAATGCAAATACAAAATTATATGGTGCAGGTGGTGGATTACAATTTACTGTTAGTTATTGGATATATATAGCAAATCGACCATTGGATATAAATGAAGATTCTGAATATTATGAAATATTAATATGCACACCTCCTAATAATAATAAATTTTATTTTCCTAAAATAAGTATTTCTGGTAATAGCACAAAAATAAAACTTGAAGTTTCATGTAAAGATGATAAAACAGATAATGAATCAATATTTATAAGTTTTATAAATGAATCTAATTTGGGAACAAATAAATGGCATTTTATAACGCATACGATGAATTGTAAAATTATTAAACATTATGTTGATATGAAGTGGATAAAAGAGGATACATTAGAATATCCGGTTAACTATGATATTCTTAATCAAATTGACTATAATTTAGAAGTAAAACCTGGAACTAAAGCATTACCAAACGATACTGTAAAAATAGCCCAATTAAAAATTTTACCTTATTATTCATCAGATATTACTGTTCAAACCTTGTCATATTCTTATCCCACTGATATACAAGTAATGAAAAAAATTTGTAAAAAAGGAGTTAATCAAGTGCCAGGTGAAGATAATAATTTTCCTTTATTTTGTAAACCTCATAGAGTAAATGAAAAACTTGATAGTATACTTACTCCAAAAAATATAAGGGGATCGAGAGTTCCAATATTTTATGGTCCAAATGAGATTAATGCATATCAAGGTTCATGCACACTAAATGAAGAAAAATGTTCTATAAAAGAGACAGTAGATAATTTTCAAAATTTTAATAATACAGAAGAACATTTTTTTAATTTCTGTGATAAAAATTATAATAAAGGTATATCAAGAGATATTCAAAATCCAGAATATCAATATTCAAGACCAATTGATGTAAATATAGATAATGGTATTTACTATCTACATGATTATTCTCAAGAATCGAGTTTTAGAGATCCAACAGTAACTATATATGCAGAAAAAAATAAAATGACGGGAAAAAATGATATAAGTGGAAGAGTTTATTTAACAGGAACTATTTTTATTAATCTTAAAGATTCGAAAAAACTTGATAATAAATATAAATATGAACAGCCAGTATATGATGAAATTGGATTATTTATTGGTAAAATTCATCAAAATGATAATTCAAATATATTATTTCATCCTAGTCATAGTATTTATTTTCAGATAGGAGCAAAACAAGGCTACAGAATAGAGATAAGATCAAATGGAGAAATTTATGTAAATCGCCCAATAACCGATCCTATAATTAATTTAGATGGTATAAGTTGGTTACCTTACAGACAAGTTTCTATTAAAAATGGTATTAGTGTTTTAGGAGATCTTAGAAGTGATCTAAATGGTAAATTGTTACTATTAGATAAAATTAATGATAATTCTAAAATAAATTTTTTTAGCACAGATAGAAAGTGTAAATTTATTAGAATTAAACCCGGTGATTTTAGAAGAAAGTATAATCAGAAGAAATCTTTAATGTTTTGTGAAGTTGAAATATTTATTAAACCGGAGATAAATACATCATCTGAAGGTTTAAAAAATAATATAGCTAAGGGGAAAAAAGCTATAATGAGTAGTATTTATGGGAAAAATGGTATACAAGATAGAAGAAATTATGGTCCAATGATTGGTGTAAATGGTTTAGTAACAACCAATATAGAGAAAGAGTCTATAGGAAGACGTGCTTATGAATTTGGCACAACTAAATGTGGATCAGACACTAATGTTGATCCACATCCTTATGGCTATGATAAAGACGGTGTTAAGGCGACAGGATTATATGAATCTGAAATAGGTTCATATATAAGGACGGCTGAAAATGATTTAGATCCATGGTGGGAAGTAGATTTAGAAGGTGAATATGTAATAGATAAAATTATAATATTTAATAAATTAGACGCTGGATCCCATCCAAATATAGATCTTCAAGTTCCTGTTACTAATGATGTTCCCAAAAATTATTATCTTAATATGAATACACTTGAAGGTGGAAAAATTATTTTATTTGATAGAATGCATGATATTATAAAAGAAGATATAATAATTCAAAATCATAATGCAAAAATAGATAAATTTGGAGGCTGTAATAATGCAATGGAGATAGATAAAGCAATTCAACACGATGGTGGTGAATTTAAAAAGTGTGTTAATTGGGATTCAAACATAATATCAGCATCAGATTCTGATAATAAAAAATTTAAAGAAAATATAAAGGCGTTAAGAAATAACATTCAAAAAAAAATAGATTTAGAAATGGAAATTACAAATACAGAAGATCCTAAAAAAATTTCAACTTTAAAAAATCAAATTAAAAATGTTAATACAGATCCAATTAATTTTGGAGAAGATTTTAAAAAAGAGTTAGATATATCCCAGTCAAAAAACCAAAATAAAATAGATATACAAGATAATATAGTATCTATACCAGAACCAGGAAATATTAGTCCAGATTCGCCTAAAAATGGTTATGAACAAGTAAATCGTTTTGTTAATAAATTTCCACATAAACTATTGTATGGAAGTAAGTTGGAAAAAAATTTTTGTAGATATGTAGAAGGACATGCTGGAACAAATATTGATCCTTGGCCACATCCACCAGATGGGTCTAAATCAGATGATAAAAAACGAATAAGTTGTTATTATCAAGATCCAGAAAAACCAAATAAAAGCTTTAATTTAGCTGGATCTGATGATTCACCAGGAGGATTACCTAGTAGAGGAGAATGTTTAGGACCAGAATATGCTGATCCTGTTGCTCATGAAAGTAAGATTTACTTTACAAGAAAATATACAATAAATTTAGGATCTGACGAAAATTTGAAAAAAAATGGTTATAGTGTAAAAGGTTCTAAAGGTATAACAACTGGTTGGAATAACATAGAAACTCCATTAGAAAACTCACCTTTTAAACCAAAACAATCATTTTTGTATAAATATAATAATACAGTTTATTTATCAGGAATGATTCAATATAAGTCTGCTACTGCTATTTATGATAAAGAGTCAAAGAAAAATAATGATTATATATATCCTGTTCCTAGTGTTATAGGAAAATTACCAGAGGATTGTAGACCATCAAATACAATTATGTGTCAAGTGACAAATAATGTTGATTATGCTAAAATAGAAGTAAAAAGTTCAGGTCATGTTATTATAAAGGAAGCTAGTCGTAAAAAATATAAAAATTCAAATAATATACCCTTTAAAAATATGAAATCATCAAGAGAACATAATTTACTTTGTTTAGATGGAGTAAAATTTCAAGTAGGTAATGAAACTAAAGGAATGCAAATATGTTCTGGATTATTAAATCCAACAAGTTGTATATTAGAACCTTATAAAGATAATAAAAATAATGATGGTATGTGGAATGTTTTGGGAGATTATTTAAAAACTGGTAATAATTTGAATTCGAAAAAAAAACCAAATTTGATGCATGCTGAAATTTTTAAATATTCATATTATAATTATAATAAAAAAATTGATAAAATACCCGGAAAAGATTTTGGTAATTTACCAAAATTTAGAACAAGTGGAGATGTGACAATTACTTTTTTTATACAAATTAAACCAAATACTAATTATAAAGATCAGGTTATTATAGGAAAGGATGATAAAAATGAAGGAGCTGTATATTTAATAGGTAAAATTAAAAATAATAAAAAAAAATTTTATACTATAAGATATAAATGTGGTAATCAAGATAATTTTGGACCATTAAAAGAAATAACTGCTGAATCTAATATAGAAATTGATGTAAAATATAAATATTTTGTTGCTATTGTAAGAAATATTACAACAAGAGATATAAAAATATACATTCATAATGAGAGCATATCTAAAAATGATTCTCTTACTGCTCCTACAATTATACCAGCTTTACGTGAATATACTACAAGTGAACATAATTTAAAAATAGGTGCATCACTTGATAACGGAGGACCTGGACATTTATCCGAAAATGTATTATTATATAATATATTTATTTATAATAAAGCAATGACTAATGATGATTTAGAAGCTGCTAGAAATTTAAAACACTTAGTAGGAAGAGATTATGGATTACCTAAATGTTATAAAGATAGTCAAAATGGTTTTATTAAATTAGAAGGAAGTTTTACTTATAATTCAAATAGTAATGTTGGAGAAGTAAATATAAGAAGAAATGAGGGAGATATAAAAAATTTAACAAGCGAATATCCTGCAATTGGTTCAATTATTACTGTATTACCGGAAGGATTCCGACCTAAAAAATCTATTTATTTTAGTGTAAATGATGGATTTAAATCAGGAAATATAGAGATAAATGAAAATGGACGAATAAGATGGTGGGGATATAGATTAGGTTATCATAATATAAATACTATTGTTTTTGAACATGAAAAAGATTTAGATAGTTATTCAAAAACAGTATGTCTAGATGGTATTGAATTTTTTATGTTAAAAGAAAATTAAATAATCTCATTTTTGAAAAATTTATTTCTATTTTTATATTAAAAAAATTTATATGTATATAATATATAAATGAAGTTATCTAGTAAATATATATATTTAATACTTTTTATTCTAATTATTATTTATTTATTAAATTTATATAATTTAAAAAAAAAAAAAAATAATATTGAAAATTTTTATAATATAAATGACTTTTCAAAATTTGGAAAAGCAATTTCAGGCGATCAATTTGATGAAAATAAGGAAAAAATTCCTATTGGTTTAAATAATGCTTCATTGACAGGACAATCAAAATGCATAAAACCTCGTGGAATAAATTCTTTTAATAATACTAATGAAAAAAAATATTTATATCCTGCATTAGCAAAAGTAGATCGTGTTTTATTAGAAGTTAATACTAAAATAAAACAGTATTTACCTGTTGGAAAAATAAAAACTGGAACTTATAAAATATATAAAAATAAAAAATGGCCAATTATATTGAATGATGATTGTTATGGCAACTTATTAAATCAAGGTGATCTTTCATCTCATGGTGTAGATACAAAATGTAAAAAATTAGGTCTAAATGCTCCTATAAGATTAGTTAATTTAGGTCAAAATGAAGCTAGACAATTATGTTTAAATGACGATACTTGTGATAGTATAGTAATTCCAAAATATAAATTAGATAAAAATTCTATTAATAAAAATTTGGGTACTTGTAAAATGTATGCTATAAGACCAGGATTTCCAGATGAATTAGAATCAACTTCAGATGAACATACTATTATGAAAAATTATTATTATACTTTTACTATATCATTTTACATTAAAATTGATACATCTAAAACAAATATCAGATCAGAAAATCAATCGGGCATTTTATATTATGGAAGTTGTATAGATAGAAAATTGGATAAAATAGGTTCTCCTATTATATCAGTACAAAGTCAGCTTGCTAATCCTAACATTAAATTTGAATATGTAGTGACTGGGAACGAAAATAATAAAGACTATAAAATTCAAGAAATTAAATTTCCTATAGAAAATATTAATAGATTTCAAAATGTTATTATAGTTGTAAATCAAAATGATATTTATGCATATGTAGATGGAATTATTAAATATGATGGACACATCGAAGATGATCTTAATAAATCTAAATTAGATTATAATTATAAATATTTTATATTTCCATCATATCAATCAGTTATTATTGGTAAAAATCCAAAATACTCTGAAATTTATGGTGATTTTGAAATAGATAAATTAGAATGGATGGCATATGCTATGGAAAAAAATGCTTGTCAAATGTTTCCTTTTGATAATCATCCATATAAAATTAAAGATCCTATTGAATCACATATTGAAAATCAACGAACATTATCTGGTAAAATACATTTTAATTATGAAGGAGCTAGTAAATTTTTATGTGATAATGATATTATTGATTCTTCTTTTTCTCATAATAAAGATAAATCTAATTGGATATGGAGAGAAGATAATAATATATTAAAAAATTCAACAAGTCATGTTAAAATACATAATATTCAAAATTCAATAAATAATAATATTGTTTTTATAGATGGATATATAAAATGTAATAAAAGTTTTGAAGCATTACATAACAAAGGTAAACCAGATTCAGTATATACTCTTGAAAATCCGGAAGACTTTAATATTGTAGGATGTATACCTAAATCATTTTGGCCTAATCGAAATATATACTTTTTACTTGCTATGAAAGGAGGGTATATGATAATGAAAATAAATAATAAAGGTAAAATGATTATTACACCCCCTAGTAATATGAAATATATAAAAGATACACCTATTTCATTATTTAATATAAGATATATTAAAGATCCTACTGATTTATCTAATGGTATATATACAACAGATAAAATACTTTTTTTGTCAAAAAATATAAATAATTTAGATATAAATGTTTATAATACTTTTTATAATATTTATGATAAAAATTCAACTAATAATTTATCTAAAGTAAGTGTTATTAATAATAATGAAATTAAATATACTAATAATATGATAAACTTTGGTCTAGATGGAATCACTTTATTAAAAAAAATTAATGTAAGCCAAAATAATAATTATCTTATTATTAATGAATTAGAACCAGGTTTTAAAGTTGAAGAAAACACTAAATTAATTTTAGTAAAAGATAAATTAGGAACACAGGATAATGTTATTAAGATATCTGGAAATATATATATAAATTATAAATTTGTGAATAAAGATAGAAGCTATTTAAATTCAAATAAATTAGTTCGTATTAATAGAAAAGAAAAAAAAGATTCTTCCAAAGGAAGATATATGGATAAATATATGCAATTACACTCAAATATATGTTCAAATTCAACTGAATTTTGTGATAGTTGTGCTGATAAAGCATATAGTATAGGACATACATATTATGGTATAGGAGATATTTACAAAGAATGTTTAACAGGTAATTCATATGATGATGGTTATTTACCTGAAGTTAATTGTAAAGAACCAAATGAATTAACAAATAATAATAAACAAGGAAAAGGAGGATGTGACTTTACTATGAATATTTATGATGCTGGAATAGAACCAATATTAATATTTAAACTGAAAGAAAAAAAATATCATCCAAGTGTTAATATGATATTTTTATGTGCTTCACAAGAAGGAACTGTTCGAATATTACTTTCTGATAAAGGTGAAATATATTTATTAAGTAATGATTTTCAAAAAAAAAATCATGGTAAACAAGAAGAAAATTTAATCAATTTAGATTCAATTATTTATAAAATAACTAATTTAACTATTAAAAATGCATTATTTTAAAATCTTTACATATAATATATTAATTACATCAAAATATTTTCATATTCAATAGCCATTATAAATTTTAATGAATATATTATATACATCTTTATATAAGTTATTAAACTTGAAAAGAATTTTCTTATATAGAATTTCAAGTTTCAAATCTATTTTTTGATGTTGTGTCAATATTAGCCACTATACTCATTATAATAAAAAATTTTGTAAATGGTTATATATTATCTTAATTTGTTTTGCCTATATAGCTCAGTTGGTAGAGCGTACGCTTAGTAAGCGTAAGGTATCAGGATCAAAACCTGATGTAGGCTTATAATACATTTATATTTTCATAATTATATTTTCATAAAATTATGAAAATATAAATATAAATATATTATAAAACTATGTTTTATAATTCATTGGTAAACTATAGAAAAATTCTAAATCCAATTACAAATAAATTAATATCAATTAATTCAAAAAATGGAATCAAAGTATTAAAAAATTATATAACAAATTTCAATAAATTAGGTGGAAAAAAAAAAACAAAAAAAAATATATGTATTGTAAGTTGTGGAGGTGGCGGAGATGCATTAGCAGCACTAATAACTGGATTTTATTATACAAATAAAAGAAAACATGATAATTTTTATATATTAGCTTCTGATTCTAATACTTTATCTTCTATAAAATATAACGTTCATACCGACTATTGTAATCTGCCGATTGATCGAGAAAAACAGGATAAATGGTTAAATAACAAAGACAAAGAAAAAAGTGATATACGTGAATCAGTTAAAACAAAACTAAGACTAGATTGGATTGGTGAAGAATTTTATACAAGAATAGGTTTAAATAATAAAGAATATCAAACTTATTTAAATTTCTTAGGTTTAAAAAAAAGTCCAATAGATAATATACTTAAACTAGAACCTTCAAAAATGAATGATTTAGATGATGATAAAAAACTAAAAATACAAACATTAAAATATAATAAAAATCATCCAGGGCCCGTGGGACCTGTGGAAAAAAATCCTTATTATGGCACTTTTTACACAGAAGCAAAAATAGCCAGAGTATTAGGTAAACCAATTTATATTATTTATGGACCAGGTGATGGTGGTGCGCCAAATTATAATGGCATATATCCAAAAAATAATAGTAAGTGGAATGAAGAAGAATTAAATGATCAATTAAATGTTACAAAAGAAGCAATTTTGAAATTTAAAAAAATCTATGAGATTGATAAATTTGTATTAGTTGATGTAGGAGGTGATATGTTTAAATATGCTACAGATAAGGATAAGGATAATGTAATAGATCATAAACCAGAACTTACAAAATTGGGTAGAGATGAATTTATGTTTTGGGCTTTTAAAGATTTATTAAATGACCGTCAAATCAATAATTTTAATGTAACTATATATGGTCCAGGTTGTGATACTCATGAATATCCAATAAATGTAGAAGAAAAATTAAAAGGTGATACTGATGAATATTCTATAAATGTAGAAGAAAAATTTAAAGAAAATATAAATATAGGAAAATATTTTATTAATGAATTTTTAAAGATCAACGATACAGATGGTTTACATGATAATACAAGAGCTAATAAAATATTTGTGAATGCATTTAAAAAAAATAAAAATGATTTTTTTGATGGATATAATCGTAGAGTAGAAATCTATAATACAGGTAAACGTAAAAATCTACGAAATTATATACATGAAAATGAATTAGATGAAAATATTATAAGTGCCGCTAAAGTTTTTGAAAAAGAATATAATAAACCTCCGTTGGAATGCCCTTCCAAACCTAAAAATAGGATATTTATTGATACACTTAAAAATATTTTAGATAAAGATGCAGAACTTATGTTATATAGTTTCAAAAAAGCTTTTATTAAATAATTTACCTTTTTACTACTTTACGCACACCTTTTTTTATAGGAGGAATGGGTTCTTCTTCCTCATCGTCATCTTCATCATCCTCGTCTTCATTGTCATTATCGTCAGTTTTTTTACTAATATTGTCAAGTTCATCGTTATCAGAGTCTTCTATAATTTCTTGAGATATTTCTGTAGGTTTATCTGTTTCAATATCTTCGTCGTCACTATCTTCAATAAATGCATAATTTGACATAGAACCCACTGTTGAATATAATTTTAATTGTTGAACACTCCACTTATATCCATATTTACCACCATTAAATGTAACTCGATCACATTTACAAATTGCTACCATTTCACATCTACCTGAAGCAAGCTTTAGTAATTCATCAATAGAAGTAATTTGTGTATCTCTTCCATTTAAAAAAGCTTTAAATCCCATACCATCATCATATACAGGAAGATTCAATTTAAGACGAGGTGCATATTTCTTATTAAGTTGTTTAGTATGTTTATCTCTGGACCATTTAATACCAGAACGAAGAAGTGCCTGACATACTGCGTGACTTGCATCTGGATTATCTACCCATGTAAAAGCATTTTTATGTGCTTGTTTAACAAGACTATCTTCCATCATTGTAATCATTTCATACAGTTCCTTAATTTTAGCTTGTTCCGGCTGTCCTGATTCTTCATCATGTTTATAACCTTTAAATGATATATCTGCTGAATAAGCCTTTTTAACTACTTTACCGGTTTTATCTGTTTCTTCATATACATTTATTCCAAAAGGACATACTACCTTTGGAGTTTGTATTATAAGCCAACTACCATTATGTAATACTTTTGCATATTTGCCTCCATAATTATTTGCAAGTGGTCCATCAAATGTCAAATTGTTTTTGTCTACTTGTTTTGCGAGAATAATTGAATTTTGGGTTGCCATATTTAATGTTTGTTTTTTGTGTTGTAGATAATACATGTAATATAATTTTAAGTAATTATAATCAAATTTTTTTTGAATTTATAAATTATATATAAAGATCTATATAAATTAATTTAAGACATCTCTAAATGAAATATATATTATAAATAAACTATTAAATATCTAAAGATATTATAAATAAACTATTAAATATCTAAAGATATTATAAATAAACTATTAAATATCTAAAGATATTATAAATAAACTATTAAATATCTAAAAATATTGTTAATTATAATTAAAATTTGATTATAAAATTATTTAAGATTATAATAAAATAAATTATAATGTCTGTGGTTAATACTTTCGTAAATGAAATTTCATTAGAAAATACAAGATGTCTGGCAAGATTAAATTCTAATCCTTTAAAACAATGTAAAAATAAAAGAAAATCGTTACTTCATGATTTTTGTGGATTACATTGTAATAAATCAAATACTCTAAAAATAGATGAACCAATTAATTTAAAAAAAAATTTATTAATTTATAGTGATTTAATTAAAGCAAATCTAAATTATAATAATCTTAAAAAATCGGATATAATATTTACTCTAAAAAATTATAATATAAATTATAGTAATAATAAATGTAATGATTTCATTACACTACATAACTTTTTCAGAGAATTAGAATTTTATAAAAACTCTATAGATAAAGTTATTTATATACAAAATTTTTATCGTAAATATAGATTAAATAAAATAAATATACTAAGAGGTCCAGGATTATTTAATAGAGAATTAATTAATAATGAAACAGATTTTTTATCATTTGAAAATTGTAAATCTATACCTAATTCAAAATTTTTTTCTTACAAAGATATTGATGGGTTTGTATATGGTTTTAATATTCAATCTATAAAATATTTAAAAGAAAATAATCCAAAAAATCCTTATAATAGAAAGGACTTAACATCTGAATCTATAATTAATTTAGATAAATTAATTAAATATGAAGAAAATTTGGGAAACAATTTATCAATTAAATTTGATATTCCCGAAGATTTATATAGTAAAATGAAACAAAAATGTATAAAAATTTTTCAAAGAATGGATGAGTTAGAATTGTATACTCAACCAAGATGGTTTTTAGATTTAGATTGCATTAGACTAAAAAATTTATATAGTAGTATAGAAGATATATGGAATTATAGGGCAATGTTAACTGATAATATGAAATTAAATTATACAAAAACAGGTCGAGCATTTTGTCATTCTATATTTGATATCAATAGAATTAATAGTAAAATTAAATTACAGGAAATTTTATTAGATGAATTTGAAAAGTTTGCTTTTCAAGGTAAAACTGATGAAGATTGCACTACATCTTGTTATTGGATATTAACCGGTTTAACAATTGTTTCATTAAATGCTGCTGAAGGATACCCTGAATTAGTGCAATCTATTTCTTATAATTGATTTTATTTAACATTAATAAATTTTTTACTATTAATAAAAAAAAAATATTATTAGTAAAAACTTTATAGAAAATTATTCTTTAATTTTGTAATAAATAAATGTTTGTAATTAAATACAAATCTTTTAAAATATATAAATTATTATTCAAATTTTTAATTAAATGTGTTTTGTTGATCATTTAGTCTTAAATTTAGATAATCTATTATTAATATTTAGATTATCTAAATGTTAACAATATAATTATTTGTTATTATTTATATTACTTTAACTTGTTTGATAAATTGTGGAGATAAATATTTCTGTAAATTAAAATAAGTATATCCTTTTTCTGAATCTGTTTTACCATCTTTACCTTTGGTGCTTGTATCCAATTTTCCTAATATACTTGCTAACTTTGGATCAGGAACAAATCTACGTCTATTTGCAGGAACTTGTAATTTAGCCTCTTTAATATATCTAGTCACTCGTTTAGTCACTTCTGTGCGAGCCATTAAAGAACCGTGATCAACACCTAAGAAATCACACAAAACATCAGATATTTGAGTAGGTTTTGCAAATCCACTTGGTGCTCTCTTAGGTTTATCTAAATTACCTGTTGTTTTTCTCTTATTTTTACCAGATGTTTTTTTTAATTCTTTACATTCTTTCATATATGATTTAAATACTTTTTTAAGAATTATTGTCATTTTTTTTTGTTGTCGTAGAAATATGTCACTCTGTTCAATTAATTCTGTAAATAATCCTTCAACTGTAGAAGGAGCAGATGAATTTATTTCGGAAGTTTCTGATTCTTTTTGTTCTGTTAATTCTTTTACCACAGCATTTTCTGGATTTTGCTTTTTATATTTAATTGATTTTTTTTTTTGTGTATTGCTAGTATTGCTTGTATTGCTAGTATTGCTAGTATTGCCAGTTTTACTATTTACAGGAGATTCAATAATTTTTTCTTCCTTAATAGGAAGACTAGCAGATGTCGATGTATTTGTTTTCGATTTTTTTGCCATTATAATATACAATTTTTTTTTTTTATTCTGGTTTTTACGCGGTTATGTTCTTTACACATACCTTAACTTTAAGTATATTTTTTAGAATAGACTTATTTATACTACTTTAAATATTAAGATTTATTTGTTTTAAAAATATATTTAAATTATTAAATTAGTTTTTGAAGTGTTTTATTTAAATTTTTATTAAACTATTTTGAAATTTTGAATTAAAAGGAACATAAGAACTTTTAACAAAATTCATTTTAAAATCTTTTTTTGTATTATACATTTTTTGTATTCTGTGTGTATAAATTTTTTCATCTATTGTTGAATTTACTTTTAAAAATTTTTTTAGATTTAAAATATTAGGTTTTTTAATTGTATTAATATTAATAACATCATATATATCTATATTTATGTTATTTAATTTATATATATTTCTAGATGTTATATAATCATAATCTTTTGGAAATTTTATTAAATTACATTTTTTTTGTATCTCTTCTATATTTTTATATTTTTTTATTAATTTATAAGCTAATTTATAATCTATTTCTCGTAATTTATTTACATAATCATTACCACATAAAATACATAAATCTATGAATTCATCATATTTTAAATTTAATTCTGATAACAACATATTTAAATCATATTCAATAATATAATCGAATTTATTTGAAAATTTTCTCAAAGTTAATTTAGATCCACATGCAATAGTATCCATATCTTCAGATAATACTAAATCAACAATATTATTTTTTATTAAAGCAGAACAATAATGCTCCGCTTCACAAGGCGCAAAAATATAATTTACACCCATATATTCAAATAATGTAGTAATATTAGATATTACTTCTTTTGTTATAAATACTAGTTTATTGTTTAAATTTTCTATTTCTTTATAAAATTTTAATTTTAGTTTTTCTTTTTCTAAATTATTTATACTTGTATCTAAATCTAATAGTTCTATGCTTTTGTTATAATTTATTATTTTATTTTTTAATTTAATTTTATTAGATTTTCTTAATATAAGTGTAGGTTCTTTTTCTATTGGAGGTTTTCCATCAAATATAAATATTGGAATTATATCATGTTTTTTTAACTTATTTACTAAAAAAAATATTCCATTTATACTATTATTATTTCCATATAAATATTTATAAATATAAACATTTGCATCAATTGCTATTTTTTTTTTTTTATATTCAGATAAATGTTTTGTATTTATAGATTTTTTACAATATTGTAATATAAGTGTATTAAGATTTTTAATACCCATAAATATTTCTAATATTTATAATATATCTTAATAAAACATTTATATATAAATATTTAATCTTAATTTCAATAATATTTAAAGAATTTTTTATATCTTAATGTTATTCCAATTAAATTCATTTATAGTCATTCGTAATGTATTATATAGCTTATCTGAAATTTTAAAATCATTTATAAATTTTATGGTCATTAGATTTTCTAATATTTCTTTATAAATATCTTCTATTATTATATTCTCGTTAAACATCCATTTTTTTATAAAATTATTAACATTATATATTATACCTAATTTACAAAAAAAATACGCTGTTATTGAAGTTTTTTCTATCCAATTTTTGTTTGATTTAAAACAACAATTTTTACATAAAAAATTTTTAGGATTTGTTTTATAAAATTTCATTATTTTTGAACATTGAAGTATATTAAATTTAATTTCTAAATTTATTAAATCATTAATCTCAATATTTGTTAATAAAGAGTTAATTATACAATTTGATATAGTTGCAATACTTTCTGTAAAAGATTCAAAAAAATTAATTTTATTAAATTTTGAGATATTAAAATTACATTTTAGTTGTTTTTCTATTATATTATCACTTTCAAATAAATAATTATCTATTTTAAGTGCATGAACCATTTCATGAATTGTTAATTTTTCACACTCTTCTTTTCTATATATAGTTATTTCTGATTCATTTGTATTTATATTAGTAAATCCAGAATTAATTTCATTTACACCTAAAAATTTTTTATTATGAGGCATTTCTTTTTTAAATGTAGTTAAATAATAATTTAATTTTATATTTACCTTATCTATATTATATAATACTATTAAATAAAATGCTTTAACAATTATTATTGTTATATCTAATGCATTATATGTTTGATCTTTCATAAAAAAATTAAATTTTAACTTTTTATCATTAAGATATACATTAAATTTTAAATTAAATTTTAGCTTTTTTATTATTTCTATTTGAATATTTAATGGAATATATTTAGAAATTATGTCTTGAGAATAGTATTCGATTATGTTTTTTACATCATTATCATTATTTATAAATAATAATTCATATAATATTATATTAAGTTTATCATCATTTGACTCTATAATTTCTTTTTTTTTTTCCTCTGATATATTATCTTGTTTTAAATAATTTAAAATATTTTGTATTTTATTATCATATATATTTAAATTTTTAACTTGTTTTAGGAGTGTAATTGACACATTGTCTATATTAAATTCTGGTATTTTAATTATTTTGATATCAGTAATTTTAATGTTATTTAATATATAATCTATAATTTTAATTGATTTTTGTTGCAATAGCAATATATATAGATTATCTCTATTAAATCTATTATCAGCTATTTTTATCTTTAAACTATTAATTTCTGATATTAAATCAATATTAATATTCATGTATATTTATATATTATATTTTTAAAATTAATATATATCAATACTATTTTTAAAAATAAAATTTGTTATATAAATATAAAAGAGAAACAGATTAAAACATATCAAAACAAACAAAAATGAGGTATAAAGTATGAAAAAGAGGGTAAATGAGGGAAAATAGGGTAAATGAGGGGAAATAGGGTAAATGATGGGAAAAGATGGTAAATGAGGGGAAAAGATGGTAAATGAGGGGAAATATGGTAAATGATGGGAAAAGATGGTAAATGAGGGAAAAGATGGTAAATGAGGGAAAATAGGGTAAATGAGGGGAAATATGGTAAATGATTGGAAAAGATGGTAAATGAGGGGAAAAAGAGTGTAAAATGAGGGGAAATAGGGTAAATGAGGGGAAAAAGAGGGTAAATGAGGGGAAATATGGTAAATGATGGGAAAAGATGGTAAATGAGGGGAAAAAGAGGGTAAATGAGGGGGAAAAGATGGTAAATGAGGGGAAATATGGTAAATGATGGGAAAAGATGGTAAATGAGGGGAAAAAGAGGGTAAATGAGGGGGAAAAGATGGTAAATGAGGGGAAAAGATGGTAAATGAGGGGAAAAAGAGGGTAAATGATGGGAAAAGATGGTAAATGAGGGAAAAAGAGGGTAAATGAGGGAAAAAAGAGGGTAAATGAGGGAAAAAAAGAGGGTAAATGAGGATTTTTACAAATCACGTGTATTAGGTTTTAATTTTAATACCAACCAAAAATACTAACACTTATTTCTCCTTTTTATATATTAATATAAATTTATTTTTGTATTAAACCATATCTCCTAAAAATATTTTTGTTTTTTATATTTATATAATATAATTAGATAATATATTTTAAAATATTATAAAAATAACATTTTTGTTAAATAATAACGTTAAATAAGTAATTTTGGTAAATTTAAAGAATTCCGCGCGCGCAAATTCAGAAATCTAAATTTGATCTCAAAAACAAAAAAGTGCATAGACTTTTTGAAATTTTTTAAGGTTTTGTATCTACTATTTTAACTTTAATAATCCTATTATATATATTTATTTTATTATCATTTATAATATCATAAATCTATCTAATCATATAAATTGATATTATCAATTAGATCGTATATAGACAAAGAACATTTAAATTGATTATTTTCTGGTCTTGAATGAATTCTTGTAATATCTTTTATAATATTAAATGATATATATAAATCTCCATATGTATTTTTAGACCAAATAGGTAATCCATAATTACATAATTTTATTATATTTGTATTATTTTTAATTAAAATAGGAATATTGATATCTTTTTTAAAATGGTGTAAATTAAGTTGAAATCCATCAAAATAATCATCAATACCAATATCAATTGAACATGATAGATCGTATAGATTAGTTCTTTTAAAAGATAATTCATTTTGATCGACCAATTGAAATATATACTTTTTATTATTGATATTAATTTCATGTTCAATATTTTCGGTTTCAATATCTAATTTACCAGATAAATTTTTATTTTTATCTATAAAATATATTTTATAATTTTTGTTGTAAAAATAATATTTTAAAGGTATTATTATTTTATTGATACTTCTAAGACTATTAATATCTAAAATTGTATAATTTTCTAAATTATTAGAATTTATGTTATCATTATTTATTTTTGAATTATTTGTATTTTTAAGATGTTGTATTAAACAATCTTTTATTAAATTAACACCATTATTTAATAACTCATTTTTATTAATATTTTGATATATATTTGATATATTTTTAGTATCAGAATTTAAAATAGCATCATTAATATTATTATATGTTGTTTTAATAAATGATCTAATTTCAGGATTCATATCTTGAAATATAGTATCAAACAATTCATCAGGTGATAACATTATATCAGGATTATTTATATTACCAGTAGAATCATATATAAATTTTTTATTAGTATCTATTAATATTTGATAAGCTTCAGATATTTCTTTAAATTTTTGTTCATATTTTTCTTTATTTTCAATATTTTTATCAGGATGATATTTTAATGCTAATTTTTTGTAAGCATTTCTTATATCGGATTCTGTGCAATCGATATTTAATTGTAAAGTTTTATAAGGATCCATATTAAATACTTATAAAATTTTACTTTAATATGTTTTAAAATGAATTAAGGTTTTTAATAAATATAAAAAAATTTTCTAAAGCAAAAAAATATTTATTTGTTTTTTTAGTATAATATTCATTTTTAGCACATTCTTCTATTATTTTATGTTTTTGTATATCATTATAGTCTTTTGATTTAATAATAAAATTAAGATAATTTTTTAATATATCTTCAGGTGAAAAATCTAATAAATGTAATTTATAAATAATAACTCTTATATTATCTATAAAAGTAATATTATTAGATGTTTTTATAATATCATTAATATTTTTAATGTATATTTCTAATGGATCAATATAATCATTATTATAAATTAATGTATTTAATTTAAATAAATTATCTTTACATTTAGATTTTATTTTTATTCTATTTAAACTTTTTTTTAGTTTGTTTTCACAATAATCAAGATATTCATCAATTTGATTTTTAGGAAATGGAACTCTAATATTTAAGCATCTACTCAATATACTTTCATCTAATTTGCTTAAATTATTTGCACTATATATAAATCTTGCACATTTAGTATGCATTTCCATAATTCTTCTTAATGATAATAAAGCATTTTTATTTAATTTATCAATTGAATGTAATACAATTATTTTATATCCATTATTTATAATATTTTTAGTAGATATTATTTCTTCTTTAATAAAATTACATAAAACATGTTTATCATATAATCCATATTCATTTAAAAAAAATTCATAATGATATTTACTTTGTATACATTTAATTTGAACATCATTATTATTTATTTTAATATCATATTCTATTATTTCTGTTTGTAATTCATTTAAATTATATATATATTTAATAAATGATTTAATTAATATTTTTTTTCCGGAAGATTTAGGACCATAAAATAATATATTAATTAATGTATTTTGATTATAGTTTTTTAATTTATTTATAATATCTTTATGAAATATAAAATCATTAAAATTATTAGGTACTATTTTACAAAACATTATTAAAAAGATTAATCTAATAAATATTTTAATTTTTAATATATTATTAATTGAAGTAATTTTTGTTTTATTTAACTTATGCGTAATATTGATATATATATAATATAATTTAATATTCAGTAAATGAATACTATTATATCTATACAAAGAGAAAAATTTGATAAATTATTTGATAAATTAGAATATTTATCTTTAAATCTTGATAAAGCATATGAAGAAATGAATGAACAATCTATTAATAATTTAATAGATAAATTAAGATTATTTAATAAAAATGTAGATAATCTTGATAGTGAAGCAAATTTAATTTTAATAGATATAAAAGATAAGATATCATTAATAAATGATGATTTTAGTAATTTATTATTAGAGGAAATACAACAAAATAAAATGATTAAAGATTTTTATCCATTATTTTGTATTTATATATTAAATAACAAATCAAATTTATATATAGAAACAGATAATTTATGGAAATTAGATTAAATAAAACTAATTATTTTAGTAAATTATCTTAAAATTCCACGTGGTCCTCTAGGTCCTCTTTCACCTCGTGGTCCTCTAGGTCCTCGTTTATTTCTTAATTTAAAATATATTTTTATAGATAATATAAAATTAAAAAATATTAGAATTGAAAATATAATAAACATATTTTTAGAATTCGGTAATTCCATTATAATATTTACTTAGATAATATTAATATAAATGGATAAATATATAAATAAAATTCAAAACATAAAAGGATTAGAATTATTATGTGATCCAAAAAAAGTAAGATACAAAAATATAAATAATTATAAATTAGAAAATAATTTAAATAGTAATAAAAATGTAAACATTGAAATTAATGAGTTTGTAATTAATTTTAAAAAGTTAATTAAAAATATTTTAGATAATTTTAATCCTAATAAAATTAGTAATAACAAATATGATATATTATTACAATCATTATGGTATCACTTTATTTCTGAATATTTTAATTTTAATCCTGAAAATCCATATTTAAAAAATTTTTATATAAAAACAGAAAATTTTCATGAAAATTTAATTAAAAATAATAATAATAATTTATTAAAAATAGATATATTAGATAATATTATGATAAATTAATTTCAAACCAGATAAGAAGTATTTAAAAAAAAAGAATATAATATATATATTATAATGGAAAAACAAGAATCTGAAATAGTATGTAGTTTAAATGAAGACATATGGAAAGTTATTGATAATTATTTTAAAGTAATAGATAAACCGCTTTCATTGACGCAATTAGATTCATATAACATGTTTTTACAAGAACAGATCCCTAAAACTATTAGACAATTTAATCCGATTACTTGTTATTATAATGATGAATTACGGACAGATTCAACAAAAAATTTATTTAAATTTAAAATAGAATTTTTTATAGGTTCAAGTTGGCGTAATAAATTACCTGATACAAAAGTATTTCAAATGAAATCAGAAGAAGATACTCGTAATGAAATGGCAAATGAAATTATAAATGATGGAAAAGGTATTTATATAAGTAAACCTATAATAAAACAAAAAATGGAAGATGGTAATATAAAAAAAAAACAATTATATCCAAATGAGGCAAGATTAAAAAATTTAACATATAAATCAGATATTAGTTGTGATATTTTTGTAAGAATAACAGAATTTAAAATAGAAAAAGGAGAATATGTAATAGAAAATACTAAAATAATAAAATTTGATAAGATAGTGATAGGAAGTGTGCCTATAATGTTACATTCAAAAGCTTGTGTTTTAGATAATATAAAAGGTAATACTTTACAAAGTATGGGAGAATGTATGTATGATCAAGGTGGATATTTTATAATAGATGGTAAAGAAAAAGTAATAGTAGCTCAAGAAAGACAAGTTGAAAATAAATTATATATTAAAGAAATTAAAGATATAGAAAGCAAATATAGTTATGAAGTTGAAATTAGGTCTGTGCCAGAGTTTATATTTCAACCAGCAAGAATAGTAAGAATTTATTTATTTAATAAAAAATTACATATACAAGAAAATACAATTAGAGTTTCAGTGCCTAATTTCACAGAAAATATACCATTAATGATATTATTTAGAGTTTTAGGTGTTATTTCTGATAAAGAAATATTAAATTTAATAATTGGAAATTTAGATAGTGAAACAGCAGAAAAAATGTTAGATATTTTAAGACCAAGCATTATAGAGAGTTCATTAATAAATACACAATTGTTAAGTATTTATTATTTAAAACAATATGTAACTTTATATGGAAAACCAGTGACCAATGAAAGTATAAAAAATGCTTTATTAATTAATATATTAAGGGATTATTTTTTACCACATGTAGGTAAAGATTTTAATTGTAAAGCACATTTTTTGGGTTATATGGTAAAAGAATTATTACTAACAAAATTAAAATTTAAGTCACAAACAGATAGAGATAGTTTAATAAATACTAGAATAGATATATCTGGATATTTAATAGGAAATATATTTAGAGATTTATATTTTAGATTAGGTAATAAATTAGAAGAACAAATAAATAAATTTTATTATAATAGAAATTTAGAAAATACTATTGGTGAAAAAGAAACCGACCAAAAAAAACATAATTATTGGAGTGAAAATCCTAATCAATTTTTTAATATAGTATCATTAGAAGAAGATGATAATTCTATAAATATAAATAAATTAATAGATAGAAAAATTATTGATGATGGATTTATGTTTGCTTTTAAAAATGCATGGGGTTTAAAAAATTCATCAGGAAAACTAAAAGAAGGTGTAGTTCAAGATTTAGATCGTCTAAATTATTTAGGTTATATATCTCATATAAGAAGAGTTAATAAAAATTTGTCACAAAGTGCTAAAATGAGAGAACCTCATTCATTACATTCTAGTTCATATGGAGTAATATGTCCGGATGAAACTCCGGATGGTGGAAATATTGGATTACGAAAAAGTTTATCATTATTTGCCAAGGTGACATTTGGAATAAATTCAGAACCTATATATAAAGCTTTATTAATCAATGAAATGATACCTATATGTAATATTAATAATTATGAAATAAGTCTAAGTAATTTAATTTTATGTTCAGTTTTTATTAATGAAAGATTAGTTGGATATACTAAAAATCCTTTATTATTTGTTAATAAATTAAAATTATTTAGAAGAAATGCCCTAATTAATGTATATACTTCTATAGCCTGGTATTATTCTGATAATATAATAAAAATTTCAACAGATTCGGGAAGATGTTGTAGACCATTATTAATTGTTGAAAATAACAAAATAAAATTAAATAATGAAATGATATTAAATATAGAAAATAGTAAATATAATTGGAAATATTTAATAGGAGGATTTAAATATTTAGAAGATAAAGAAAAAGAACCTTATAGAGATTATGATGATAAATATCATACTAATCAATATACTGATGATCAATTAATAGGTTTTTCAGCTGTAATAGAGTATATTGATACAGAAGAAGCAAATACTTGTATGATAGCAATGAATTCCAATGAATTAGAAAACAATAAAATAACACCTTTTACACATTGTGAATTACATCCTAGTTTAATGTTTGGAGCTTTAGCAAATAATTTGCCATTAATTGAAAGAAATCAACATCCAAGGAATCAATTTTCTACAGCTCATGGTAAACAAGCATTAGGAATTTATGCAACAAATTTTAGAAATAGAATGGATACTAAAGGACAAATATTATATTATCCACAAAAAGCTATAATTCAATCTAATTTTGCAAAATATTTACATACTAATGATTTACCACAAGGTATTAATGCAATAGTTGCAATAGGATGTTATAGCGGATATAATCAAGAAGATTCAATTTTATTTAATAAGGACTCAATAGAAAGAGGTTTATTTAGAACAGTAAAATTTAGGTCATATTCAAATAAAGAAGAAATATTAGAAGAAACAAAACAAAAAGAAATATTTAAAATTCCAGAAATTGATGTGACAAAAAATATAAAAAATGGAAATTATAGTAAATTAAATAAAAATGGCTTAATAAAGGAAGAAGTTAGAGTTGAAGATTCTGATATTATTATTGGAAAAGTCGTGACAACAAATGAAGTAGATAGTATAGGAAGAAAAATTTACATAGATAATTCTGAATATATTAAGAGAAATGAAGAAGGATTTATTGATAAAGTTTATTATAATTATGGAAATAATGACCAAAAATATTGTAAAATAAGAATTAGAAAAGTTAAAATACCAGAAGTAGGTGATAAATTTTGTTCCAGATATGGACAAAAAGGGACAATAGGAATGCTTATAGATGGTAAAGATATGCCATTTACAAAAGATGGATTAATACCTGATTTAATTATTAATCCTCATGCTATTCCAAGTAGAATGACAATAGGACAACTATTAGAAACAGTTTTAGGAAAATTTTCTTGTAATTTTAATTCAATTTTAAAATTTACAGCATTTGCCGATGAAAATTTAAAATTAATTAGTAATGCTTTAGAAAAATATAATTTTGAAAAAGATGGAAATGAAATAATGTATAATGGAAGAACTGGAGAACAATTAAAAGTTAATATCTTTATTGGACCTACATATTATCAAAGATTAACCCATCAAGTCTCTGATAAATTTTATTCAAGAGATGAAGGATCAAAAACTGCTATTTCTCATCAACCTGTTGGTGGTAGAGCATTAGGTGGAGGATTACGTATTGGTGAAATGGAAAGAGATGCATTATTAGGTCATGGTTTATCAATGTTTTTAAAAGAAAGTATGATGGAACGTTCTGATAAATACAAATTTTATATATCAGATAAATCTGGATTAATTGCAATAGTTAATAAAAATAAAGGTATATTTGAAGATTTTTCAAATGATGAAATAGAAATAAAAATTAATAGTTTTACAGGTGAGATTACTAAAAATACAACTAAAATTTCTGATTCAAATTTTTATTGTATAGAAGCACCATATTCTTTTAAATTATTATTACAAGAAATGCAATCTATGAGCATTGCTCCAAGATTAATAGTGCACGAATCAACAAAAAAATGGTCTAATGTAAAAGATATAACAAATGAAGAAATTATTAAATTTCAAGATAAATATTCATTAGAAGAAAAAAGTAATTTAACAGAAAATAATAAACTTACTAAATCTTTTTTTGCTTTTAGAAATCTTGTTAAAGAAATTTTATTAAAAGGAGCAAGTAAACAAACTAATAATAATACATTACTTGATTTATCTGTAGGAAATGGAAATGATATATATAAATGGGCTAAAGCAGATCTTACAAAAATAATAGGTATTGATATAAATAAAATAAAAATTATTGATGCTAATAAAACATATGAAACATTAAAAACATCCGAAAATCAAGAATTAAAAGAATGGGCAAATCAAGTGTCAATTCATTATATACATAAAGATACAACTGAAAATATTAGACAAAATATACAATTATTTGATAAAATAGAAAAAAATTCATTTACAACTGTTTGTTCTTTTTTTACAGCACAACATTATTTTGAAAGTATAGAAAAATTAAAAGGTTTTTTAGAGAATGTTAAAGAAAATATTAAATTAGGAGGTTATTTTTTATTAACTTGTTTAGATGGTGAAAACACTTATAATTTACTTAAAAATTCATATAATAACGATACACATACATATATATATGAAGGTAAAGTAAATGATGAACTTATTTATACTATAACTTCTAATATCTCTTATTTTAATGATAAAGATAAATTATTTGATACTTTAGATGATTTTAATGTTAGTGTTAATATTAATTTTATTAATTCGGATAATAATATGCAATCATATTTAGTTAATAAAAAATTATTAATTAATATTGCTTCTGAATTTGGACTAAAAATAATATCTAGTGATGAAGCATCCAAAAATTTTCAATTTATAAAATCAGGATGTGGTTTATTTAAGGATATTTATGAAATAAGAAAAATTATTACTAGTATTAATGTATCTTCATTAGATATTGATATACAAAATTTAGATAATAAGGATTATGTGCATTTAAAACAATATTCCGATTTACATAGGTATTATATTTTTAAATATGTTGATGATAAGTTTATGTTAGATAAAGAATTTGAATCTGATGCTGAATGTAAAATGTCTTTAAAAAAAAAAAGATATTCAAATTACAATCAATTAATATTAACAAGTGGAAATAAATATCAATTACATCAATATTTAATAGAACAACGAGCATTAAATGGATCAGGTGTTATTGTAAATAATAAATGTATTGATACTGATAATATGTATACTAAAGAAAATTTAATATTAGATACAAGATTAAATAATATAATGAAAAATAGTTTATATAACGATATAAATCATGAATCTTTTAGTAATACACTACACTATATGTTTGAAAATATGGGTTATGGTATATTTGTAAAAATTAAAAATGGTATTTTAACTATGTTTAGTCCTTTTTTTTATAATAATTATAAAAATAGTTTTAGTAAAAAAACAATTGATGATAAATTAATGGAATTTTATATTAAAATTAATAAAGATATATATTCAGAAGGTTTTGAACAATATTTTGGGATGAAAAATGAAAAATTAAATAAACCATTTAAAAAAATGAATAATATTGAAAATTGGTGGACTGAAAATTGTATAGTAAATGCATTTGGTAATCTTCAAGACCTATCAACAACAAATTTTGGAGAATATAAAAGTTTATTAGAAAATTTATGTCATAATAGAGGAACACAGATTTGTGATGTTGAATTTTTTATTAATAAGCAAAAGTTCCCTTATCTAACAATGCCAGATGTTAATGATAGTAAACCAAGAGAACCATATTATCATATATATGGTAATCTTCAAACTGATTTATCTAAAAACTCATTTACTAAATATATGCCTATTTTAAGTACTGTGACTTGTGTTGATAATAATAATAATGACTTGTATGTTGATTTACCTATACCTAATATTACTGATTGGAATCTTATTTTGAAAAAAAGTATTCCACCTGATTGTTGGAATAAATATATTAAAACTCCACAAATTATAGTTGGTTGGGATGATGATAAATTAAACTATAAAAAGATTAATAAAATATTTTTTAAAGGAACATCTGCCGGATGTGGAGCAACCGAAGATTGTAATCAACGTTTGAAAATAGCTAATTTAGTAGAAGATATTAATTATAGAAGTATTTTAGATATTAACATTACTAAGTTAGATAATGAAGATACCGTTTATATGAATAATTATATTAATTATCAATCTCCTGAATCAATTGAAAAATTAATTAAAGAAAAATTTATAAATCAATCTTTAGATTTAAATGAATATCAATTTAAATATTTATTATATATTGATAGTTATTCAGCAGCAGAAAAATTATCTTATTTATTATCTTTAGGAAATATTGTATTTAAAACAGAATCAATAGATGAAAATTATCAATATAAATTATGGTATTCTGATTTATTAATTCCATTAAATGATGATTTTACAAATTATTATGAAGCAACTCATATAAAAATTAATAAAGATTTTTCAAATTTATTAGCTTGTTATAAATGGTGTGAAGAAAATCAATCATATGCTCATAAAATTGCTGTTAATGCTAATCAATTTTATAATAAATTTTTTAATATAGAAAGTATTTATGATTATTTTGAAAATTTATTAAAAAAAATTTCTAAAAATACAACTAATGATTCAGTTGTAGAAGATATTTATGTAAAAGTAATATCAGAAGAAATGATACAAGAAAATATAAATTTTCCTCAAAATAAATTAGGATTATTAATTGGAAAAAAACATGCAAATCTTATTAAGATTCAAACATTAACTAATACTCAAATTGAATTTAATAATGATACATTTAATATTGATGAACAAAAACACATAACTGTCACTATAAAAGGATCTGAAAGTGATGTTTATAATGCAAAAAAAGAAATATTTAAAATAGCATATATTATTAGTAAAAAAATTGAAATAGATATAGAATTAGTTAATAAATTTATAGGAAAAAAGGGAGAAAATATTTTTATGATGGAAGATAAATTTGATGTAAAAATATATTATTCTAATACTGGATATACGGCTAAAGGTAATAAAATAATTTCTATTGTAGGAACATCCGAAAATGTTAAAATTGTTATATCAGCAATTAATCATAATATTAAAAATCTTAATTTTATGAATACATCAACTCAATTTGAAATTTATCCGAATTATGATAAAGATTTTACTTCTAACTCTCATAATAGATTTGTTGAAACTCTTCCTCTAGACATAACACCACATAAATTAGGTGTTATTATACCTTTTGGGAGTTTTAATTTACATAATGATGATATTCAAAATAATAATTCATATGCAGAAAATTTAAGGGAAATTTATGAAAATATTATTAGAATTGAAGCAGAATTAGAAATAATAAAAAAACAAAAAAATCAACATAGTCATGATATTTTTGATTATAGTATTATTCTTGTAACTCCACAAGATATTATTTGTAATTATTTTATTAATAAAACAGATTCTAGTGTATATATACAACCTTCTTTAGAAATGTCTGATTATTTAATTAAATATGATGTAAATGAATATACACATGATCCTAAAATAGATGTTATGGAACCTTTAGAAAAAAATCTTAAATTTAATAGAGGAGCTACCATTAATGCTGGTGTAAAAATAGCATATTTTCAAGAATGTGATTATATTGTTATTAATAATTTTGATCTACAACCTGATGAAAATATTATAAAAGAATTCACAAATATTTCAAATAATCCTATAAATTTATCATCAAATATACCCGAATATAATAAATTATCCGATACAGATCCTATAAATGTTAAAATTGGATGTTTAAAAATAAAAATAGATGATTTTATAAGATCAGGTGGTTATCCAAATGATGTATGGGGTCTTGGAGGAGAAGATTATTTATTTATACAAAGACTAAATAATAAAAATATATCTATAAGAAATTTAATTCAACTAGAACACTCATTTGGTTTTTCTTTAATAGATATCTTATACAATTCTAATTTAAAAAGTAATACTACATTAAAAGACAAAATAGATGATGAAATTAAAAATAGATTAATTGATGAACAAACTGATGATGACTATATAAATAATATATATTTACTTGATAACAAAATATCAAGTATTAAACAAAAAAATTGGTTTAGCACTCAAAATGTAGAATTTATTAATAATTCATCAAAATCTAAACATTATAAAATAAAATTTTATAAAAATTTTATTTATCCTTTTATTTATAAAGATATGTTTTCTAATATTGATTTAAAAGATAACGATAATCTTATTGATATTATAAATAAATTTTTTGATAATATTTTATTTTATATTTTTAATTTTGATCCTGATTATATTAAAACTATACAAAAATTTGATAAAATTCAATCTAATATCTATATTTATAATAAAGATATATTAAACTATCATATTGAAGATGATTTATATATAATACAAGATTCAAATTATAATAATTATGTTTTACACAATTTTTTTTATAGAGTTAAACATGCAACAGAACTTTTAATTTTTGAATTAAAAAAAATAAAAATAAAAGATCCTAAATTAGATTTTGATTTAGACAAACTTAAAATAAATATATTATACAATAAAATTGATGAAGAATATAGCGGTTTTAAAATTACATTAACACAATTAGATGAACATAGTAAAGAATTAAATTTACAAGATATTATATTTTCAACATTTGAACATTTACCAATTTATGAAGACATTACTGCAGAAATAAAAGATGAAAGAGATAAAGTTAATAAAAACAACGATAAATTTGAAAAAATATATTATACCGATGAAGATTTAAAAAAAGTTAAAGAAAATTTGGATGATGGCGACGATATTTATGAAATTATAGATAAATATATAATTATTTATTCAAAAAAAAATGATAAATTATATATTAAAGATTTTAAAAATAATTATAAACCAGTTTTATCAGAAGCATTAACAGAATACAATATATTTTTAAATACACTTGCTTATAAAATAGACAAAAATTTATTACATAAAAATGTAAAGTCTAGTGAATTACAAAAAAAATTCTTTATAGAGTCATCTTTTGAAACAGATGACTCTAGAGATTCATTACCAATACATGAAAAAACTGAACAAGAATTTTATAAGGGTTTACCACCTGATGATCCTTTAAAAACATATTGATTTTATTATATTATTAAACTAAATACACAAGATAAAATTTTTTTTTTTTTTTTGTAAAATAAATAGTTAATAAATTATAAATATTTAAAAATTTGATTTGAGACTTATATATTTAATATAAATAACATTTAATAAATGGATGAAATTACCCAAAGTTATAATGCCTTTAAAATCATATTAGAATTATGTGAAGATAGAAATTATATTGTTCCTGAGGATTATAATAATATTTATTTTGAAACATTTAGATATTTATATAATAATAAAAAAAATGATATTTTTTGTAATAAACATAAATTTTTAAAAAAAAATATTTATATTAAATTTATAAATAGTAATAAAGTAAAACCTAACAGTATAAGAGAAATTATTACAAATATAACAACAGAATATTTGTCAAATGAGGAAGATGAATTAATAATAGTTTTAAAGACTAAACCAAATAATAGCACATTAAAAATAGAAAAAGAAAAAGATTATAAACATACTGAAATTTTATGGTTAGGTATATTACAATTTAATATAACAAAACATAATTTAGTACCAAAACATTCTATTGTTTCAAAAGAAGAATTAGATTTACTTTTAAATAAATATAACATTCCTAATATATATTATTTACCATTAATATCAAGAGATGATGTAATTGTTAAATATTATAATTTTAAGCCAGGAACTGTTTTAAAAATAGATAGAATAAGTCAAACTTCAGCCACTCATAGATTTTATAGAATTGTAAAATAATAGATTAAATCTTGTATAAGAGTGCTAATATATAAAATTTATGAACCTAATGAAAAATAAATTCTCTATATAATATATTATGGAATTTAATTGTAATAATCAGGAAATAATTGATATTTGTGGAATAGAAAAAGATGGAAATGGAATATATGAAAATAATGATGGAAAAAAAATTAATAAATTTGAATGTTCACGATTATGTAATATTACAAAATTAAGAAACATATATAAAGAAGAATTAAACAGATATTATGAGGCTTATAATAAATATTTAACTATTAAATTTAATCAAAATGATCGTAATAGAGCAGAAAATGCTTCTGAAATTGAACAAGATATTATAAGTCATAAAGAAAATTTAAGTAAAATTTTAGATAGTTTAAAAAATAATATAGTAATAACTGATTCTAAAATACAAGAATACAATCAAGATATAATAAATACAAATGATAATATTGCAGATAGAAACAGTGAAATAACTGACCAATATTTAACATTAAAAAATCGTCAAGATGAATTAGAAGGAAAATATAGAATGATAGATACTGGTATTGAACGAAATCACTATAAAAGAAATGTAATTTTAGTTTTAATTTTTATTAATATATTTATTATATGTATATTAGCATCTTTGATACTTTATAAAAAATAATATTTAATTAAATATTATCATTATTAATATTTTTCTAACTATAATATATATAATGAATATTAAAAATATAGAGTTTTTTGATTCACAGTATAGTACTTATCATGATCATCGAAAATCTGTTGAAGATGTTTTAAGAAGAAATAGAACTATGTATGAAACAGATTTAAAAAATACTGATTTAAATAGTGGACTATCATGGAATGAAATTGAAGATAATAAGTCACAACGTGCTATTAAAAACAAATTAGATATGTTAAAAAATACATGGAATATAGCATTTGATGAAAGACAAAGATTATATGATGATGCAACAAACGTAATTAAAGCTAATGATGATAATTCACAAAAAACTGTTTTATTAGTTAAAAAACAAACAAAAGAGATGTCTCATAATTATAATCAAATTAATGATATTAAAAATAATCTTAATACATTAAGACGGCAAGTAGAAATATCTATGGATGAAAGTATGAGAAAAAATAATAATTTATATATATTAAAAATTATTTTAGTCTATTTGTTATTATCTATATTACCTATTCTATTAGCAAAAGAGAAAGCTATTTCAAAAACAATTTCTATAATTTTTATGGTAATATTATCATTAATATTTATTTTATTAATTTTATGGAATTTTTATCAAACAAGAAATAGATATCCTCTCAGATATTCAGTTAGAACATTTAATACACCTACTGTTGCCGAAGTTCTTAAGAAAGAACTTGTTAATTCTATTGAAGAAGAATCAGAACAAGAACAAGAAGAAGATAATTGTGATGATATTATAAATGAATTAAAGAAATTATTTACCAAAGCTAAATTAAACAATGAATTATGTGTTGCTGGTCAAATAAGAAAAAAATTTAGAGATTTTGAACATCAATCCGCTATGGGAAAAAAATTCTGTGGTCAAGCTGATAATGTAGCATTAAGTCTTGTATATAAAGAATATAAAGAAAAATTAGATAAAGCAATTGATGAAACTGCTAAAAATAAAACTAAAAAAGCAAAAGAACTTAAAACCAAACTTGATGAGATTAATTTAGAAATTAATCAAAAAGAAAATTTAATTAATGCTAAAAAAAATAAATGTGATAATAAAAAGAATGAATTAAAAGATATTAAAAAAGAACGTAAAGATACTATTGAAGAACTACAAAAATTAGGAATTAATATGGATGACATTGAAAATCCTAATGTTCAACATAATGTCAAAGAAACTGGTATACCCGATAGATGCATACAAGATCCTTCAATGTGTCCTCATTTAGAACTATAATTTTTATTATAATAAATATAAATATATATTATAATTAATATATATAGATATGGAAAATTCTAATTATTTAATAGAAAAATTTAAAGAAGATAAAAAATGTAAAATAAATAAAAGTTATCCTCATCCATGGGGAGATTGTGATGAAAATTATATATGTCAAGGATATAAAAATAGAAATTATTTAGGAAATTGTAAATTTAAAAAAAACTATTGGGCGTTAAAAGCATATAATGATTTTAAAGATAAAAAACGTTCATACGATATAATAATGAAAAAACCATGGAAAGATAGAAAAGAAAAATATATGAGAATGAGAATTATAAATAATCTGAAAAATAGGCAAAAAAAATACAAAACTCATATGCTTGCTAATACAAAAAATTTGAAATTTTTTCCGGGACCTTCTACAAAGTGCAGACAATATGATAGGAAAATGAAAGGTCCTTTTAGCATGTTTCTTAAAAAAGCTAAACAACAAACTATATCAAGAGATACTATTATTGATAAAGAAAAAGGTCATCCAAATGAAAATACATGGAATATATTGGAAGATAACTATAAAAGTAAATTATCTTATTTAAATTCACAAGAAAATGAAAAAAAAAATCAAAATATGTTATTACATTCAAAAAATAAAGAGTATAATAAACAAATAAATAAATTAAATGATTTACAAGATAAAATACAAACTATTAATCGAAATATTTTGTATGATATGAATGATGCTAAATATTCTAACTATTTATTAAATAATGCTCGAAAAATATTTTTATTTCTTACAATATTAGTTTTACTTTTATTGTATATTAAGTTTAAATAAATTAAATTAAGATATATACTTAAATTAACTTATTTGATTTATAAATCTAGTTCATCTTTATTACAATTTTCTTCATCATTATATTTGAATTTTTTTATAACTTCTTCATTTTCATTATCATCTATAAATTGTAGTTCTTCACTTGAAACGTCTTTATTATTATTTTGTTGTGTATTCGTCGATATAATAATATATGCTCTATATCCTTTCCCATAGCATGATATTTCGTCATCCCAATAATCAATATATTCTTTATCCATAAAAATTTTAAAATCTTTTTGTTTCTTTTGTCCTACACTACCACCGTTATTATCTCTATACCAAATTCTATATTCACTATACATGCATTCTAATCTTACTCTTGTATTGCAATTCATATCAAAAACAATTTTATCATTAATAAAATCCTTAAAATGTTGATTTGCTTCTCTATATTTTTTAGTATATTCTTTAACTTCATCAGGTTCTCTTAAATCAATATCTTTATTTTTTTTGTATATTTCTATTAAATAAGATATAAAAGGTTCTTTCCAACTTTCAAATTTTTCATTTACAGTTTCATCAATAGGAAATTGTGGATTATGTTCGCTTAGAGGACACCAATAATCACTATAAATATTATTTTCTATATTTAATTTATGATTTTGATTTGTAATAGCCTCTTCATTTGAATCCATCCAAGTTCCTACAGGATCATGTTTAAATTTAGATTTGTATTCTACTAATACAATACGTCTCCAAGTTCCATCATCATCTGGAGGTAATTCTGGTTTATCATTACATGTTAAAACCATTGTAAATTGAGGTTTAAATTCAATTGGCTCTTTAAACAAAGCCCTTGCAATTATTCTATCACCACCTGTCATCTCTTTCATTAAACCTGTATTTAATTTACATTGTTCATCAGGTTCTTGCATATTAATAAATCTTTTACCTTTTGTTCGTGCTAATTCTGGATTTGCTTGTCCAGCATTACCTCTTTTTTGTGTTAAATTTGAAACATTCATTTTACCTGCGTAATCACCTAAACATTTTTCTAATAATTCTATTAATTTCGATTTACCATTGCCTCCAGATCCAGACCAAACATGAAATTTTTCATTACGAGTAGAACCACATATAAAAGAAGCCATTAATTTAATTACATATTCTCTTACTGATTTTATTGTTAAAATCTCGTTTATAAATTTATGTATACCTCGCATTTCATTCGAATTCCTATCATAATTTATAAAATCAATATTAGTTGACATTGTAATATAATCTTCAGGTCTTCCTTTTCTAAAGTCATCTTGTTCTAAATCATATACACCATTATTAAATCCTATTAAATTTATATTACTATCTAATTTATCATAAAACTTTCTTGATACATCATAAAATAAGGCCATACATTCTATCATTACATTTGCTTTAAATGAAGTTTGTTTTAACTTTGATGTTGTTGCTCTTACATTATCTCTTTTTATTTCATTCTCATCCCCTGACTCAAGAACTTTTGAATCAAAATCTTTTTGTAATTTATGAAATTTATCCCATACTTCTGTAGATATTTTCATTTTTAATCTTATACCTTTATCATCTTCTATCCATTTATGAAGATCCTCATCATAATAAAACCATAAACAATCTTTTATGGAAACACATACATAAACATCTTTATACATCTGATGCATCACTTTCGCAACATCATAAGGTGAACCTCCACTTTTACCTGTAGCTTTCATTAAATATACATGAAGATCATTTTTTAATATTTTCTCATATAATGATAATTGATCTTTATTTGCGCTACCATTTTCTATATTTTTATCTAAACTCTTTTTTGCATCTTCTTTTGCCCATAATTTTAAACTTCCAAATCCTACTCCACCATCCGTTCTCATCTTTTCCCAAGCATCTATAAATGTTTCAATAGGTTCATTCTCATATCCAGAGCCTTCTTGTCTACTCCAATTTATCCATTTTCCTAATAACCAACATAAACCAGGATATGGATTATTACTATAATTTACCCCATTCGTATTATCTATGTTATGTAATGCCCAACCTACTTCCATCCAGGTTTCAAAATTTTTGGCTCTATCTTTACTTAAACAATCCATATATCCTGCTTTATATTCATCCGAATTTGGCGGTGTGTATCCTATTATTAATCTAATTTCATCTATAGGTATTTTATTTCTTTTTGAAGTTTTCCCTTTTGAATTATATTTTTTTTTTTGTTTCTCTAATTGTTTTTGAGATTCTTCGTTCTCTTCTAATTTAATTTGTTTTTCATATTTAACTAATGATGCCTCTGTTTTATTTCTCACTGATAATAATTTAATTAACGATTCTGCTTTATATTTATTTAAATCTAAATTTTTATAACTATCTTTATAAATTTCTAGTATTCTTGTAACTTTATATGTTAGAAATTCTTTTCCTTTATTCGATCCATACATTTGCCAATTATTTCTATCAATTACAGCTCTATCAAAAATTTCTGAATTTTTTTCATCATAATCATATTTATCTAATATATCTTCCAAGTTTTTTAAAACTTGTTTTCTAAACTCTAACTGTAAATACATTTTTGTGCAAATTTGTGGAAACATGATATGCACTCCATCTTTTACTCTTTTTTCTCCTTTATCGTTTTTCTTTATTTCACCATTTCTATGTAGATCAAACGATGGAAAAGGTTTCTCTAATATATAACAATGTCTTTCTATATTATCAGGTGTCTCTAACCATTCTTCCATTGCTTCCATATATTTTTGACATATTTTTATAATATCTTCCATTTTATAAATTCTATCTGGCACATCTTTATTAGTATTTACATATTTCCTAAAATCTAGATCTATTTTTACAGGTGTCACCTCACAATCTCTTATACCTTCTGTTAAATGGCAAGGTAACTTTTTTATAAATATATGCTCATAATATTTTTCAAAAAATTCATCTAACTCTGAATTTTCTATATAATAACTCCCACCTTTCGAAATACTTGTGTGTGTAAAATTGCCTCCAGAAACTGCTTTGTGTTTCTTTAAAAATATATCTAATTTACTAAATTCATTGTTAATTGATAATTTAACTGTCGGCATTTTCTCTTGTTATAATATTTATAAATTAATTTTAAGTTTTTTTGCTTCAAATTATTTTGTTTAAATACTTTATTATAATACAATTTATACCATATTCTCTACAAAAAAAAATATAAATTATTGTTGTTATGCAGATTTATATTTGTTTTTCTTTTTAAAATTTAAAATTATAGATTTATACTATATAATTATATTCTTTAATTACACTATCTGTCCTCCTAATATTATTGTAAATTTATATAAAAATTGGCTTTTATATAAATTTTATTTAGTCAATTAAATAAAAATACAAAACATAAATTGAATTAATCTCCTTCTTTTTTTTTTTTTTTAATAAATTGTTAAAAAATAATAAAATATTATTTTATTTTACTATATTTCAATAAATTATTATAATTTAAATATATCTTCAAATGATCTGAAAACAGAAGATACTTTAAAATAAGTAAAATGTAATTATTAAACTAATAACTTATATCAAAATTCTAATAAAATAACTATTAAAGAAACTTAGGGATTAGATTGTGATGGTAATTATAAATACAATATTTACCTTATTATAATGTTTTTATAGATAATGTTGGTTGTAAATTATCTGAATACATATATAATTTAGAAAAAAAAAAAAAAAAAAAAA